TATACGTTTGAGGTTACCCGTACCCAAACGGTGGTGGCCCACTTTACGAAACAAGCCACGCCTCAATTTACAATCACAACAGAAGCCGACCCATCCGAAGGTGGTAGTACAAGTGGCGATAATACATACGATTCAGGAACCCGAGCAACTGTTGTTGCCACACCGGCCTCCGGTTACGATTTCGTCAACTGGACGGTTAATGGTGTAGAGGTAAGCACGGATGCATCGTATACGTTTGAGGTTACCCGTACCCAAACGGTGGTGGCCCATTTTACGAAAGATGATCCAACCAATGACGATCCAACCAATGGAGAAACCGGAAGAGATTAAAATATTGATAACCAAATAGTTGAAAAAATCAAATAAAAACATATGAAACCACTTCTCGTATATTTACAAAATCCCGCAGATACAAATGAGATGATCCCAAAGGAGGTATTTGTGGTTATTAAACCAGGATTCCTCGAAAAGGCAAATCAAATCATTGATAAGTTTGCCCGTGAAGGTTTCCGTTTTATGAAGATGCGTACCAAACAGCTTTCCATGAGTGAAGCCAAGCGTATGTACTACGTTCATAAGGATGAGGATTTCTATTACAAACTTTGTAAATACATGTCATCGGCTCCATGTATCGGTATATTGTTTGATGCCCGGGGTATTGAGGAACCTTTCAAAATCACCAACGAGTTAAAGGATAAGATCCGGGCATTGTGGGGTGAGGATGAAATGAGAAATTGTATCCATTCTTCGGATAATGTCGAAAATATGGCAAAAGAAATGTCCGTTTTCTTCTAACTTACTGAAACTCATACTGATAAAATCATTAAAACCCACTCGTTTCTTGTTAAGATCCGGGTGGGTTCCTTCATATATACATGAACATAAAAGATAGAAGATATGGAACGCCCTACAACCACCTATTATAACGCCGATGAGATTCCGGCGGAGGTACTGGAAGAAATAATCAAGGAAATCCATAAAAGAGGATTCGGTGCAGCTGGCCCTGCCATAACCTCGAGCGATATGTATTGTTGGATCGCCAGGGAATGGGCTCGTAGGATTGGTGCAAAGTGGCCTCACCTCACCCATTTGAAGTGCACCTTCGAGCATCGTAACAGTGCAAGTGTATACAGTGTACCTCATTGCAACACTGTGGATAAGATCCTCTATAAGTATTTCAATTCATACGGGACTGGTGATGAGGATTACTGGTACAAAAAATCCACGTCCCTCAAAAGTGTCATCCGTTGGATGCATGATGATATGCGTGGTACCATGGAGAACCCTTATTAATTCATTTACCACTGCTTATTATAGACATATAAAGAAACGATAATAATATGAAAGATCTTCCAACATACCTCGTAGAAAAGCTTCAGGCCAAGAAACTTAAAAGTACATTTGGTAACCCATGGTATGAAATCAAGACTGATAAATACCGTTGTCAAATAATGAGATTTGACGAACCTTCAGCCCAATATGGTATCGAAGGAGGTAAGATCTCGAAACTTTGGATTCAGGATATCAAGACCAAGGAGGTGGTTGCCAACTATGACCGCGAATGGGATATCGAACCAAAGGGCGATGTTAAAAAGTTCTACGATGAGGTTATAAAGGAATACAACTGATTAAGCCTGACCAATAATATTTTTCGCATGACCGATTGGAATTTTGAAAGTTCTAATCGGTTTTTTATATATTTTATCGTAACGCAGACTATTTGTAATAAATTACGATAACTTAAACATAACAATCATGAACAGGGAAGATCTTGACAAGAAAAGGCTTGAACCATGTGTCGCTGACGTATACGCCAACGCCAAGGGGCCAACTACAGAGTGCTACCCGCAATCCTTTGAAACATGGAGGAAACATGGTGTGTGGGCATTCTATCGCGATGAACGAGAAAAACCGGTAACTGTCGTCCCAATGGATTGCTATTACATCTCAAGTGAAGACCTAAAGAGGGTCGTTGAAAAATGGTGTAAGGGACTTCATGGTTTTTGGTATTACATCCCCAAACTTACATTTGGTGAACCCGAATACAAGAAACGTGTTAAGGAACTCAACGATTTCCGCGAGTTTGAATCGGAGGTATCCAAGGATAAGACTCTCACCTACGCCCAGCGTGCCGCCAAAATCAAAAAGGAGGCACTCGCCCATAACTTCATGTGGCGTTCCCATGACAAGGAATACATCAATTTCAACGTGTATCTTGGTGTGTCACCAAATTCAAACAAGGAATGGGTTGAAAAGAACCACGTTGTGTATAATGCGATCGAGGAGGCGGCAAAGGCCGGTAAAATCATCAACCTATACATTGACTATGTACACCTCGATGAGTTCACTTGCACCCGCGATGGTAAAGTGCTTCATGCGGTTGTGGAAGATAAACAATATTATCGCAACAATGACAAGTTGATCTGTAAGGAAACTCCGGGGCGCGAATATTGTAACCTCTATGACGATAATGGCGACTATGTGGATTACCTTTGGAATTATGTGGATGTCCGCCGTTCGTTGTCCGCGGAAACCATGGAGATTATGATAACCAAATATAAGCCGGTTGTCATTGAGACGCTCAAATCGCAAGGCCGTGACGACATCGTGGAGTGGCTCGAAAAAAACAACTTCATGGACAAGGATCTCAAGCAATGTTTTGCTGTATGGATCATGAAGCAATGGTATCTTGCAGAGAAATCCGACAAGTAACTCCATGGAAATTTGACAAAAAGTGTTAGGTTTTTCAAAAAAAGCTTAACACTTTTTTTATGCAGTTTATTTTCTATATAAGCTGAAAAATAAATTTCATGGTTTATGAAGAATAAAGATAATGAATTCAACGAGGCAATGGAGGAGCAAATCGGTAACATGGGTGGTGAGCAGGCTGGTGCCGGTGAGGAATTGAAAGATTTTGGTAAACTCCACCATATCCCCGGTCAAAAGGAGGAACTTTCCGAAGACGAACAAAAATCACGAGATGCTTTTGAAAACGCCATCACACGCAAGCGTGGTTCGAAAACCGTAAAGATGGTTCCCGAAACAAACGATATACATGAAGGTTGGGTGCCTATCGATAGGTCGGAACTTGGTATTCGTTCTCAATTCTACAAAGAAGGTTGGCAGTTCCGCGTCCGCCCGGCCACGGTCGAAGCTATCCGTAACTGGTCATCCATCAATGAAGAAAACCTTTCCGTGGTTAATAACGTTATGAATGAAATCATCAAGTCGTGCGTGAGCATCTTTGATGAAACAACAAACATGGCGGTATCATGGGATAAGATCAATTCGTGGGATCGTTTTTGGTTTATCCTCAAGGCCCGCGAATATACATTCGCCCAAGGTGAGCAAGCCATGGAGTTCGATGAGGAATGCGACAGCTGTGGTGAAAATGTCCACTTCGTGCTTAACGCCGAATCATTGTACTACGAGTTCCCGGATGCCGAAGTTGTTGAGCGTAACTGGAACCAAAACGAAATGTACTGGGACATCGATCCTAACGACTATGACGTTGATTATCATAAGGTTAAGTTCTTCGTTCCTACACTTCAAAAGGATGCCGCCATTCTTGCTTGGTTGTATGCACAGAACGAGGCCGGTAAGAAGGTTGACGATGTATTCATTAAGTTCCTCCCGTATATGTTAGAACGCGCCCCGAAGGATGCGGCTCTCCTCGACCGTATGATCAAGGATTGTCATAACGAATACAAACGTTGGGATGCCGATACATTCCTCTTCTTCGATGAAGTTCGCCGTAACATTACTATTAATCCGACCGAGAAGCTTATCGGTACATGTCCAAATTGTGGCGAGGAGGTGCGTAGCACTGTCCGATTTCCAAATGGAATTAAGTATCTATTTGCTATTCAAGGTAGACATAGAAAATTTGGTTCGAAGTAAGGTTATCGTATGTAAGAACTTCAATATCCAGCCATCCGAGTTGATGCGCATGCCATATTGGGAGTTCGAGCTAACGCTGAAGGAATGTGAAAAGATAGCCGAAGAGGAGAAGAAACGTCAGGATGAGGATCAGCAAGGCGGATATAAACCACCGAATATGAACCAATATCAACGTCAAACCAACCAAATGATGCATAATTATCAAACTCATTTACCTTCAGTACCTTCTGTACCAAAAATGCCAAAGATTTAGCAGATGGAAAACAAGAACAAATACATAATCATTGGTTTTAATGGCAGTGGTAAAATGGCTGTAGCCAATACGTTGCGGGAGATGGGAGTAAAGGTTGGTCAAACGTTTAGATCTGCAGATACCGTGGGTAACCAATATTCATTGAGTACCATCGTGTATGATGTGAAGGAATTAAATAACCTTTTTGAAAATCAGGCATACTTATTTATTAAGGAATCCGTCAACAAGGCCAATAGATACTATGAAGGTATCTCATTCTATGAATATCAAACACATGATGTATTCGTGATGACCCCCGATCAGTTTAATACGGTTGCCCGTTTTGACGATAATGTCGTATTTGTGTGGTTGGATAACAATTCGGCGCAACGTCATAACCGCCATCGTTCGGAAAAACGTAAATATGATTTTATCCGTCAAGAACGTATTGAGCAGGAATATATTCAGGATTTCACAGATAGGATCAACGACAATGCGATTCTGTATTTCAACAATGAACATCCTGATAGGGTAGCTGCAATTATATATAGCGTGATTAAACATCCGGATTTGTTGGATGTATACCTTAAAGCGTTTAATGGTTAATTGAAAAGCATAAAAAAACATAGAAGTTATGGTCAATAACAATACAATGGATTTAGGTATGGGTGGTGAAACCGGTCTTGAAAATACCACATGGTGGAAACCGGATGGTACGGATCATTTTACCGTGCGTGAGCTACTTATGAGTCCTGAAGGTTTCTCGGTGAGAACGACCGATGGTAGACTTCTATCCGCGGATGTCATGGAACATTACATCCAATCGGATACACCAATCACTGGCCACGAAAGAGAACAGCAGGCTCCACAGATCAATCCAAGCCAACTTGAAGGTATCGATAAGTCCGCCATCGTGAATGATGAGATCGATAATCCAAAAAGTTTCGGCTCATTGAAATACTCTCATCCGGGTGCAAAGTTCCAACAACCATCCCGTCAAGGTATGGTGAGGAAAGATGTGGATCCTATTAATGATCCTCTTGATGCACAGCAAAGAATGGTGGAAGCGGAGGAACTTGATGCGGTCAGCTATGGTATGATCGATCGCGTTCTTGGTAAGGTTGATTTTAATGACATCGTTGCCGTCAACGTGAATAGTATCGAGAAAGTTAATAATGGTGTGGCCACGTTGGTCAATACACTTAATATCAAGCGTTCCGAACTCAAAGCCTATATGATCGGCCGTCTTGCCGAAAAATTCGAATCCATGGTTGATGTGGCATTCACGGCATACCTTGATAACCTTCTTGGTGAAGAGGTGAAAGAATCCGAAGAATCCCCAGCCGAGTAAAACGCGCAAAACTCGCGTATAAAAGGAGATCTCCTCCGCCCTGATTAACTATATAGGGGCAGAGGAGATCTCTTTTTATATCGCATAAAAACGCGCAAAAATCAAACTTTATGGATGTCGTCGTTCATTATGAAATCCCGAGAGTCTTTTCTTTTCTTTTTTCTGCGTCTATGGATTTTTGTGGTCTCTTTTGGAATACCACCTTCCGGAGCGGCAAGTATTGGGTCTGTATCCGGACTCACATTACCCATACCCATGGTATTGGCTGGAGTTTGTGTTACTCCTCCACCTTCTTCTTCGAAGGCTAATTGTAGATATTCATAAAGTGATTTCATAATATTATCTGTTTTTCCAATTGTAATTGTAAAAATTTTGAAGGATATCCACGGACTTCATAGCAAATACAAGACTCTTCTCAATATACGAAAGCATATACTTTAGGATAGGATTCCGGGTATCACGAAGACGGGGTGAAATAAGGTGTTTCAAAAGACCTTCATTCGCATAGTCATAACGTCTATGAAGTTGATTTTCATAGAGTCTATATGTTTCGTATCGGGTTCCGTTTGCGTATATATTCTTCATTTTTAATCGTTTTACATTAAGGCAGCTCCAGCCGGTGCAGGTAGGGCGCCCATAATAGCCTTTAATGCTATTTCCGTAGGGGCTATCATATTAATAATGGCCATTTCCGCTGTTGGAGTATAATCAATTTCCTGTGCCAATGCAAGGAATCTGATGGATGCGGCTTTAACGGTGGCCAATATGAAAAATGCATATCCATAAAGGACGTTTCCCCACATTATACCAAATGCCGGATTAGCCACACCGGTTGCCATACCGGCCACAATGGTCGAAGGTACTGTCATAATTGAGGTACCGAGTATTGGAAGGTTGGTTACAAGATAATTCAATACGGTAACACCGGAATCCATGATTTGGTACTCTGCACGAAGTTGCATCATTTTTGGTTCATTTTGCTCCTCATTACCTTCAATTGCGGCATCATGTTCATCCGATATTGTTTGCATTGATTCCTCCTCTTCTTGGGCCGCTTCAAGTTCCTGTTGGGCAGCTTCCCGGGCCTCCGGTGTAGGGGCATTATCAACCTTTGATTGGGCTTGCTGTGCCTTCACTTTGGATGCCATAAGGGATGCAGCCGGGCTTAATTGGGCTGTGAGTAGTTTGATTGTTTTCTGTTTTTCCTCTATTTGGCTCTGAAAATCAGCAATATCTGCCTCGATGAACTCAATTTCCTTGTGAACTTCTTCGCTTTTACTTTTTTGTTTGTCGAGGTTTTCCTTTTTCGACCTGATACTATCCTCGGGGTTAACTGCAGGTGGATTATATTCCACTCCGCGGGATTTTGCTTTTGCGGCTGCTTTATCCTGTTGTTTTTTGAGTTCCGCTTCTTTTTTCTTTTCAAGGTCGAGAAGCCTTTCCTGTGCATCTATAAAGGTGTCTATCGCAGTAACTTCTGCTTCTTTGATGGTTTTTTCTGCTTCTTTAGCAGCCTTTTTACCTTCAAGCTCTGCGATTTCACCGGCTAACTTGGCTTGTTGGGGCACAACGATTTTGGTCATCTCCAAAATGTACTTTGCTTCAGCCATCACAGTTTTTATAGCATCCTGTGCCTGCTGAACAGCAATAGTTGCAGGTGACACTTGACCATTAACAACGGTCATTATTATATCTTTCAATCCGTCAATTCCTCCGGCCATGTTATCAATATATTATTTTTCAAGGGTTACCACGTTGGATAGCATCTTTTTAAAAGTATTCAATTTTGGAAGGAGAGGTGTCATTGCCGTTCCAATCGGCATCGTGTATGGGTTACCCATGGCGGCATCCTTTATTGCATTGAGGACATTTTTGATATCATCAAGGCTTTTGATGAGTTCCTCCCCACAAACCGCCTTATATTTTGACCCACCATCCTTACCAAGGGAAATACCGTCCTTGTTTATGGATACTTCTTTTCCACCTTTACATTTTAAGTGAATTTCGTGGTCTTTATTGTCTATATTAATTTGGGATCCGCTGTTATCCACGGTGTAGCCATCATCATCGTTGTAACTGACCTGTATCTCACCATTATCGGATTTGCGCTTCATTTGGATTTCAACGTCCTTGTATTCGTTATCCAGTTCATCCCCGTTGAGGTTTTGTGTATTACCCCGGAATGTATATAAAAGTTCCTGTGGGTTATCTTCAAAATGCCATACCCACACATTATCACCCTCATGTGGCATACTAAATGAGGTTGATGATGGAAGGATAAATTGAGTAATTGGTGGGAGAAGATCCGGATCATCCTCCTCGGAAAATATTCCTTGAGCGGATGCCTTGATAGTGCCATAATTATCGACAACCTTTAATATCACACCGGGTCGTATGTCACACATTGCCATTCTCATACCATAATTCAATTTTATTTATCCGATATTTCACCATCGGATGTATATAACCCACCTTTCGGGTGGAGTATTAGGCCGTGGCGGAATACCAATTCCGGTATATCACTATTTGAACCACTGTTCACTCCACCGGAACCACTATCCGTTCCGCCACCGGAATTTCCGCCGGAATTTCCGCCGGAACCACCATTAACATCACCGGATGTGCCGGAATTATTTGATCCATCACCGGAACCACCGGAACCACCATTATTTCCGTTGGCGGATCCAGTACCTGTACTAATGATGGAACCGGCACCGGAAATACTGTTGGTTTTGCCGCGTTCCGGTTCGTGTACACCCAATAGGACTTCTCTAATAATCATATTGGATGGTATGATGGTTTCCTCGTGTATCACTGGAATGTTTGTCGTTACTTCGAGTTCCAAGGAAATTGTACGGTACTTTGATTCCGTGGTGATTCCATCAAATTCCATCATGTATTCCGTTTGATACGAATCCGGAATTTGATAAGAACAGTTGATCTGTTGGCCTAAATATAAGACCTTAAATAGATTGACAAACGAAAGATTTGTAATGATCTGCTGAATAACATCCAGTGAATCCGTGAAGTTATCAAGATAGTATTTGAGTGAAAACCCGTACGTCACCGGTATCCTACGAAACTCCGCGCGAAAACTGTATATCATGTCATTGTGCTCAATTTCAAACTTACCATGTGAATATGGGTTGGAAAGTTGATCCATTTGAACATTTATTCCAGTCGGTTGGATCATACAACGAGGTACCTGTGAGTATACAAAATCCTCATTCGATATCTCAACCGGCTCAATGGAGTGGTCTTGCCCCTTAACCTCAAGATACATGATGTCATCACCAGTATTTAGAATATAATGAGGTATATTCTTCCCACGCAACTTGAGCCTTTGGTTGAGTTTATATATGAAACCTTTGGCGACAATCGAAAAGAATAACTGTTGGTTATTGATATCAACAACACCTCTTCGAATATCTTCCCATAATGCTCTTGTTTCTGCATCCATAATTATCTATCAGCATTATTTTTTCTTCCATGTGTGGTTGCGGTTGCACCACTCATAAGTTCTGTGGCGTTACGTGCGATAGTTTTTGGAGTTGCCGTACCAAGGACTTGCATCTTATTCGAATTGACCTCAACGGTTGTTTTCTTGAGCTCGAATCCCTTCGTATCATTGAACGAAGCATCAACAACAAATTTATATGTGATTGGGTCTTGGTATAAGCTGGTACGGATATCAAAGGCCAACATGCGGGATACCGTACGGGATTTCATTTGCGATGCAGTTTTCAATCCGGAATCATTGGCGCTATCCTTGAACCAATACACAAAGTTAATCGGAATACTAATGCTTTCACCGGGTGCCAATACCGTAAACGTATCACCTGTGTCGTTACATATCGAAGCAACTGAACCGATGTATGGGTATAAACAAGCAAATCTACCGTTGTTATTTGCGGTTTTCATCAAATTGGCTATCGTTGCGTAATCATCGGAAACTTCTATAACGTTATTTCCATTGCCAAGAAGTTTTTTCGTTGGGACACCGGTGTCCTCAATATTGTCATCCGATACAAATATCGAACTGATGTCACCGGATTGATACAATGCAGGATTACCCATGACATCCGTAAGCATGCGGCGGAAATAAAGGAATTGGTTATACCTTTGGGCTGTGTAAAGATTATCCCCTTCTTTAGAGTCAAGCATCATATAGATGGATTCATTTGCAGCATATTCACTTATTGGGAATACTGTGTTATCTGCATTTGGATTCAATAATTGTTTTGACGAACCAGGGAAGAGGCTGTGAAGTTTCATGTCATATGCCCCATTGTTATACAACGTCAATGTAAGTTGTGAGATAGCTGCGTTTTGAGGACTTGCGGCACTACCAAAATTGACCACATTTGAATGACTGATAGCATCCTTGAAGCTGATGGTGTGGAACTTATTGATAATATCCGGCTTGAGCATTATGTTGTTATTGTTATCACTCAAGGTGACAAGGAGGTTGGTCGAGGCCACACCAAATACCTCGGACTTTAGATATTCGATGGACTCATCAAAATCATGAAGTTTTGCATCAAGCGGAATCACCCTACGTTCTGCCGTGACAAAACCACTGGCAATGTGTTCCGCTTTATGGAGATACTTGATCGTTTGATCCTGAATACCATCCTCAATGTGGTCGATGATACCTTTTTGTTCGAGGATACTTTCAAAATGTTTGGTTTTGATTTCATCGTTATTCTCTGCGATGATATCAAGGATCTCGACATTCTTGGAGAACTCAACCGGAAATTCCTGCGTGTATATGGCACTCCAATCGGAACTAACCTCTGCAAATGGGTATCCGAGATTATAGATGAAACGAACACGGATATCAACGATTTCACCCTGTGTGATCGGGATATCAATTTGGTTATATGATGGGTTATTCGTATCACCGTTATCGGCCTCCCATTCATACTTGTACATGTTGTTCTCGTATTTTGGAACCCTTCTCCTGTATATGGAGGACATTTTGTTCCAGTCCGAAAATACATAATCGTTAAATGTTTGAGCGTTACCGGTAAAGCTTGATTTGTTCTTATAACGGTATTCAACATCAATCTTTATAACCTCAACATAATCCGGGATGCTGCCGTTGATTTCCTGCAATATGGTTGGAATGAAACCACGTATGCGGTATTTTGCATTTTCTATCGGTGTTTCCGAGTTATTGGCGTTGATGGAGATCTCCTGTATGATCTTATTGATTGCGTCAACAAGTTCGATCTTCTTTTGGTTGTATTCGGAAAGTTGGGTTTCGTAAACAGTACGTGAGTTTTTGGTATCATCAAATGAAAGTTCGGAAAGCTCCTTATTGATCTGATCGATACTGCGTTGGATGGTATCCAACTCCATCTTGTATTGGGATTTTTGGTTATACAAATTACGAATCGTCTTGATGGATTTCGTATCGTTAAGGTGTCTGTTGATTTGGGTAACCTCGATAATATCCTTATTAATAACCGGCCTGATGGATTTAATCAGTTCAAATTGGGCCGGGGTGAGACGGGAAACCTGTTGGTCATCATCCATCATGGAGGTAATACCCATCAATGCATCACCCACGTTATTCACATATTTGTTGTAGTAATCCCGGAACGATACATCTTCACCATCAACATCCATGACGAGTTTATCAGTCGATATGAATATACCCTTACCCCACGGAGCCCTCGTATTCGTTGTGTCATTAACCGGGGCCACGAAAATAACCACATATGGATCCTCTTCGAGTGGTATGTTGAGGTATTTTGTGCTATTGATATCGGTTTCCTCCTTATAATATTTGAGTTTGTATAGGGAAGGATTACCGGAGGTTTTATCCTGCAAATCTGCATACGCACCTTGTGTAACTTTTACAACAATGGTACGTTTGACGTAGTTGATATCCATAACCTCAAGCATAACTTTGTCGGTATAGGTAACCAACGTGTCGCCCACCTTGATATCCTTTTGGATAGTACCGTTATTGATGAAATATACCAAATCGGTATTCAATTCAAGTTCATAGAACTCATCAAAATTGGCGTCTTGGTAGTTATCGATGATATCAACGATTTCATACTCACCTTGGGCAACCCCTTTACGGATTGGTAAGCGGCGGACAGTATCATATACGGTGTAATCCTCTCCTTCTCTATATGCATAGAGTATCTTTTCGACATCGGCGAAATCAACCATTCCATCATCCGATAATCCCTCAATGGCATCGCGTAAACCGGTGGCAAGTTCGTGGATTGATATCTTACGAACCACTGCATGTTTGATATTGTTAGGAATCGACTGCATATCAATCTTAACGAATGGGTTTGGACTCATAAAATCTTTGAAGATATTGTTTGTCTCCACACCATATCTTGTAACTGGTTGAATATCAACATGCGCCGGAGCGGTATGGTATCCTGATAATTCGAGACGTTGGGTTGTACCATCGAAATATGTGAATGCTTCTCCGGTAAGAGGAGCATTAACTATGTTTTCGAGATTATGTTCAAGGGATTCTATTCGGGATTCCAATGATATAAACGAAGGTATTACGAAGGTTTCATCATTAACAACCACTGCGAGATGATCCCTTTTCGTATAAAATGCCTCGTTGACTGCTTTAAGAATGGCGAGATTTTTCTTTGTTAAATTCACCATCTGTGCAAGGCATTCGGATATGCTATTAGTGTTACCTCCCATGTTCAAATAAGTTTTCTTTATATTTTATAATATGATTTTTTGCGGTGTTTTTTCTTAAAGTTTACCCGTAACATCTTTTGGTTTATTCGAACCAAGGTATCCCTCCTCACCGGCAATTATAATGGAGGTCTTGTTATCAGTACCAAAGTATTTCATCAAACGTTTGCTGGTACTTGTTTGCTTGGCATTCGCGACCTCCGTGGTTTCAAGATCATTTTCTTGGTTATCCACCTGATCAGTAACCCTTGAAACATCATTTGTTTCACCTGAATTACTTGAATTTATCTCCTCCGCATTTTCCCAAGCCTCATATACCCGGTCTCCAAGTGGTTGATATATGCGGTAGTCACCGTTCATATACATTTGCTCGATTTTAAGGTTGTCTCGTGGCATACCATGTTTCAGTGTGATATTCACACGAATACCTGTTGGGAAATCATCAAATCCCAGCGGGCCGTAATGCTCGATTGTACATCCATCGAGGAACATATTACCCATTGACATAATCGGGTGTTTTGGATTACCAACCATAAGATGCCACATACCGGTTGGGGCAAAATTCAACATGGAGTTAAGGGCGTTCTTTTGAGGACGGCCAAGCGAGTTTAACAAGCCGGCTGTAACACCAGTAAGTGCACCTTTCAAAAGGTTACCCATGGCATTCATGGCATCTTTAAGGTTATTAATCGGGTTACCGTTGTTAAAGTGGGCACCAATCTGCCCCACAGTATCGAAAATTGAATCCTGAACACCTGCGAATGTCAACGGCTCCTTCATATGGAATATCGGAAGGTTGGCAAATACGTTGGATTGGGCTGCACCGGTTCCACGTACGGCACCACCCCAATACGATGCATTCGTATACGTCACTGCAAGAATATTACCAAGAAGATCAAGGAAAGCAGCTCGTGGATTGATGCCATTAAAACTACGAAGTTCGTAATCAAAAACAAGCTGAATATTTTGTTCAAATTCAATACCACCATCTTCTGCTCCTTGACGATAGTATGTTTTTGTGATAGTATCCACGGGGCCCCAAACCTTATTGTCGTCTTTATGGTATGCCCATGACGTATCCGGTGGGCCTTGAAGATTGTTTGCAAATGCACCACCAAATGGAGACAATGCTGCTTTGATCGAATCTATCGCCCTTGTACCGGCGGATCCATTTAACATACCTTGCCTATATGCGTTGGATCCAAGATTCATGATACCACCGAGGAATCCACCACTATTATCTGCATTGGCTTGTGCCGTTTGAACATTGGCTTTCATCTCCTTATATGGTAATTTAACCGAATACTTCAATATATTCGCCATATCATTACCCGGGGTACCCATCCAAGTGACCAACCTACCAATATCAGGGAGGTGTTCATTATATTCGTTTTCAAGGGTGAAATTAATGTGGTCACCCGGTGGTTGCGGAAACCTACGTAGGGTGATGAGATAGTTGTTGGAGATGCGTCCTAAATGCTTACAGAACATAAAGTCTGCATACGTATACACAGCCCTACCCATTTCACCACGAGCGGATGCATCCACAAGAGCCTTAACGGAACAATCGGATTTACGTCTGATCTCATCACGAACTTCCGGACAATCCAAGAGGGGTACATTCAATGCAACCTGATATTTTAGGTCGTTACCAACTGCATTAACGGCATTAAACAACGAATGGCGACCTTCAAATTGTTTACCCGGAGTTTTTGAGGAAAACGGCATATAATCAACATCATCCTCATCCGGACTGTGAAAAATAGGTTCCACCACGAGGGCAATCGGATTGTATGAACGATATGTATTGAGTTCCTGATTGGCTGATTGATCCCATTCAGGATTTGATATCATCATTTTACTTCCAATGTTATCAAATGACTCATTATGTGTAAATATACTTGCCACAATATAAATTTATTTTATATAAAAATAATGGGATAACGACTAAAATACGTTTAGGACTGGCATATTTTTTATACATCAAATAAACGTATTGTTATGAATTACATCAGGGTGTGTTTCAACACAAAAAGAGACCAAGATCCTAATAAATTATGGATACCCGGCATCCCTGTCCAAGACGTAATCCATGAGTTAATGAGAAAATTTGACTTAACATCATATCTTGAGGTTCATACCATGAATGATATTGAACGATACGTTATGATGGTAAGGGATGGGAAACCGGATATCATATACATAGATATCCATGGTACAAATGAAAATCTATTCGATATCATCAACGCAAGTATTGGTATATTAAGTGAGTCCGGTTTTATATTGGTTGATTGGATGTTCCCATATTATAAGGAATTTGACAATCCGGAGATCCGGTCATTCATTAAATATAGGCAATGCTGTGAAGGATACCAATTTAACCTGCTTTGGGATTGCTCGTATGGTTTGGGTGTTATAAGGAAAGGAGATGACCAAAGTGCCTGCTATAATGTGAAGGATGCACTTGATATGAAATATGAGGAATTTGAATGGTTTCTTGGTATATGTATGAATCCGGTTGAAACCAAAACATTTCTCAATGTACATGAATGTAAATCAACCAAATACAAATACGCAGTGCTTACCGCCATATTTGGGAATTATGAGTTAATTCGTGAAGTCCAAAATCCAAGGAGTGATGTTGAGTATGTTGTGGTCACGGATAACCCCAACCTCACATCATCAACATGGAAAGTTAAATTGGTTGATTCGTTTTTTGACGGGATGAGTGGTTATGCGAAATCCTTTTACGTCAAATACCATCCATTCGAATTCATAGAATCCGATGTATTCTTGTGGGTTGATGGTAGTATACAAATTAAAAAAGATTTCACGGACGCCTTGATGGAACCGTTTATTAATTCAAATTACGAAGTAATTGAATTGACCAATATGGTGACCAATATAGGTCGTTGGGAAGCCGGTCGGTGGGTTGTAAATAACTTCCATGGATTTACACAGCACCAACGTGATGTGATTGATGGTATTTTCAAGGATGAACCATGGGTTGATGAATCACAGGTTCAAACAACCATATACGGAGGAAAAAATACCCGCCTTGTAAATATGGTAAATAACCGGACGTGGGATGTGATGATGAGAAACCCTGGTGAAGGAAAAGATATAGCAATATTATATATGCCGCAACGTGGTATGATGATATCCAAATATATGTGGAACACCCATAAGGCATGTATTTATGAATCCAAAATACTATTCAGTGATTATTTTGAATATTGTTATCATAATTCCACGGATTCACAACGGGATAATTGGGAGAAATATTGGGATCAACTTTCTCCCGCGCTTTGGGGTTCCGATGAAAACATGATCATACCAAAAAAATTAAATTAATACAATATGACGATATGCGAGTTTTTCAATACGTATAGGGATAATGGTATCCCGGGACGTAATATTGAAATCGCCTATAATGACGAGCTAAATATCGATACCATAATTCAATACCAAAATATCATATTTACGGAGTCACCTCAAGATCCGGTTAAACGAGCTGATATTATAATGGATATCTTTTCAAGGACACAGCAGGGTGTATCTGTGTATATGGATGAATTTCCGGATGATTTCCTCAAACTACTTGAACAAAAATTCAAGGAGAATACTACCTTGACCGAAAAAAATCATGGTAGTTTGGCAGTTCAACATATAATCAATGTTGGATACATCATTTCACATGCCGAAGGATATCCCCTTTTCATAACCAATAACTATACGTTGGAGGAATACGATAAATTATCAAAGGAGTATGTGGTATTGGGTATCGCCAAACAAGAAAAACACTACATAAAGGATTGGGTGGCCTACCACCTCCATATAGGATTCGATAAGGTTTATTTGTTTGACAATAACGATGATCCCAACGAGACCTACGATGAAATCCTTTCGGAGTATATCAATGAAGGTAAGGTTTGTTTGGTTAACTTCAGGGATAAATCCGGTTTACAAAATGCGATGTACAATGAGTTTTATTATACGGTACCGTTCAAATGGCTCGCAGTTATTGACATTGATGAATTTATTTGGTTTAATGAAACATATAAATACAACAATATCAAGAAGTTCTTGCAAGATAAATGTACCGACCCGGATCGCTTTGGTGTATTGTTACAATGGCATTGTTATGCAACCTCCGGTGATGATAAACCATCCGACAAACCTATATGGGAGGTAAATGATAAATTACTCCCATTTAATACAAGGAAAAATTGCCGTTGTGAATATATTCATAACTGGTGTAAAAGCATATACAAGCCGGGATATAGGCTTCAAATGAATGAGCACTTTGCATGGGAATTGGATTCGCAATTAGATTCCCCTAATTATGAAGTCCGTGAGAATGATTACAATAATAATCCTATTACGAAGGAAAGTCTTTTATACATTTCCGAGGAGGATTTTATGTCCCAAGGCGTATATGTTAAACATTTCCTTTTAAGAAACATCAGTGATTTTTATTTCCATAAATACCTCCGAGGCCATGCCGGTGGGGACGCCCAACCCGGTAGTGATGGATGGGCTTTTTGGTTTTGGAATCAAAATTTGAATTATTTCACTGATACCCTACCTTCGCTGACCGAAAAAGAACAAATATTCCTCGAAAAACATGGCATGAAGATGAATTATTCCTTCCATCCCGACGTGTTTCTCAATTGGTTTATGCTTGATGGTAATGATTATATCAACAGCGTTATCGCCAAGATATGTCTAAATATTCTTAATAATTCAAATTGTTTCCTCACGGAAACACATATATGTGGTATAGATAAAAATGAACTGGAGCATGATGAATCCATAACCCCGGAACCCCAATATGATTTTTCATTCCTCGTACACCACGCATATAATTACAACTATTTTAATATCGCAATGGGTGGTGAGCCCCATGTAGTAAGGAAAAACATTCAGGATCCTATAGTTATCAATATTGGTGTTCCCCTTGAATATGCAGTAACCAAGGTATCTGTCGAGGAACAAAAACAATATGCGGCCACATTATCCGTGCTTTTTTCGGAGGAAAATATCAAACAATACCTACGATATGCGCTTGATCTCAACATGACTGTTATTCCAAAAATAGGTGTGATCGAGAACCCCGAAAATTGCATGGGATATAGGAAAGAGGTGACCGAATTTCTCCAAAACAATAATCTTGCGGTACCGGGTATGGCATTGATCAACAATACGATGATTATGCCATTCGAACAATATAAGAAACTTTGTGATTTCCAAAATAAATTCACCAAATATTGGGGATGGTGCTCGAACAAGTATATATGTGATAACGCCCGTGGAAATTACAATACACCGTACCATGCATATATGTGTTCGGTAATGTCAGTTATTGACAACCCGTATTTCGTATGGTTACAATGACCATAACATAATCTTTCCCAATTGGTTAAGGTAGCATATAACACAAGCCATGGTTAAACGCTATGGCTTGTTTTATATATTTATTTACGTTTAAGCAAAATAAATCAATCAGATATGAATAATTGTACACTTATAATTGATGGCAACTGGCTTTTAATGAGCCGGCTTGGCGTCAAAATGGGTGACTTCTCAAAATCTCTTGCACCGGAATATCTTGAACAGGCTAAAAATGATATGATCGACTTTATTGCACAATCAATTAACAAAATCATAAGTTATTGGGGGCCTCATATCGATAATATCATGATGGTTCAGGATGGTGGCTCATGGCGCCGTACACTTCCAAAACCATCAGTAATCCACGAAGAATACAAAGGTAATAGGGTTGTAAACGAGGAGGTTGCATGGAATTATGTGTGGGATGCACTTAAAACCATCTGTCAAAACTTTAAAGCCAATAATATCACATGTGTTACGGAAAAACTCATCGAGGGTGATGATTGGTGTTGGTATTGGAGTAAATACCTGAATCATGTAGGTACGAATTGTATTATATGGACTACCGATGCCGACCTCAAGCAGTTGATTCAAAAAGACCCGGCAACGAATGCGTGGACTATATGGTTTAATGATAAATCCGGCATATTCCTCCCGGAATCCATGCAGAACACAGATATGGATATTCTCATGAACTTCGATACGGTTGATCCATTCATCGAAGAAATATGTAAACGTGTTGGTAAATGCACCTATATCAATCCGGATGATATCATCATGTCAAAAGTCGTATGTGGTGACCACGGGGATAATATCAAGGCATTGATCCGGGTGGAGCATCAAACAAAAACCGGTAAAACCATAACCAATACGGTATCCCAAAAGGAATGGAATAAGATCAAGGAGGAGCTCCATATCAAAACCATAGATGATTTCAAAAAGAATAAGGTTTTGATCCTTAACGCATTACGTTCAATTCCTCGCCTACATGATTGTCCTTATAATATGGATAACTTAATAGAAATGTTTGATTACAATATGTCCCTCGTGAGGCTTAGCAAGGAGCAAATCCCCCGTAAATACCAGTTGGCGATGAATGGACATAAGGACGAGTATACGGTGGCCGATCTTGATTACCTTCGTAATAATTATAAAGTTCTCGCCTCGCACACGGAGCCGGTGGAACAATTATTTATGGATTTACCATTTTAATTTATGATTCGTGAATTGTAAATCCAACATTTTCAAAAAATTCAAAGGGGATTGTTAAGATGCTAACGATCCCCTTTATATATAGGTGGAAAATGAATAAATAACCCTTAAAACCATATCAAGATGAGTAACACTAACCCCACTACCAAACTTTCCGGATTCAAGAGCAGAGATTATGTCAGGATCACTTGCCTGGAATACGATGCCATATTGATCATCGATGAAATCCTCGAGGATAGAATCACGAGTTCATGTGACTGCCATAAAGGCGGAAACTCGTGGGAATGGATGTTCAGCCCCTTGGGTGCAAATTGGTTCCATCCGGAGGATCGCGATGTTAAAAAGGCCTCCGATACCGATATCGAAAAATTCAACAAGTTGATGGCCAAGGCCGGATACCGGCTTATTAATGGCAAGCCGGAAACCATGTAATTACAAATTTTCAAAATAATTTGTTAACATACCGGCACACCCAGTTATATATAGGTGAAAATTGAATCATTAACCCCTAAATCCTATCAAGATGAACAAGTCCAATTACATCGCTCACGAAATCTTCAAGTTATACGGTTGCAGTTGCTCAAGCGAGTGCCCCAAGGTCAAATCCGAGGATAACCTGTATCTTATAGGGCTCAATTATCGCGGCCTCTATGAGGATGACTATTGCACGTTTTGGTACCTTAATGCGGAAACCGGCGAGCAGACGAGTGATAGCTGGACAACCGCCGGTGCATGTCCCTACTTCGGCTCATACCTTCGTATGATGGTTCCGGATGCCCATGAAGCCGGATATATCTCCGATGAGGTGTATAACAAGTTCGTCAACGACCGTTGGAACTCATACCTCGACTCCGTGGTTCATGACCTCACGAACCTCCCCCACTACATTCCGGATTTTCCGGTCGTCAATATGATCGGCCGTGAACTGAACCTCCCTGTCATGGTTAACCGTGGTCGTAAGTACCGTGGTGCCGGTACCCTCCTTGAACTGGTCAAGGAGCAGGATGGCCCGTGGGTGTACCGTAACAGAGGTTACCACATCGTTGCCAAGGTACTCGGTGAGGACAACGTGATTCACTTCATCAACCCCGCGTACCTTGATACGGACGAGGCCATGAAGGCTATCTCGTGTCAACTCACTGCGATCCTCGAGACCAACCCTGAAGATACCGAGGCACTGACCAGTGTGTACCCCTTCACCAAGGTGAACACCAATGACATCTTGGACGAGAAGCAGATAAAATACAACGCGTTCAAGGAATCCAAGATGCCCGGTCTGCTTGACTGGTGCCGTGAAAAGGCCCCCGAAAAGACCGAAGAGGAAATCAAGGAATGGGCGGAACGTATCTTCGCCCGCAAATACCCTGCGAATTAAATTCGATTTAAGCTCATTTTTCCTTTCCCTAATAAAAGATCTCCTCCACCCCTATATAGTTATTCGGGACGGAGGAGATCGCCGTTTATACGCGAGTTTTGCGCGGTTTATTCAGTTTTTGGTCCAAATATATTTCCACCGGGAGGATTGCCGGTGTATTTACGATTACCCAAAACACTATTACTCGATTGTGATAGGTTTTGATTTAACTGACCGGGACGGCTTGGTGAGGTACGATCCTCATGAGACCATCCTTTACGGGTAAGTTGATTTATCACATTACCGGAGGATACACTGGACAATTTCTGTGATACATCATTCACAGTACTTTGTATGTTTGGCCTGAATAAATTACCCCACATAAGCCGGTCTATCAAACTGTTTGCACCTCCAACAAGGGATTCATTAAGTTTACTCATATTAGTCCAGCTTTCGAGGGCGGATTTACCGGCATTAACCATTTGATTTGCCTGCTCGGTGAGACGGTCGAGTTTTTGCTTACCCATATTAAGCCATGGATCAAGAAGAGAGGTTTTATGTTGATCGCGATATTTACTACTATTAAGCATTGATGCTTCATGGAGTTCCTTATATGATTCATATTCTTCTTCATGACCACGATTAGGTACTGCGATACCTCGTCTCATCAAATGTTCATCAAGTCGGTCGTTGAGTTCAAGCGATAACATTGCTGCTTGGTTTGCCGTATCGCTATCATATATCGGGTTACGATTCTCCCCTGCGGATTCCTCGTTCGAGCCGGGTAAATCCATATCGGCAACAACAAAGTCACCAATACGTTTCAAAAGAAATTCATTATAACGCTGTTCCATCACGGTACGCACCTTGATTGGTATGGTGTATTCCTGTATGAATCCTTCATCATTTTTAACGCCCTGGTATCCGGATATCGATGCGTTCAAATCAATTTCACATCCGGAAAGCTGGATAAGTTTCGAGGATGTAAGGTATGGTGCATCATTATTACGTTTGGTTACCCAACCATCATCATCAACTTCAATCAAATGCTGATCAAACGTTGCAAATTTCTCCTCCACCGGCTCTTTCGATTCAATATTATCCGCACCTTCAACGTATTTGTGTAACGTATGTATACCACGGGTATTGGCGGCAAATATGTATACATACATATCAAACCTACGAAGGTTGGCCGGGATGATTTCCTTATGTAATTGATATGAGTAGCAGATTGCCCTGTATAAATCAATTAAGGTACCAATGCGGTTATCGAAGGAATCCGGGAGACATTTGATATTAATTGCCTTTATTTCGGGCAATGCAAATGCTTCGGATGTAAATTCAGTCCTATTAAGCATCTCACCGAGACCTTCGATTTCAGCAAAATACCACGGTGAATACGTATTTATATTCGATATGAGATGGATGAACTCCCTTAACATATCCGCACGTTCCCATTCATTATTGATTACCAAATAGTTAAGTGCGGAATTAGCGATATATGTGTTTCTATCCCAAATGGTTTCGTAACCCAAATCGGCGTTTGCCCTGCCAAGGTCATGTTCATAATCGAGCAATCCCTTATGGAAATCAAAAAATATACGGAAAAAATACGTATTGGGGTTATCAAAACGGTTGAACTTTCCGGCATATGTATCCGAATGACCTCCGGCTCTACGGTATGCTTCCCGGACGTTGTATAATGATTGATAGTCCTTATTTCCTAATTGTAACGTACTCATATTAACTCATAAACGATTCATTTGATGGTGGATTTATACGTTGGATATTTTCCGCGGAACGGCTTAACACGTATTTATTTTCCCAACACATACCACCTATATAATTGAATTCGATATCAACTATATAATATTGACCGGAAATGGTTTTGTTGATAACAATTGGCACATCACCTTCCCTGCTATTTTCCGGATCCTCCGGTAGTGCCACATTTGATTCGATATCCGAAGTATCTATGTTTTTTGCAGTTTGATTACCGATATCATACCACCATACATTTACATGATCACCTTTAATCAAACCAAGCATTGGCACTTTAATGGTCACCTCGATACATTGGGAATTGACCTTATTGAGAAACATATCACGGCATGCCCGCTGGGATAAGTAATTAAAATCTCCGAATACCTCACCACCATATCTGTATTTTGTAAACACATCATTATGGACATCTCCATCTTGGATGAGTGTGGATGATGCCTCCAAATCCTCCATGGAATATGTTTCAAAATTGCAATCGGTGATAAGGGCGGATTGGGAAACCGGCCGGTAGTCGGATATATACATTGGTGACGATACGAATGCCGGATGGTTACTAAATGCCGCAATTTGTTGGTAAGGCTTATTCTCCTCGTTATCGGTTGACTTAAACGTATCGGATATCCATATTTGCATATCTTCATCGGAACATATCTCCGTGTATTCCTTGAAAAGATCCACAAAGTTTATGTTATTCCAAAAATCGATCCACCACGTAAATACATGTTCCTTTTCGCCGGAAAATTCCACCTCATCATTCATAAATTCCATAACCGGCTTATTCGGATTATACACATACCTTTCATCCGGGGAATCATCAACATTGGAACAAAATCCCAATGAATAATCATTCGATATGTTGTTAAAAAGCTCATATGATGTGATCATACCATACGGTTTCATAACGGTATCGAATAATTTAGGGACATAGTAAGTACCTTCCAAGGTAACTATGTTGCCAATGATATTCGTACTTGTGATATAAAACGCAAGTTCTATCTTCTTATACGCATCATCAAAAGGAGGTATGATTTGCATATAAAGGATATTATCCAAACCCGGAGAATCCATAATCTTAATCAAATCAAGGAAATCCTTGATTTCAATACGAATTTCCGGAACCCTATCACAGGTCAACTTCATCATACGAACCATTTCGAATGTGATGGTGAGGTTGTTGAAACGGAAAAGCGGTACAAGCACACCTTCTATATTGGTTTGTCTTGCAATGTTAGCTCCCTCATCATCCAATTCGTTATACTTTGGAACCTCGATGGTTGGAAATTGTAGTTTATGATCTTGTTTTACTTCTATCATTAGTAAATAATTACATGGTTTTCTTTATCAATCTTAAATCGGGTATCACCAACAACGGCTTCATTAGCCTTACGTTTCTCCTTCTTTGTTTTTGGTTTTGGCTTACTATCATCCTCCACCAGCGTATCGTTAAAACTATCCTCCATCATGAAATCACCCATATTATTAAGGTTCGGAATGATTAAAACATCGTCCTCGTTGATCTCAAATGGATTTGATATGCCATTAACCTTGCATAAAAAATCCCCGTATATTTCCGTCCCATACATGATACGGGAAATAAGATCCGGTCGTGCAATATGCGATTTACTTACTCTATATACCGTATATGCCGCCCATGATGGCATACGGAAGGTTTGAGCACCGAGATGAATAATATTTTCACCAAGAACGCTCGAAAATATTTGGGGTTTCTTCTTTAATAACGAATTAAGAAACATATTGAATTCATTTCTTTAGGATAAAACCTGTTATTATAATAATGATTAACACGAAACAAATTTTGATAAATGAAAACACTTATTGAATACATTAATGAGGCCAAACCCATTGGTAGCTTCTCAAAGAAGGTGGAATTTGATATCAATATTTCCAAAACATTTCACGCCAGTGAACGTCAAAGCCGCCATGGGTCGGATAATCGAGGGTTTATCTCCGATGATGAAATCATCGAAACCGTCCGTAAAGCATCCGAGAAGATTCTTGAGGATATAGTTAATGATCATATAAATATAGACGACCGGTTTATTGTGCGGGATGGCAATACTGACCTAAATATCGTATGTGTACTTCATAGAGGTACCGCTCCTGACAAACTACAGATCGATATTGTAACCGTTATACGAACCGAAAAGTTTTGGAACACTCAAAATAACTGGGTGGTTATGGTGAGATGATCCATATTTGTAGCCCCATGAAGCCTCTCATTAAAATGAGGGGCTTTTTTCATATATTCTTTCAAACATTACAGTTATGAACGAGTTAACACTTGACCGCTATCAACGAGATGCCATCCTTTCCAAAGATTGTCCGGATAACCCCTTTTATTACGCCCTCGGATTGTCCGGTGAGGCCGGTGAGGTACTGGATAAACTCAAAAAGTTTTGGCGTGATAATTACTATAAATTCGCCATGGAAATCAATAATGCCAATGTAGGTACCAAAATTTCCAAGGATGATTTGATTATTGCCGCCGCCCGTAGGATGTTCAAGTACGAGGAACTTGATGGCATCCGCAAGGAACTTGGGGATACCCTTTGGTACATCGCAGCCATTGCTGATAGTTTGGGCATGAAACTTTCGGAAGTGGCATATCAAAACCTCGCCAAGTGTAAGAAAAGAGTTGAAACCGGCACACTGCATGGTACCGGTGATGATAGAGAGGAACAATCGGTAACAAAATAATACAAACCATGAAAATCGCATGTATTGATACGGAAACCACCGGTCTCAACAAAAACACCGACCGAGTTATCCAATTATCTTGTAAAGTATTCGACAGTGAAACTGGTCAACGCATCGCCTCATTAAACAAGTACATTCTCCCATCCGGCACATGGAAAATCAATCCGGACGCCCAAGCCGTCCATAACCTTTCCGAGGAGTTCATCCGTGAAAATGGTGTGTCCCTCCGCGAGGTATTTCCGGAACTTATGGAACTCATTGGTGACCTTCCGATCCTTACGTATAACGGAAGTTCGTTCGATATCTGCTTCTTACAGAGGGAGTTCGAGCGTGAAGGCCTTGATGCCCAATTTGAAAAACACTCGTTTATTGATTCATTCGACATCGAACGCCGCGTGAACTCCAACAAACTTGGCGATGCATACCGCCGTTACTACGGCCGGGATTTCGAAAACGCCCATGATTCCAGCGCAGATGTGGATGCCACGATTGATGTATACATGGCACAACTCAAAGCCCATGGTACGGCAATCGATGCGGAAACCGGTGTGGAAATCATCAAGGAATCAAACGATTATGTCACGGATATGATGAGAACCTCCCCTGAAGGTTTCGTATATACGGATAAGGACGGAGTCCTCCGTTTCCGTATCGGTAAGTTCAAGGAATATCCGGTGGTGGATGTTTGTAAAAACAATCCAAGTTACATCAAATGGTTATTCACCCCGAATAACGGTGATAATGTATGCACAAATATCACGAAGAGATCCATTAGAAACGCATACTATTCCAATACGGATCAAGACAAATAACCCATGAAAAAGAAAAAATATCAAATCCTCGGTTAAAAGCATTTGAGGATTTGATATTTTTAATCATAATTCACATATGTTTAACCCTCTAACAATTTTTGAATGAGTAAAAATCAAGTGGCCTCTCCGGCCAATTCACGTCACAGCGGGCCTCGCCGCTCACATGAGGAATTTGTTGCAAGCACGCGTAAAAATCGCGCATTGAATGCCCTCGAAAAAGTCAGGAACCTTGGTGACGAAGGCGCTCCGGGATTCGATTGGACAACCTCCTCAAACGACATGCAACGTATCCGAGAAACCAGCAACCTCCACCGCAACGAGTCCATCGCGGAATCTTTCGCAGCCGTTTATGGTGAGGACAAGGTTTTCGGCTCCAAGAAAAACATGGAACACCTACAAAGTATCACCTGTGTGGATCTCCAACCGGGCGATGTCGTTGAACTCCGTATCGTGGCCATCACCAAAAAAGGTGTTGTGTTCGAGCAGGATACCTACAAGGAGACCATCGTATCCACGGTGAATCTCCACCAGTTCCCGAACTTCAAGAAATTCATTCCGAAGGATCCGGTGAAGGTGAAGGTTATGTCCAAGGACGCCAACAATGTCTATGTGGATCCGTTGCAGCCCATGTTGGACGATTTCATCGCCAGTATCAACAACCTCGTCAACATCCAAGCCAACGTGAAGCACCCGATCACCACCAGGGTCAGCGGCCTTCAACACATGCGCGCCGGTTACATTGGTAACATCCGCATCGACAACGTCTCCGACTTCTGCGGTAAGGATATGTACATGCAGGCGTTCATCCCGGGCTCACAGATCACACTTAACATCGAGTCCGATTTCGAAAAGTGGGATGGCAAGGACGTGGATACGTTCGTCACAAACCTCGCTGTCAAGCCGGGTACCACCAATGTCACTGTGGCATGTTCCGTCAAGGAATACCTCCGTTTCCTCGGTGACCTTAACATTATCCAAATGTTCAAGGATTACTGCGAGGACAACAAGGCTTGGAAGGAACAGGTCAAGATCGTCTACGATGGCAACATTACCGGCGTATGCCGCACACAAAACAAGACAGGCGTCTTCGTGGAGATCCCGAGCATTGGAGTCACTGGTATGGTTCCTGTTGCGAAGGAGGAACTCACTGGATATCACCCCGGCCCATGTAAGGTCAGAGTCTCCGGATTCAACGAACTCGTCCGTTACAACAAGGACGTTGGCCAAATGCAACACGTTGAGCCCTACAAGATCGAGCATGATGTTTTGCGCAAGGTCAATGTCAAGTGCATCCTCGAGTTTGTACAGTAACTCCACAAACCGCGAAAAAGAAAAGGCCCGCGAGGGCCTTTTTTATTAAGTTCTTTGAATTTATTGTTTACCCGGGATGAAATCAAAATCAATGTTGTTGAAGGTAAACACGACATCAAATGTGTCTGTTTGGCGTTCAACCTTATCATACGAAAACTCCAAACCCGATATGCCATTAAATTCCGGCTGATATAACATCATCCGGGACACCGGCAAACTATCCTCATCCAAGAAAACAACGTCAAATACTTCATTATCGTTTTGGTGGTATAGTTCCGGCTTCATGTACCTATGAAATATACTCTCATATAACATGAAGTAGTTATACAAACCTTGATTTTGGCGGAATGTAACCGTAAACGTATTGTTTATCTTGGAAAGGATATTTTCGGAAGATAAGGTCACATTGGGATGAGATGGCTCTATATTGATCTTACCAAGAAGCGAGCCATTTTCTTTCATCGTATTATGGGAAACCTGCGGCTGTTCAACAATGATGTTTTCTATTGCCGGTAATGAGATACCTTTGATGGACTCATTAAGGTAATCGATTGCACTCATGAACGTGCTTGGGTTTTTGGCGAGTATTCTGTCATATTTATTGAGAACCTCCGTTGGTATATAATCCTTTGGGATTACAAACCTAAACTGATCAAATCGCGGAGCAAGGCTTAAATTCATATCAGGATATTTTTATTCGTCATATTAAAAATACCGGTGCCAAACAATATATTTTATTGAATCAATGGTTTTTAATCAGAATAATTGACATGAGAACATACGAAGATGTAAAAGAAGCCCTTAAATCATTCGAAGACGAATTAAAAAGGGAATCCGGCATTAAGAGAGACCACTACATCATTATGGGTGGCAGTGTAAATGTCGTTAAAAAGGGAGTTGGTGAATACGCCTTGGATAAAGGTACACCGGTTCCAATGATATGGGAAACCGCCAAGAAGAAACAAGCGGAATTTCAGGAGAAATGTGGCGATAACATCCGGTTGGAAATAATCAAGTACAGCGACTGGCTTATCAAGAATATTGACGAATGCAAAAAACTCATGGAATGTATGCGTCAGCAATTTTCATCCGGAGAAGATTCACAAAAGAAGGTCGAACCGGAGCCGGAACCAAAAACCATAGAATTGCCACAATCACCAATGTCATGTGATTGCACGGCACGGCAATTGGAAATGTCCTGCCCGACTTGTCCGTATGGTATAAAAACCTGTATGGTGTGTAAGTTTGCAAGCGGAATCAACATGAATGTATTTCCTTGGGAGATCATATGTAGCATTCCAAACAAACCCATTAAAGGATAAGGTTTTATCCAATCACACAATAAACCTCGGAATTTTTTGTTAATTTATTTCGAGGTTCATTTATATATGGAAGAATATCAAACATCAGGCATTAACTCTAATACATATCCATATGAATAAAAAGGGAAACCAAAGTATTCAGTTTCACCGACCAACCACACAGGCAGAACGCGAAGAGTATGCTCGCCAGTATACACCGTTGGTCTACAAGATTGCTAACCAAAACAAGGACAAAACCCCGTTGACTTACGATGACATCATCGGCTTCGGTTTTGAAGGATTGGCAGACGCCATGAATACTTACAAGCCGGATTCCGGTCAGTCATTCCTCCAGTATGCGGCATACCGTATTTATTACTTCATCATGAACGGTACCAACCGTGAGGGCCACATCGTAACCTTCTCAAACTATCAACAGAAGAAGGCCAAGGCCGAAGGTCGCCCCACCTACATTTATCAACCAATCGTTTCCAAGACGGATTCGGATGGTGATGAACACTGGAATATTCCGGAACCTTCCGTAGACCCGGATAAGATTTCCGTTGGGGCTGCATTGGAACACATCCGTATCTTTGTGTCAAGCCGTTTTTCAAAACGGGATACGGATATTTTCTTCCAAACATTCGGCTTGGGTGAGCAGGATGATGTCCCCCGCACGCAGATCGCAAAACAGTACAAGGTGTCCAGCGCGGCAATCACTTACGTCAATCAACGTATCATTGCTGCCATCCGTAGTGATGAGGCTCTTTGCGAAGAATTGGAGGATCTGCTATGAACGTTGTACAATTCAGATGGGATGATCCCGAAACACACCAAACCTACATCATTGGGCAGTTCCCAATTGACTGGAAGTTCTCGCTTGGTGATATCTTCGATTTTTGGGGAGGTCCAAATACAGTGACCAATGTAAATGTTCATTGCCATCTTGAAGAAGATGGACATATCACTGTACATCAGGTGGTCACCGTGAACCCCCTTTGGTACAGACCGGATCTCGGACTTACCCCTCAAGAGGTATGGAAAAATGCAACACCTATCAACAAATACACAGATGAAATAACCAAATAAAACAAAACAACCATGATTCACGAAAAAATTGACGAATTGATTGCAAACGCAATCAAGGACAAAGCACACGCAAGCAATTTGATCGAGGAGGAAAGTATCAAGATAACCCTCGAGGTATTCCGTGCAGTCAAAACCGAGCTTGCAACTGCCGGATATAATGCCACCCACATCCCTACTGACGATCAGGAAATTGCCATCCTGAAAGATATGATCGCCAAACGCAAGAAAGCCGCTGACATCTATAAAAACGCCGGTGAGCAACAGCGTGCCGCTGATGAACTCGGGGAAGCTGATATCATTTTCAGTCTTCTCCCGGATTCAGCTAAAGGCCCTACGAAGGAACAGATCGAGGAGGAAACCAAGTGTGTGGTTGAAAATTTCCTCAAGATTAAGGCTATGACAGACCACGCCTTCAATGGTAACATCATGCCATTTATGAAGGATATCATCGCCAAGGTCAAGGAAAAGTACCCGGATGCAGAAAACAGCGTGATCGCTACCACGGTTAAGGCATACAAGTAAACTTACTTTGACCTTTAATATATTAATTAAATTAAAGTACAACAAAATGATTATACGCAAAAAGTACAGGGTGGAAATGGGACATATCGTCCGTAATTGTTCATCCAAACGTTGCTCGCATTCAATGCATGGTCATAGTGCGGTCATCGAGGTTCTTCTCGAAGGTACACACCTTGACAAGGCAGGAATGCTTTATGATTTTGGTTTGATGAAAGGTACGGTCAAACAGTTCATCGATATGTTCGATCACTGTTTTGTGTATTGGGATAAGGATGACCCCAGTTATATCAGCAATATCATTTCCGACAGTGATCGCTGGATTGCCCTTCCATTCAATCCAACAGCCGAGATGCTTTCGTTATTCTTCATGGACGCGATCAACCACATCATCCGTCACACAGCCAAGATCAATGGCGAAGATAAGAATCTTCATTGTTGTGGTGTTATCTACCATGAAACCGAATCCGGATACGCTCATTGTTGCGAGGCGGATCTTGATACCATGTGGGATAAGAACAACTTCTACCGCATTGGTTTGAGTGATGCCGTCAAGGAGGATATCAGTGGAGACCTCGCTCTCCTTCTTGCAAACCCCAACGCAACCATTAACCCGGAATATTCGCCGTACAATCAGGTAAAAGCAAATCCTACAGGTCAAGATAACGACTGGAGATAAAAAAAGTTCCACAGTATGAAAAAACACGAAAAACACGAAGAACTGGACATGTCAACCCCAGTGAAGAGACGTAATAAGGAACCGGAAGAACTCGCACGTTTGTGTGATAGACTCAACATTGTTGACTTATTTGTCTCACTCCAGGGTGAAGGTAAATACGTTGGTATGCCCAGCCTGTTCGTTAGGATATCCGGATGCAACCTTCGTTGTTGCTTTAAGAACACCGTGTGTGACACCGCATACTCCTCATTTAGCCCGGAAAAGGGCAAATACAGTAAGGATGACGTGGTCACCATGCTTCAAAAGAACCCAAATATCATTGACATCGTTTTTACCGGCGGAGAACCGTTAATGTTCGGTGAGGAACTTGATGATCTTATCGAATACATTGGATGTATAAACGATATGGATTATCGTATCACCATTGAAACAAACGGCACTTTCGGCCCAATCAAGCAAGTTGTTGATTTGTACAGCATTTCGCCCAAGCTGTCAACTTCAATGCCGGTTCCCGACAAACCATATTACTACACACATGATGGTAAGGTGGTATCGAAAACCTTCACAAAGGCTGAAGTTGAAAAACTCAACAAGACCCGCTACAATCCCGATGCTATTGCAGCCATGATGGATATGCAGGATTTCCAATTGAAGTTCGTCTACTCCGGCCCGGAATCAGTGAAGGATATCGATGAGTTAGTGGACACCCTCCGTAAGATGGGTAAAACCATATATCCCGAAGATATCATGTTGATGCCCGAAGGTGTTACAGCCGATCAAATCAACAAAAACGGCCTCGAAGCCGCCAAGGTTTGTATCGAACGAGGCTGGAGGTTCGCCGATCGCCTTCATATCCGTTTGTGGGGCGACAAACGTGGTGTATAAGAGCCCATGCAAGATAGCATAAATTCCTCGGTAAAGGCCTCTACGGAGGCCTTTTATTATTTAATGGAAATAAAGTAGCGATTATGAAATCCCTTCAGGAACATTTGACCGAATCCCTTACCAATGAATCACGTGGTCTATTTAAGGACTTCAATGTATTCGTTGACTTGTGTAAGGATATTGCCAAGAAACTTGAATGTCAGGTGGATGTGAAAGATTACCCCGATTATGGTTTTAAACTTGTCGCCATCGAAACCGATGCTTTTGGCGGCGTATTCTGTTCGTTCCACTATGATGATAAAACCGGTGTAATCACCGCATGGAAAAACGACAAGGATGAAGTTGTCATAAAACGTAAGGCGGATATCGTTCCAACCGTGATGAAATTCTATGAGAAATACGGAAAAGCCCGTAAGACCCCGGAGTTTACCAAGGAACTCACCGATTTCATCAATAGCCAATACTAAAAAACAGGAACACCATGATAGACCTCCGATACTACATAACAAACACAGTAAATGAGGCAATCGCCAACGGCCAATTTCAGGAGGCCACGACGACCATTCAAAATTACCTCAAGAAGAGCCATATCTTTATCCGTAAGGATATAAGCAACCTCACTGTGGAAGGAATTAAATATTACGGATATTTTGCTTACTCATGTCAAACCATGAAAGGAGCATATTTCCTTTGGAAGCAAGGTAAATCGACCGAGCTTGATGGTGTGATGTTTACCAATGAGGCTGCGAAAATCCTTCTTTTACTTACCGAAGGTGGTAAATGCAAATTTGACGTAAGCTGTAATGTCAATGGTATTCCACTTGTCCAAGTTCTTCCATTGGTACGTGATGTTGTCTCCGGCAAAACGAAAATGGACGCAAATGATATTCGTAAGTGGTTCAATGAACATCAGCTCTATGAATCATTAAACGAAGGAGCTGGTTTTTTCGCCATCAATGAGGACAATATTGATGCCCTCAAGAAACAGCGTGAACTTCTCCGCCATCGTATTCATGATTGGAAGAAAAAAGGAAAGGATATCACCAGTTTACAAGCTGAATTTGACGATATAGATCGCCAATATCAGGAGGCCAAAATATCAGTTCGTTCAGGCGTATCCGTTAATGTTGAAGGAGATAGTGGTGAATACCGGGCACAGGAGGATGAATTTGAACAACGTGCCACACCGGAGGAACGTTTCAGTGACATGGAACATTACGTTAGTATGGTCTTGAAAGGTCTCCAACCCAGTGTTCTTATTTGTGGCGCCCCGGGTGTAGGTAAGACCTATCGGGTTATGCAGAAAGTGAAATCTTCCGGCCGCAACTTCAAAGTCATTAAAGGTAAGGAAACCGCCTTGGCGTTTTATATGGACTTGTTCCATTTCCGTCATGAAGGCGATATTCTTATTTGCGATGATGCCGATGATGTATTGACGGATGAAACCATCATCAATCTTATTAAGGCTGCAACCGATTCCAGCGATGAACGTATTGTTAGTTATGGCACCTCGAAACCACCAATAATGTCCGAAGAGGAATACATGAGCCTCCCTTATGAGGATCAGGAAATTTGTGGCGTTATGGTCGTGCGTGGTGGTGGAGAATTACACACCTATCCAAAATCATTCATCACCGAGGGTTCAATGATTATCATTACAAACCGTAATGCCGGTCAAATCGATACGGCAATCCGTAACCGTGGTCTTATTTGTGACCTTGAATTTACCGTGGAAGAATGTCTTGGGTTGGTTAAGAGTATTATGCCGGCAATTATGCCGAACAAACTCTCCGTGGATGCCAAGTTCAAAGCCCTTAAATACCTCGAGGATCTTGCCGGTAGTAAATCAAAAATGGAAATTTCCATCCGTTCTTTTGTCACGGTGGCCAAGGTATTCGAGGATGTTGATGATGATGCCCAAGCCGAACGTATGATTAAGGAACAAATGAAACTTCAATCCCTACGTGGTGGTAAGAAGTATTAAAAACACATAAATATCAATCTAAAGGCTCCCACCGGAGCCTTTTATTATTTTATAAAAGAATTGAAATAATAACCATGGAATCAGGACCAACCGGATTTATCCCGAAAGAATATAATGAACATAACAACAGGGTTGATACAGCTTCTTGGGAGGATGAAGTCGATATGCAATTTATGCAAAGCGTTATAAACGCAGTTACCCAATCCTGTGTACTCCCATCTCCTATACCTTTGGAACGTATCCCGGCAATTATACTGGATGCTGCCGGGTATTTTTGGGAAAATGATGACAGTGCGGTTGAGCAACGATTTTATTTCATACCAAACTCCGAGCTCTGTAAAGGTAACACATTCAATAAGATAATCCAACTTCCGGTACAAATTATGGCTGTTCAAGGATGCTATAGATCCTCCGAAACCATGTACGGAAACCTTGGAGATTTCTCCATCGAACGTATGATGATGTCATCATATGCCACATTTGGTGGTCTCGGAAGTATCGGTGGTGGAGGTGCCGCTGGAGTGGGTGGAGCGTTCAATGGAGTTAGTGGATTCAAATTATCGGATGTTGTGATCGGTATGTATGAGATTGATACCTTCAAACAAACCCTTGAACCGACCCTTTCATATAATTTCAATGAATACTCCAAAAAACTCACCATCATTGGTGATAGTAAGGGTTCCAATATAGTTATCGACACATGGAAGAGAGTCCGCCTGCAGGATTTGTATAATAGCCATATGTTCAAACGTTACTGTATATGTAGCGTGAAGGCCGCACTTGCCCAAATATACGGTACGTTTACATTCAAATACCCGGGTGGCGTTGAAATCAATGTTTCAGCATATTCCGATCCGGCTTCCGAGGAGCTCGATCGTATCAGGGAATGGATTACGAATAACCACGCAGCTGATTATTTCTTCCAACCAAATACCATCTAATGTTAACATGCTCAAATATTGTTTATATAACCATATGAGTATTATTAAAAGGAAAAATACAAACAACACAATATGAAATCACTTCAGGAACATCTTGTTGAAACCCTTAATGAAGGTGCACAATATTGGGAACTTAACGAAAGAACTCATGCCGCCACATATCGTTTCAATTTTGACAAGTGTGATCGGATCACCAAGGAGAGATTCGATGAAATTGGCATGGATGTAAGCACAGATGACGAAGAGTTCGACTATGTCAAAATCGTGATGTATTATGACGATAAGAAGATCAGCCTTGTTACCCCGGTGATGGATGACCCATATAATACCGGAACAGTGAGCTACGATTTTAAGGTGGCAGACGACCTCGTTACTTATCACGATTATCAAAACAAGCCTAACGGGTTAACCGTTAAGGATCTCAAGATTCCACCCAAGGCGAAGAATAAATTTGGTGCAGATGTCGCCGAAAAAATGGCGTGGTTTGTTTGTTACTTCTTTAACAACTCACCGGAGCCAATTTTTAAAACATCACCTAAAGGCCCACAAATTTACAAATAAGCGATAAAACAATATGAAATCACTTCAAGAACATCTTACAAGTATGTTGGAGTCCACTCCTACATCCAAACAGAAGACTCCATGTGCTTATAAAGGTAGGACAGTAATATACCGCCCTGGATTATTTGGTAGTGAATGGGAACAATTCAGCGGATCCCATAATTACGACAAAGCCTTTAACGAGGCAACATTTGCATTCAATTATGATACAAATATGTTGGAGGTTGAGTGTCCAAGCTGGCGCGCTACCCGTATGGTGCATTACCGTTTCAAACTCAAACAAGGGTCATTCGATGAATATAACAGGAAAAACAGGGATCTCACGCCTCAAGATCTTGATTTCTTCAATCAACGCGGCCTTGATCTCACCCAAATGATTGATGTGCTAAACATTGCATGCTGGGCGTTCAATAATTCGCCGGAACCTTTGTTTGAAAGCAAGGATATCGATGAATATGGCACCGTGCCAAGACACCTTGAGCAAATGGGTATGACCCAAGAAATGTTTTACGATTGGATGGACGGTGGAGACCAATACGATAAGGCCGATGAAATTGCAAAACATTATCTTGTAAGGAAATACGGCAATACCATGGCCAAAAAGATTATCAAGAAATATGAGATGGACGGTTCCAACGCATTTGTTGGTATTGTGTTGGAGGAACCCGGTTACCAAAAATACATTGACGCATTGTAATATGAAGGACTTGAAAGATTTTTTAAACGAATCATTGGATCATGTAAACGGGGTAACTGAGTCTTCAAACCGGGATGCCTTTGTGGAGAAAGTCCGCTCCGCACTTGAAAAATGTATATCCGATAAATCGATTGATGCTTGGTTTTTCAACTGGGCTGAATCCGACAAGGCTGAAAGAGCATCCGCCGAAAAATACCTAAATTCAATTCTACCAGGAAAGTGGAAATTCATTGAGATAACCGGAAACGGAACCAATGTAGGTGAAGGATGGTTCAAAAACAAGGAGAATGATGTCACGATATCACTTTCATGTGATAATGAAGGGGAGACGGATAATGACTACATAGATGGATACACCATTGAATAAAACAAAACATAAACCAATGAAAGACCTTAAAGATGCAATAATTGAAAATCTCGGCCAAGTAAATGAAAGTTCATTTCGTTGCAATGGCAAAATTCAAAAGCATGAGGAAAGCTCAACAGAAGTCCTCCCGATATCAAACGTTCGCGCAGACCAGCTTTACGTCATGTATGATGATAATGCCGGTGAAATTGACATCATATCCACAAGCGATATTGAAGGATACACCCAATGGGCCGGAGAAACGGAAGAAGTTGCGGCAAAACTTGCGAAACTTAAACCCGGTGAGGTGTATAAAGATAGTTGGGGTTATATTACCCGCCTCAAGTAATGCAGTCGTTATACACATACATAGAAGAATCATTCAAGTCACTTGGTAAAGGTGAAGAAGGGGAGGTATTCGACCTTGGTGATGGCCGTGTAAAAAAGGTCTTCAAACGAGGCAGGGTACCTCTTCCATGGCAACTCCTATATCAGGCATGCCAAATGGGTGTCGAGATCGAGGCTCTCCCAAGGGTATTCGAGGTGGGGGATGATTATATTATCCGTGAAGATTGTACCCCAAACACATCGAAATGCAAATCCATATACAAGACCTCCCAACAGGTACCATTTCCAAAATCCGGACCGGATACAATATATCAGTTGGTATATGACGGACACTTGTGGTACACTCCGGAAGAAGGTGACTGCATGGATATCCGATGGGCGATCAGAGGTATTGTGAAAGATACCGTTCATTTCCTTACACATCTCAAATACGAACTCTCCCAAATATGTGGTGATCGTGCCGGTCTTGGTGATTTTGCATTGAAGAACCTTGGTGAAACAAAGGATGGCCGAGTCGTAATGTTTGACTTCTAAATAAAACGAACGATATGAAACCATTATACGAATATTTGAATGAGTCATTTAAGTGGGAGGATCGGGACATTGCCACATTACGTGATTTATTGGGATCATTGGTCGATCCCGATACAACCACGTGGGTTGAAAAGTATTGTCCCAATATGAAGAATTTTCCGCTCTTTATGGATGACCATGAAAAATCCCTTCTCACTCCATTATATGACAAGTTCTCCAAGACCGGAAAGATAAACCTTACCAATGATGAGAAAAAACTTGTTCGTAGAATAGCGGTGTTTGCATGCAAGCAGGCGTACACATTAAACGCAGATATATTCAATCTGTATCTTAATGTGCTTCATTTATAAAAAGTATTGATTATGAAAGACTTATATTCGTACATAGTTAATGAGGGCATCAAAGATGCCTTTGGTAAACTCAAGTCCTTATTCAAAAAGAAGGAGAAATATGTATACAAAACCGAGGATAAGCGTTGGGAAGAGGTGCAAATTCTTTATTACAACATCCTCAAGACCGGCCCCGTACAATCATTCAGTAATGTTCGGGATTTGGTTAACGTATACATGAATGGCTCAATGAAGTATGAATTTGTAATAAAAAACAAGCGTCAATACGCCGCGTTCCTACAAGGGGTTCTTGATTATGCATACATGAACTATACCCGAAGCCTTAAACAGGATCCTTTTGGCGAAAAATCATGCGATAGTGCATATGCCAGGGCATGCAAGGAATATGGATACGAAGGAATCACCCATGATCTCGATAGTGGTGCCGTAGGACTTGATGTATTCGGCCATTATCCATACGGGTGGGGATTTGCCGAACGTCTTGACCTTAATATATCTCGTCAATGGTTAGTTAGTTTCAAAACAGCGGAGCCAATAAATTAAAAACTCGCATATAAAAGGAGATCTCCTCCGTCCCGAATAACTATATAGGGGCGGAGGAGATCTCTTGTTATATCGCAAATAAACGCGCAAAAATCGAATTTTTACAGCCTTGATATAGTCCTCTCGGTAAAGATCTTAAAAAGCATATTGTTCTGCTTGGCAAATTCCGCGGCAGCTCGCCATTTTGAGATATTCTTCACATACTCATTCCATGCGTATGAGTCTCGCGGTAGCGTAGGATCCGGTGCTTTGGTTTGATTGTATGGCTTAATTTCAACAAGTATTGTGGTAATACCTTTTGATGGATCGTGTTGGTCATTATACATGTCCATGATATAATCCGGATAATACGTATGTGTTGTACCATCCCGTAGGTTGGTATATTGGATCCCAACGCATTCACTACCCCAATGCACAATTCTCGGGGAATGCTCCAACCAATAGATAAAATCCCGTTCATACGAGGATCTATATATAATCGGCCGAGTCTTCTGTGATTCATATAGTTTACGACAGGACGCCGGGTTGATTTGACCTCCTTTATATCGCTGATTTGGCCGTATCTTTTTTATATCGTGTGGCATAATGTTTCCTGTTAATATTTCATCAAGTTCCTTTATATATAATTGAAAAACCGATTAATAATTTTACAAATGAATAAGATAGATTCTTTGGGTATCTACATTAAAGGAGACTATGCCGGTGTGGATAACGAAAAAGCTTTTGATTTGATCGAAATGGCTGTTACAGAAGGCGTAAAGGCCAATGCCGGTCAAAAGAATGCAATGTCAATAGCGCTGGGAGGTATTTGGCTTGACGGATATATTGCCGGGTGTGGTGCCACGGACGAAAACGTCAAGAAAACTCTTCGTGATTCGATTAACAAATACTTTTTTATCTAATGACCACGGAACAATTATCGAAATACCTATAACTTATGTATGAGCATTTGAATCCTACACAGGAAATTAAAGTTGGCGAGATGGTTCGTTGGGATGAATACCCGGACAGACTGTATTACGTCCTCGAAATGAACATTACACATTGTGGTCATAATGATTATTGTAAAATTGAATCTATTGACCATAAACACCGTGCATTGGTCCGTATCGCGGATCTTACATGGGATGATGTGGATTTCATCGAACAATAAATTATTAACATTATGAATATCAGTCAGTTAAAAAGCCTTATAATCAGAGACCGCGCCCATAAGGGGATTTCGGATTGTGATTTCACCAACGGGTATGTGAATTACGACATCGGTGATTTACTATTTGATTATGGATTTAATGTTCCATGTGAAACATACTTCCATAATGAAGATGATTTTGCCGATTATCCGGAAGGTACCCCGGAACGCAGCCAATGGGAATGCCGTAACAGCAATTGGGAGATGTGCGGTAACGGTAAATTCATCAATTACCCGGATAACTTTATCATCCGACATCGTTTTGCCCGTCCATCATACATACAAGTATTGGAATGGTTCATGGAGAAGTTCCATGCACAGATCGACATTTCCGCGTCAAAAATCACTGTCAAAAACCTCCACATTCCTCATGGGCCGGATAGTTACTATGTGGAAAGTTGGGAATATGTGGAAACCGCATTTCCGGCATCCGATCCGGTATTCCTTGCCGGGTGGACAGTAGATATGATTATCGACCGATTCAAACTACTTGCCGGGCCATTCAAGGTAAAGGATGTGATCAAGGAGGCGGAATGAACCTCCATAAAACAAAAAAGGGTCTCCGCGGAGACCCTTTTCTTTTTCGTAGTTATTGGTTATTTGGATACACCAACAATTTTATCAACTTGTTCCGGCGATACGTCATCTGCTTTTACATCCTTGGAATCCTTGGAATCAGCTTTTGGCGATCCATCCTTTTCCTGTTTATTTACCTCATCCTTCTTTTCATCATCCTCTTTGGATGCTTTGCGTGAAGGCTCAAGGCCAAGGATGTTAGTGAAACCATATTTGGTCGAAAGATCACGGATCTTATCGAGTGCACTGGTACTTGAATCCTCGCCATCCGGTGAAAGAATATCTTTTGCCTTATCGGTTTTTTTAGTACCAGTTTTATCAAGGAGTTCCTTGTTGAGACGTGCCATATAGGCATCAAATTTATCCGGTGAGATTTTCCTCCATGCCTTGCATTTATCATCAATATTGACCACTTGATCGTTGGTTGGAAGACCCGGAACCTCACCCTTGTTTTCGATCATGGTATCATTGAGGTAGTTATAAAGGTCTTCCATGGAACGGGCTTTACCATTGGCATCGAAACAGCAGTTATAGATGGCGTTATACATACGTTCCATCTTTACTTTTTCAACGCTATTCGTTGTGGTATCCATTACAAATTTGATATATACAAGTCGTTCCTTGCATATGGATTCCATGTCGGAACCCTGCTCGGCTTCCATTACTGGGGCCGGTTTCCTTGTTTCACATAGACGGGTCATTGTCCACGGAGAACCCTTGAAAGAGCTGTTTTCCACTTTGTCTTTTTTGTTTTTCTTTTCCCAATTAGCAACACGTTCTTTGAATTCATCCTTTGATATGGCGACCCCACGTTTGCTGTAATATGATTTTGTTCTAAATGTCTTGTTGCCACGTTTATACGTACGTTGTTTGAACACTTTACGGGGATCTTGTTTGTCCGAAAGTGTTGCTTTTCCACCCTTCGTATCAAACTTTTCATCCTCAAGGTCATCATCATTATCCGTACGTTCATCGCCATCCTTGGCGTCATCTTCTTCGGGTTCTTCGTTGGCCTTCTTTTGCTTTTCAAATTCCTCCGGCTCGATTTCTGTGGAATCACCATCGGCTGTGGTCATTGTACACTTACCGTTTTCGTCCTTTTTATATACCGTGCCGTCAGGATCTTTGAATTCTTCCGGTTCAACCTTCTTTGGTTCACCACCTTCAGGTTCCTTTGGATCACCCTCCTTTTTAGCAGGTTCTTTTTCAGGTTCTTTTTCAGGTTCTTTTTCAGGTTCTTTTTCAGGTTCTTTTTCAGGTTCTTTTTCAGGTTCCTTTTCAGGTTCTTTTTTAGGTTCTCCGAGAAGTTTTGGATTTTCTTTTGCCACGGTTTTCATTGTTTTGACTAATCCATCGTCTGTGATACCTTTTTCCTTCTTCCATTTTTCAACGTCTTCATCGGAAATCTTTTCGGCGCTCTTTTCAACCTGCTCGGCGATTTTTTGACCTTCAGGTGTCAATGATTCTTTGGAAAATTTTTCAACAACTTCAATATCTTCAGGAGAACCCGAACCACTCATAACTTTTGTTAATGATTCAAGATGTTTTGAATGTTTATCCTTGTCAGGGCCTTCCGGCAACTGTTTGACGGTATTTTCATAAGCCATCATAAGTTTAAGTGACTTATTACGTTGGGTTTTAATCTCTTCTGCCTCTTTGTCGAGTTTTTCCTTATCACCAGCAGTGAGTTGAGGTGTTTGTGGTTCTTGCGGATCTGTATCACCACCGGTTAATGATTTCAATGCCTCCTGTTCCTTATCGGTCAACACATTGTCGATTTCAACTCTATCCGATAATTCCTTGATACGGGCAAGTTCTTTTGGACTCAAATCGGCTTTTTTCTTCTTCAACAAACTGCGTAGTTCTTTTTCCTCCTTTTCGTCACCAACATTTGTTTTGCCAGTTTTTATGATATCATCGATTTCATCAGTAGAGTACCCAGCCTTCAAAAGCTTATATTTATGTTTCTCTATCTCAAGTTCGTACTTTTGTTTCATTCTTTCATTTTTGGCAGATAAACGTTTTTGACGCAAATCCACAAGTTCATTACGAAGACCACCGAGCTTCTTAAATACGGAGAGTACCCCCATCGAACAATAAGCACCAAGGACACCACATACAAGCAAGGTACCAAAGAACTCATTGATCGTTTCCGGGGTTTGGGCTGACTCTTTTATAAAACCTTTATTGAAATCCAAATGTTTCATATGTTATTTGTTTTATTATCTCTACAAGCTGCATGTTGAGGATTATTATAAAAATAATCAATTATAGTAGAAAAGTATGCCAAGCAAAAAACACAATAATATTCCAAACAGCAATAATCTATTTGCTATATTTCAAGCCCAAGTGGAGTCCTCTGCTCTATTGGTTAAGGTTATTGTGAATAGTGGTATAGATAAAAACTTGGTAAAAACGATTACCTCTGCATCGAAGGCCATAGATACCGCGGTTGATACCATATATAAATCGCTTGATAAGATGAATTCATACGATATTGGTAAATCTGCGGAGGCGTCAAAAACACTGGCATCCACAACCCAAGCATTCGATACACTTGTTACCGTGATCTCCAACATTAATAAGATTAATGGTGCTCAAATCCGTATGGCAAAACATTCCGTTAACCGTCTTATGGATTTGATGTTTGGAGATTCAAGCAAAAACCCTAAAGGTGTAATACCAATGCTTGAAAAAATTGGGGATAAAGACAAGGCAAAATCCCTCATTGATGGCACTAAAATACTCAAACAAGTGGCACCAACAACCAATGATCTTACGAAAATGGCTGTTGTGCTTGGTGCTTCTCTCCCGGTAGTGACGTTGGCTGTACTTGCTGTTAAGGTTTTGTCATTGGTTGTCGATAACATCATAACCATATATTCAAATGCTTCCAGTAAGCAACAACAAATCATTCAATCTGCGGTTGCATTCAAGCAGATGTCCTCGAGTTTGCTTTTGATTATCGGAAGTATCTCGCTTATTAGCTTGTCATTCCCATTTGTGATGTTGTCACTAATCGCAGTGGTTGCCTTGAAGTTCGCAATCAATGGTATCTTGAACATATATTCAATGATTGCCAGCAATGAGAAAGATATCAATGCTGCTTCGAAGACCATTGGGCAGATGGCATTAAGCTTACTCACAATTGTTGGAAGTGTTGCACTTATTAGTTTGGCATTTCCATTCGTCATGTTATCCATGATTACAGTAGTTGCCTTGAAGTTTGCCGTCAATGGTATCGTAAACGTATACTCAATGATTGCAGAAAATGCATCCGGTATCGGTACGGCATCCAATGTCATTAATCAATTGACCTCGAGCTTGCTTACCATCGTTGGAGGTATTTCGCTTATCAGCTTGGCAACCCCGTTTGTTGTGTTATCCATGCTCACCACAGTTGCCTTGAAGATGGCCATCCAAGGTATCATGAATGTATATTCGATGATTGCCGATAATGAAGGTAGCATCACCACAACATCAAAGGTTATCCAACAGCTAACCTCGAGCTTGCTTACCATCGTTGGAGGTATTTCACTTATCAGCTTGGCAACCCCGTTCGTTGTATTATCCATACTCACCACGGTTGCCTTGAAGATGACCATCAAAGGTATTTTGGGTGTATATTCGATGATTGCCGATAATGAAGGTAACATCAACACAACATCAAAGGTTATCCAACAGCTAACTTCGAGCTTACTTGCCATTGTTGGTAGTGTTTCACTTATCAGCTTGGCAACCCCGTTCGTTATAGTGTCGATGATCACGGTGGTTGCACTATCGTTGGTTATTAAAGGTCTCCTCCACATATATTCCAATGTGGCCAATAAAGAGGGAGATATCAGTACGGCTTCGAAGGTTCTTAAACAAATGGCATCGAGCTTACTTGCCATTGTTGGTAGTGTTTCACTTATCAGCTTGGCAACCCCGTTCGTCATGGTGTCATTGATCACTGTATTCACATTATCATTTGTCATCAAAGGACTTCTACGTATATATTCCAATGTAGCCAACAAAGAAAGTGATATTAATGCAGCATCGAAGGCCCTTAAACAAATGGCCTCGAGCTTGCTCATTATAGTGGGTAGTGTTTCACTTATTGCTTTGGCCACTCCATTGATCGCAATATCCATACTTACCGTATTTACCTTATCGTTGGTCATTAAAGGACTTATGCGTATATATTCGGTAGTTGCGGATAAACAAAAGGATATCAATACAGCTTCGAAGACATTCAACCAAATGTCAGTAAGCTTGCTCTTGTTTGTTGGAAGCCTTGTAATTGTTGGATTGACCTTTATGATAGCCGCTCCATTAATAGCGGTTGCCGTTGTGGCCACACTCGCAATAGTTGGATTGATGGTTCTTATAAGCCTGATCTCCAAGAACGTGAAAGAAGGAGGAAAAGTCCTCAAAGATATGGCATTGGCAATGCTCATACTATCGACCACGGCATTGTTAATGGCATTAACCGGTCAATTTATTGCAGCCAACTGGGAGAGTATGCTTATAGTATCCGCATATCTCCTTGTACTTGTAGGTTCCTGCTTGCTATTGGCATTGGCTAAAAAGATAATACACGAGGGAGCCAAGGAACTCCTATACATTGCACTTGCAGTTGCCATCCTCGCCGGCGTTGCTATGTTGATGGCAGTTGTTGGACAATATATCACAGCCAACTGGGAGAACATGCTTATAATATCCGCATATCTCCTTGTACTTGTGGGTTCCTGCTTGCTATTATCATTGGCAAAGAAGTGGATAGAAAGTGGAGCCAAGGAACTCCTATACATTGCACTTGCAGTTGCGATCCTTGCCGGAGTCGCTATGTTGATGGTGTATGTTGGAGGATTGCTCACGGTTAACTGGGAACCGGTACTTACGGTAACCCTATTACTTGCTGTCCTTGTTGGTGCAGTATATTTGATTGCCCGTGCAAGTAAGACCATAGAAAAAGGCTGGAAGGCCATGTTGATCGTGGTATTGTTTGCCGCCGCAATGGCCGCTGTTGTATATGTGCTTGCGGAAATAGCCAATACCGCAGATCCTCTCGAACTCCTTGAAGTTGTTGGCATTATGGCTCTTGTGATGGTGGCCGTTGGTGGTATTGCCGTATTGGCCGGTGTTCTTCAATCACAAATTATGCAAGGCGCCATCGGTGTGGCAGTAATTGCCGGTATTGCGTTCTTAATGTCCATTGTAATGAAGAACCTCGCGAAAGCAGCATCTATTGCACCTCCACTTGAGATCCTCGAAGTGACCGGTATCATGGCCCTTATCATGGTTGCCGTTGGTGCAATGACCATTGCATCCGGTATGTTACTTGCCGGCCCACAAGCAATTGCATTTGGTCTTGGTATGGCTGCTATGAGTTCATTGATAGTTGTTGCTCTCTTGTTATCCGAAGTCGTTAAGAATACGGCAAAGGCTGCTATGGCAGTCAAAGCTGCCGGTCTTAAAGATCCGGATGAGGTTGCAGCAATAATCTCATTACCGATTAAGGCATTTACGAAGGAGGATAAAGACGGCAAGAGCTTATTTGGTTATATTGCTGATCTTCCAAACCCGATAAAAATGGCATCGTATGTTGGTAGAGTGACCGAACTTGCAACCATCACGTGCTCCATTGGAAAGATCGCAGATATCCTTCAACATATTGCTTCATTGAACATGCCGGATCCTGATAAGGGATTTGATGAAAAAGGTAATCCGAAAGGATATAAACAAATGAAGTCCGAGGACTTTATGGCCGCTGCTCAAAATGCCGCAGTCATCCTTGGTATGACTTCAGCCATGTTTGGTGAAGAACAAGTTGATTTCGAACTTGGTGATGGAGCCAAATTCACGGTGGTTCCTTGTGATTTGGCTGCTCTCGATAAGATAAGTTTGAAGACAACATTTAAGATTAGACTACTTTCGAGGATTGTCGGTCATGTATCGAATATGGCGGACACGCTTCAACATATTGCTTCATTGAAGATGCCGGATCCTGATAAAGGATTCACCGAAGAGGGAAGACCTAAAGGGTATCTATTGATGAAGTCCGAGGACTTTATGTCAGCCGCTCAAAATGCATCCGCTATCCTTTCATTCTTTACTGGTTTGTTCGCCGAGGAGGCAACGGAGGTTATATTTGGAGGTTCAAAAGCAACGGTTGAACCACTTAATATGGCTGCTCTTGATAAGATCTCCCGTAGCACACGCCGTAAGATTGAGCGTCTTGGTGATATTGTTGCCGCAGTCGGTGGTATGGCGGTCAGCCTTCAAAATATATCGTCCTTGATGATACCTGATCCTGATAAAGGATTTACTGAAGATGGTAAACCTAAAGGATTCAACGTAATGTCAAGTGATGACTTTAGAAATGCTGCAGTTAACGCCGGTTCCATACTTGCGTTCTTCGCCAACATATTCGCTGATTCCCCAACCACCATGGAATTTGCCGGATCACAGGTAACCATCACCCCGATTAGTATGGCCGTCCTCGACAACCTTTCCCGTGGTACCAAGAAGAAAGTCGCCCGTCTTGGTGAAATTGTGGCTGTGGTTGGCGGTATGGCGGAAACACTCAAGAATATGTCCTCACTTACCGTTCCGGATGCCATGGGCCCGGATGACTTCAACGAAAATGGCACACCGAAGAAATGGCGTATGATGACCGCGGAGGATCTCGCCAATGCCTCATTGACCGCTGGTTCGATGCTTGAGTTCTTCTGTGCATTGTTTGGAGAGGAACGTGTAACATTATCATTGGGCTCCGTAGGTTCGTTTGTTGTCAACCCAATATCGGAGGATGCACTTGATAATATTTCACGTAGTACGAAGAAGAAGATGGAACGTCTCGGTGAGATCATCGCCGTGGTTGGTGGTTTGGGTGAAACCCTTAAAAACCTTTCCAGCTTGATAGTACCTGATTGCAACACTGCAGAGGACTTCAATGAAAATGGTACACCGAAGAAATGGCGTAAGATGACGCAACAGGACTTCAATCAGGCAATGGCAATGGCCGAAAAGATGCTTTTTAGTGTTGTCAACATCCTTGGTGATGAAAGAATGCAGGATCAACTTTCCGATATATCGAAAAGGAATATGAAGAAACTCGGCATTGCCATGGATGCCATTAAGGGTCTCGGTAATATCATGGATCTTGTTAAGGCTCTTGCCGGAGGCCGCATGGCTTCGAAATGGGCACGTGATACTGATCCAAATTCGCCTACGTACGGACAGGACGTTGCAGTCGAGTACATAAACCTTGCAGAGTACATTAATAAGAATCAGGGTAAGATCACAAGCACCGTGTATGATTTGATCATGTGTCCTATCAAAGCAATTGCATGGATTGCCGATAGTGATACCGCCATGGATTATGTCAAAAAGGCTGACGAACAAGGTTATAAGATTTCCCGTGTTCTCAATACGATCAAACAACCGATTACCGATATCATTGATTTGTATAATGATAAGCTATCCGGCGTTGATACGGAATCCATCAAACCTGCATTTGAAGGTGTAATCTTTGGTATTGTATCTCCTCTTGCAGATCTCGATCCTGACAGGATGGAGGTGGTCAAGAAGGGTTCGTTGGTTGTATTTGAACGTGTTGCCGCTTCATTGACCAATGTATCGAAGATTAATGATAATTCAGCCAAGAACTTCCAAAACAATGTGAAGGAAACGGTTGGTCTTCTTAAAACAGTTGATTCAGTCAACCTTGATAAACTCAAGACCGCAAGTGATTTGATGAAACACATTGAGGGATTATCGAAGTCCATCAATGGTAATTTCAAGGAACTTGCCCATGCCATTAATGAAGACCTTCTTGAGGCACTTGAAAAACTCACCGGTGCACTTGATGATGTTAATAAGAAAGACTTCAATGTTGCAGTTGCCGGAGATGTTATATCTCAACCATCCGGTTCCGCTGGAGTCAATGAAAAGAGAGAGCCTCAACCGGTTAATAAGAATCAACTTACAAAGAGTGACCTTGATAATGTCATAAGGGCAATAAATGATTTGACCTCAAAGGTTAACAAGGTGATATCGGACGGTAAGGTTCAAGTTAAGATGGCACCGTAATGTAAATGAAATAAAGTCAATAATATGAATATAGTTAAGTTTCAAGATATCGTAATGACTCCGGATGTTCTCGTTGAAGCCGGATATGCAGAAATAGTGGATGATAACTACGTATGGAAGAGTGGTTCTCCATTTGTGGAATTTTCCATCAATAACTTCTGTGATTATTTCAACAACATGCTTCGCAATAAATATGCGTATGCAATTCATTGGACACATATATTGCCGATGGCGGATAACAATGGTTCTATCCCAACCGGAGACCCATTTAACCCGGGTGATGAATTGAACTACGTGAATGTTGAAATCGGAACCGTGGCGGTGGAAAATCTACTCAAATTTGACGACCTCCGTATATGGATTGATCAAGTTCGTACGTTGAGTATCCTTCAAAACGATAAAATCAAATACGATTATCTCAATGAGTTTACACCGGATGATGATATCACCATCGAAGAACTCAAGGTATTTCGCACATGGCTTGCAAGTATCCTGTTGGCCAATACACCGGTCGTCAATAACTGGGACAATCCGGATATGTTGATCACAATGCTCACATATTACAAACAAAACCTTGAAGATGCCACGACAAAGATCCTTTCCGGTTTTTCCAACTATATGCAGGATAATGTACTTGTTGCGACAACCAAGGATAAACGCATAAATCTTGCAACTCTTCCACTTTCCGCCGGATGTGGATGTAACGGCGGAGTACAAGGTGTTGGTGTAACTCCGGTTGCCGGATGTAATCCACTTCAAATGTATCGCAATGCCATATATAATTACATGGTGGAAGTATTCTCCAACGTGAATTATTGGATGGATCAGGTGGAGATCTGCGTGGAAATGAAAAAATACCTTAACGGTATTCTCAAGGTTGGTCTTCCATTGGGTAGTAAAATCATAGACCCATTCGCAGATTGTGGTTGTAACACATTGGATGCCGAATCGCAAATCCGTTACCATAAGATGATTGAGGCTTTAATACAATCCCTCACATATATCATCGAAGGGAAAGTTTCCGGTAACCAAAATTACATAGCCACGGCCTTCTCGAACTGGGCCACATATCTCTATGAATATATGTATTGGGCCTAATGTTATTATATAAGGACTACATACGATCCCTGTTTATCGGTAAGAAGGTAAGGTTTACCTCCGACTGTATCGTAAAACTGGACGTTACCGGTACTGTGGTTGGAGTTGAACATTCCGGTTCCGAATTGATATATTTAGTCAATACGGGGACACGTATCGTAAAGATAGGTGAAAATACCTCAAAGTTAACGGTTGAATTTTTATAAAAAAACATTGAATACATTGGAAACAAATAAGACATTTAATAAAACCTTTTTGTGGTTGTTTATAGTGCTTTACGCAGCTATTGCATTCGTATCCACATACCACGCAATTGCATTTTTCGGTCTATCCAATCCTGGTTGGCTCGCTGTGATCCTCGCCATTGCATTTGAAATTGGACAGGCCGGTGTATTATTCTCGATTCTTACAAATACTGACAAGGACGATAAGAAAACCCTTCCATGGATTTTGATGGCCATATTGACTATCGTTCAAATTCTTGGTAATGTGTTCTCATCATATCGTTACATGATTATGCACAATACCGATCAAATTGATTATTTCACAAAATCGGTGTTATTCTTTGTCCAGTCACCAAACCCCGACTATAATTACGTAATGATTTCGTACATTACAGGAGCTATCCTCCCGGTGGTTGCCCTATGCATGACCTCCATGGTGGTCAATATGTTGAAACGCAACCGTCATGAGCCGGTGGTAACAAATCAAGATGAAGATATTGTGGTATCGGATTCCACGGCGGAGCCGGATTCCAAACCAACCCCTGTGGATGAGCCGTAAAAATCCGCATAAACATATCATATTTGCGCCCTAATCGCTTTTCTCGAGTCCCGTGATAAATTATGAAGGACAAAAAAGATTTGCGTTTAGAGCGCAAATTTTTTTATTTTTCCGGAATATGGAAAAATTTTGTCGGATTATATATATTGTGATAGATATGAAAGAAACCCTATAGTATATGGCAAAAAATGATAAAAAGCCGGTCTTTGTTGAAATTCCACAGCGCAAACTCGAGCTTGTGTGGATGAACCTTGATGATTTGGTTCCGTATTCCGGCAACCCCCGTCATAACAATGAATCCGCGAAGATGGTGGCGGAATCCATCAAGATGTACGGATATATATGTCCCATCACGGCAACCGGAGAAAATAATATCATCCTCACCGGACACACCCGTCTTAAAGCCTTGCGTCTTCTCGGACAAACCCATGAGTGGGTCATCAAGGTATGGGGAATGACGGATGATGAAATCCGTGGGTTTGTTATCGCGGATAACCGGGTCGGAGAATATTCCCGTTGGAATTATTCCGCCGTTGACCGCATGGTGTCCGAGACCGGAAATGTTGATCCGATGATGAAGAAACTCGGCATGTCCTCGTTCAAGGATAACAAGGCGGAATTGGAAGACCTTATTAAGGGTGCCGCCGGTTCACCGCTTGATGATAATGGTAACTATGTTGCCGTTGAATAAATTAAAAACACCATGCCAGTTAATCTCTCAAACTACGTGGAAATGATAAAAAGTTTCCTCAATCCGGAAAAATGGTTGTTTGAAATCAAACAAGGCAAGAAGGATCCGGATAAAACTGAAAAGAAAACAAAATAAATATGCATAAATTAGTATACGGACTGGGTGGCGGACTCGTATATTCCTGTGGTTCAAAAGGTAGGTGGAAACAGGTTCTCCCTACACTTTTGAAAACATTTGATAATGCCGTATTGATTTCCACCGTGGATATGCCGAAGAACGCCGCAAAGGTCATATATGATACTGTTGGTCAGGAACGTTTGTATCTCGACTCCGGAGGTTTTACCCTTTACAAGCTTCAAAACAAATACGGTGCGGATAGTGAAAAGTTCCACCAAGCATGTGAGAAAATGAGGCGTAAATTCCTTGCACTTCTCCGCGTGGTCAAACCATGTGAGATGTTTGAACTCGATAATGAGTATTTCCGTAAGGATGAAGATCTTCTTTCGCCCAAGAATTACCTCCGTGACGAAATCAAGGAGATTACCGGCCGGTATCCGACTCCGGTTTTCAAAATGCACCAAGGATTCGAGTACTGGAAGCGTCTTTGTGAGAGTGACCTATATGACAAACTTGCCATTGGTGGTCTTGCCATGACAAGGGATTGGCATCTTTACCGGGACGAGTTCCGTAAGATGATGAATTATGCCCGCCAGTGCGGCAAAAAGGTACACCTCCTCGGATGTCAAAACGTGGAAACATTCAAACAGGTCAAACCGGATACTGTGGACTATTCCATTTTCCAATATGCAATCAACCTCGAGCATGCCAAGAAGGAACATCCGGAATTAAAAACATATGAGGAGTTAAAAATCCATGCAGTGCTATATGCATTCTCCAGGGCCAAGTCCCGTTCATTCCTATATGACAACAATATCGAAGGTGAGGAGGAGATAACCCAAGGCGAACAAGTTTTATCCGAACAAAGATCTGAAGAATAAGGTGAAAATCGAAGATATTATAAAGTACTAACAACTAAACCTTAAAGAAATGAAGAAATTATTGATTTGTATCGCACTGTGTTTGGCGATGATCGCCTGTGGAAATTCCGAAAAACGCATGACGGAAAGGCAGGATGTAACTGAAGTCCTCAACGTATATGATGGATTTAGTGTAAGGAGTAAAACGAGGTACCTCACGGAAGATGGATACATCTGCACGCTTCAGTTGACAAAAACCGCGAACGGTAAACGTTACGACTGTTGCATCGATAGCCTCCCGGGGTGGGTATGGAATGAATACGAGCTGGACGATACGATTCATGCGGCAATCATCAATTCGCCGGAACCGGAGGAACAGGATGTCACGGAGGATTCCACCGGAAAGAAAACCATCGTTATTGACGGAGTCGTGTACGAACTCACGGAAAGAACCCAATGAGAGACTATTGGAAATATAAGCGGATGCCCAAACCGGTATACAAGGACAACAACGGATACTTTAATAATAGTTCCGACAAAGACCGTCCCCGGTTTGTTCCGGATCCCGCCGACTGGCATTACGGACGGCATACTCCGTTTTCCATCCGGATTCCGTCACTGAAACGCGGCAGATCCACGTGGAAACGTTTTTACAGGTTGTTTCCGGAACTCCGTTATATGGATAATTATTATGGACGCAAACTCAAAAAGATATGAAAATACTCGTTATACCGGATGTGCATGGCCGTGATTTTTGGATGAAACCATGCGAACACATTGATGAATTTGACAAGGTCATATTCTTGGGCGATTATCACGACCCATATACCTTCCAAGTAAGCACGGATACATCCCGTCACCGTCTCCGTGATAATCTTGTTCCGTTCATAGAAACCCATCCGGATAAGGTGGTATGCCTATTCGGTAACCACGATGGTAATTATATTATGGGTAACATGGCGGACAGATTTGACCGTTATCATAAGGATGAGATCCACGGATACCTTGTCCGGATGAACCTCAAGCTCGCCCATAAAGATGGTGATATCCTATTCTCCCATTCCGGTGTACTTCCGTTATGGTTGCAGGCAAATAACCTCACCATCGAGGATTTATTGAATTGTGACATCGCCAATATGTCCCCCGAAATGTACAACGCATTGATGCAGGTATCCCCGTATAGAGGTGGCTGGGAAAAATGTGGCAGTTGTGTATGGGGGGATGTGGATGAATACTATGATTCTTCCAAGATCGAAGGATTATATCAAATCTTCGGGCATACCCAGCAAATGGAAAACCCTATAATCACCAACGAGTTCGCTTGTTTGGATTGCCGTAAGGCTTTTGTACTGGACACTGATAACGGCCATGAGCTGATCGAGTGGAAATAATATGAAGGAAAAAGTCCGGTTATTTGGAAAGAAGTATACGCTACCGGAATTACAGGAGGTGGTGAAAACAAATGACAATCCGGATATCGAATATCTCGGGGAGGATTTGGATTATATCTGCGATAATTCCACCGTTGAATTTTTCGAGGACTATCGGATATCATTCAGGAGACGTAAGACCGGAGATTTGGCGGATTTATACATAAGGCGATACGGAAATAACCGGATTGAACTCCTATATGTTTATCACATACAAAGAAAAAAGGCCAAACCATGATATCAAATTATAAGGATCTCACCAGGGATCAGATCGACAGTATAATATATATGTATATAAACGAGCCATGCACGATTGCAGAAATTGCTCGTTCAGAGCATGTTACGGAAAACTTGGTTATGGAAGTGCTCGATAAACACAATGTTTATTGAAAAATCCTGAAAACTTTTTCTATTTTATAACATACCTTACAAATAAACTTTAATCGTAATAAAAAATTAAATCACTATGAAGAAAATTATTTCTTTGATGATCGCCTTGTTTATGGCTTTCACAATCACAAATGCTCAAACCGTTGAACGCGGTGGTGTTTTTTCCAACATGTATGTTGGCATCAATGGCGGTGCCATTCACAACCCTGTTTCCAACTACGATAATTTTGAGTTCAATACCTTGGACTGGAACGCCGGTCTTGAACTTGGCAAGAACGTTACCCCTATCACCGGGTTTTCGTTGGTTGGATACATGAGACCTAACTTCGAGGACGGTTTTGCCATCAGTGCAACGAATTTGAACGGAAACGTCAAGTTCAACCTAATGAATTTGTTTGCCGGGTACAAAGGCCAACCAAGGATTTTTGAAATTCAAACCGTAACCGGTATCGGATGGGATCATATGTTCAACTCAAGTAACCCCAACGATATATCATTGAACGCCGGCCTCGAATTTGATTTCAATTTAGGTAAAGAACGCGCTTGGTACATTACGTTTACACCTCAAGTCGTATCTCACGAAATCCTCCAGTCCCGTCACATCGAACCAATGGTAAAGCATGCGGATCTTCAGGCCAACATCGGCGTGGCTTATCGATTTAAGTCAAATAAGACCGGTTCCCATAACTTCGTGATCTGCGATAAGACGTATACCGACCAGCAATACTCGGAGCTTTACACCATGTACGATGAATGCATGAGATGTATGAACCGTGAGGTGGAGAGAGATACCGTTATTGTCGAAAAGATTGTTGAGAAGATTGTTGAGGTGAACACCAACAACACACTTCTTACCTTCGCAAAGAATAGCTCAACCATTACTACCACGGAGATGCAGCGTTTGGATATCTTTATGGCCAATGTTGACAAGAACGCCAACATCGTGATTGTTGGATCCGCCGATACGAAGACCGGAACCGAGAATTACAACTCCGATTTGGCTAACGCCCGTGCCGCCGCAGTGAAAGCCATCCTTGAGCAGAATGGGTATACCAACATTCAGGTTACCACGAAGTTGGATGCCTATGACACTGTTGAGCTTTCAAGGTGCGCAACGATCACCCGTGAATAACGAAACCACGGAGATCAAAAATATAATGGGGATCAGCAATGGTCTCCATTATTTTTTTGCAAAAAAGTTAAAAACTTAAAAAACCTGTCCTATTATCCATATTAGAAAGAATTAAAAATCATTCGATGAATTTATCCCTACATACAATGACATTGAAACAATCATGGAGCCGCCCAGCAGCCATGAATACCGCCATTGTACTCGGTAATGAAGGATTTTGCGGCTATGATGCCAAGCAAGGGGGATAGAAGAAGGCGAATGACAATTTGAAATATAACCCCCACACAAGAAGGTCATTCGCAAAAACGGATGACCTTTTTTAATACCTATTATAAATACTTGCAAATGAACAAAAAACAAAAAAGTTTCAAAAAAGTTTCGATAGAGTGTTAAGTTTCGCAGGAGGTTGATTATATATAGACGTTGAAAGGAACGATAAAACGTTCCAACCAACATAAAACAAGGGTTCTTTGACATATTGGGAGACATTTGATTGATTCTTATTCAGCCGAAACAACCTGAAATAATATGCGGTTTGCCCTTCACTGGAATATTAACCGTGGGTCAAAGGCTGATCAAGATATACGGGGAGGTAGATGAGATATCGCCTCCCCACGGTGCGAAGGTAGTTCAGTTGGTAGAATATGACCTTGCCAAGGTCGAGATCGTGGGTTCGAGTCCCATTCTTCGCTCAAGTTTGAATCTCTTCAGAGCAGTGTTAGCAGTGGTACAAAAGCTCGATTGGGAGATACCACTCCGGCCACCGGAACACAGGCGTAACACAAGGTTAAGAGGCAATCGGACAAAGAATCGATGCAAAAGCGTCCGATAATAACGAGGTCTTCTCACAAGAGCCAGTCGCGTAAAGTCACGGAAACGTTGGACCATGTAGGTGCTGCAGTAAACCGAAAGTCAACAGAGTACAGAGGATGGCGTCCGTAGGGGAGTTGTTGGTGTGCACAGCCAACAGGAGAAACGTATGGTAATCTCGAGGCCGATGGATTGTAAGTATAAGTAATATTCCGGTCGTATGCAACCGCGTGATGTGGGTATCGAATCCCACCAATCCACAAGTTGAGGAAATAACTCATTCATAACAAACAATTCTGTTTGGGAAGGTAGAGTACCTTCCAGGGAGGTAGCTTCTCCCGCGTAACGTAATCAGCCGACACCGGTAGAGTTTGAACCGGCAAATAGGGTCGGGTGGTGAGTCGCGAATCACCACCGGTTGATGAGTGAGGGAAATAATCAATCAATCAAGGTAGTTAGATGAAGTCGTGGTAAGACCAATAAGCTGGTTGTACAGCCGGCCGGAGTTGCCACGATGGAAAGAGGACAGAATACAATGCCCGAGAGGACATTGAGGCCGAGGTTCGAATCCTCGTCTTGGTGCATATTTAAAAGGTCTCGTACTCCAAAGAGATGATGCTGCAACAGATTCACACTGGGATATAGTGGTAGTACCTGAAAGTTTGGGGGAGGACAGCGCGACAACGCGTGTTAGTCGCCCCACCATTGCAGTGGTAAAGCAAACGATTATGGTAATGTGGGTTCAACTCCCACCGAGATCACAGAAACAATACTCCAATCCGTGGAACCACGCGGCCGTGAGAGCGAAGGCAACTCCGGAGAAGGCTGATCCGTGAAATGCGCGAGGTGGTGTAAAGGACGGGAGGTTGAAACTGGATTCCCGGGAAGGTTGCAAACTTCCCCTGATGGTAGGTGGATACTTCAGGTTTCGATAACTATTGGAGGTCTAAATGGTATCCGTGTTGGCCAAGGAACAGCACGGCCCTGATCGGATGGGTACTCCGTTGCCAGTTGCCGGGCCACAGCGGCATCCGCCATCCGCAGGCGAGCAAGTGGAGATTGGGATACCAAGCACCATCAAACTTTAGCTGGTCAAAACCGTGGATGGGCCCTCCACAATATCCGAGGTTGCCGAGTACAACGTTCGTAGGGTGTTTTTAATTAAAGGGCGAACAACAATCAAATAAACATTTAAGCTATGAGACGAAAACGTAAAGCCGTAAAGGACGGTAAATCAGGTAAACGTTGGCTCTCGTAACTTAATTGGTAGAGTACCGGACTTTTACTCCGGGAGTTCAGGGTTCGAGTCCCTGCGGGAGCACCAATTAAGTCACACTTAAACTGAAACAAATAAAAAATTAATAACATGAGACGAAAACGCACTGTCGTGGAAGACGACAAATCAGGTAAACAGTAGGCTTTCGTAACTCAACTGGCAGAGTACCACACTTTTAATGTGGGAGTTGTGGGTTCGAGTCCCACCGGGAGCACAAATCGGATATGCCGAGATCCGAGGTGAAACATGCCTCAGGGTGCACTTGTACCTAATGCTACAATATCCGATCATCATACCTCCGTAGCTCAATTGGCAGAGCTCGCGGCTCTTAACCGTGAGGTTGTGGGTTCGAATCCCACCGGTGGTACTTTTAATAATGGGGGAGGAGCTCGGTTGGTCGTAGCGGGTGCCCGTTAAGCACATGGTCGTGGGTTCGATCCCCACCTCCCCCGCGAAAGGTTGTCAGTAAGGTTTGCAGACGTTACCAGCTGACAATAAAATCTGCAAAATATGGGTTCATAGCTCAATCGGTAGAGCACCGGACTGTTAATCCGTAGGTTGAAGGTTCGATTCCTTCTGATCCCGCAAAAACCACTGCGTCCGCAGTATCCAACAGGTTTTAATCCGATGCCGAACGAACGGCTTGTGGGTCACCTCCTTTCCTTTTTCACCCCCACGTCTACGGATTTTTGAGTTGGATTTCTATATGGTGTTGTAGTTCAGCTGGTTAGAATGCCGCCCTGTCACGGCGGAGGTCGAGGGTTCGAGCCCCTTCAACACCGCATGGCACAATCGTTTGTATTTTGTTAGATAATCCGTTTGGACACGGGTTCGACTCCCGTCACCTCCACTCTTTCGCCAATTAAAGACGTTTCCGATTTCGTAAAAATCGGTGGTGGATCGATGCCATACGGTGTCCCCAAACGTTTGTAGGTATCGTATAAACCTTCTCATATGGGGGTGTTTGGTTTTGACAGCGGCCGAAGGAACAAAAGAGATGGTGTCCGCGCAATAACTGGCGCACGTACTGAAATGGCTATCGCTGCCTAAAGTTAGGCACCGAAGCACAGCCACGGGTGAGGGCGTAGTTCTCACCCACCTTTTATAGGATACAATCGCACAAACACATATGGGTATGCCGCGCCCGCCGGGGTAGTGTCCGGGATCACTCGAAAGCGGCTCCATTGGAGAATTAACCCTGATGGTGAGGGGAGCCGTCTTGAAAACGTGCTGTACATTCTGTATGGGGATCGATACCTCAATTCTCCGCCAAACGGCAATAGATCAAAAATGGCCATCGCTGCCTGATAAGGCACCGTTGGAACAGCTTCGAAGGGTAGCGTAGTAACTCTTCAAACTCCTCCCTGTAGCCCAATTGGATAGAGCGCATGACTACGGATCATAAGGTTGGGGGTTCGAGTCCCTCCAGGGAGACAGATAAGCCGATGTGGCGCAGTGGTAGCGCTACTGTTTTGTAATCAGTTGGTCGGGGGTTCGAATCCCTCCATCGGCTCAATTCCTTTCATGCTGTATAAACTGGAAAGGTAGTGCGCGAAGCATTTGTCAAGTGATGCTGTTACTGAATTTGGTTCGACTCCAAACAACGCACGTTCCTATAGGGTATACAGCCAAGTAATATGGGAGTTATTATAATGCCGACGTAACGGAACCGGTCTGTAAAACCGATCTGCTTTAACAAATTTTCGTAGTGGACTTTAGCAGTAAGTAGGTTCGAGCCCTACCGGCGGCACAATGGGACAATGACATGAAGTACAAAAACCGAGGATAGTGGCCGGGCGCCTTGAATACAATGGTCACATTAGTTAAATGACAGATAATTCTTTAACTCGGATGAAGAATGAAAGTTGACACAGCTTCATTAGTTCCAAACATTGGAAGGTAGCGAAGTGGTTAAACGCGGTGGACTGTAAATCCACTCCCATTGGGTTCGGGGGTTCGAATCCCTCCCTTCCAACGCTGTACCGTTAAGCGACCGGGGGCCGGAGACAATAAGTGCTTCCCGGCGGAGTAAAACGGGGCTAACCCGGATTTGCCATATAATCCGGGCGCCAGCTGTGAGGAGGTAGATCAGCCAAAACCATGAACCACGGCCGGGTTCGCAAGTGAGGTTTCGAGAGAACGTTAGCGACTTGCATCCATGCAGATGTATATCAATTGGTAGATAGCCTGCTTGCCAAGCAGGAGGTTTGCGGGTTCGAACCCCGTCATCTGCTCCACAAACCGTTCATTCGGTTAAACCGAGTATAGGGCCACCCAGTAGTGTCGGAGGTAAGTGTACGTGTAATTCCGGAATAAGCGTGCATGTAGGCGCCGGTAGCCGAAGGCAGACCGTCAGCTCCGTGAAGAGTGTTGGTACCCCGAAAGGGTCTTGTCCGTGAGGAGCCATACGCGCAACGCAACAGGAGGTAAAACCCTACGTGGTAATGCAATCGGCGTAACCAGCCGCCGTTTCTCCAGTCCGTAGCTCGCCATGTAATTCGAGGTCTTCGTGATCATCAATTCTTACTCGGTTTTTTCTTAATGGAGAGTAAATCCTTCAGGCAAGGAACCATTCTGCTAAATTGTGTGTACGGCAACGTATGAGGTTCGATTCCTCTGCTCTCCGCATATATGGGAAGGTAGCAAAGCAGGTCTATGCGGCGGACTGAAAATCCGAAGATAGTGGTTCGACTCCACTCCTTCCCACGCGTGTCTTCTCCCACCGCTCCGGACATAATGGTGAAACAATAGAGTTGTGGTGACATTGGTACCGTTCGAACATGGTGAATGGTACACGTATAGGGGTGTAGTTAAACGGTATAATGCCGGTCTCCAAAACCGTAGTTGGTGGTTCGATTCCATCCACCCCTGCCAACATATGGGTATGTAACCCCGTAACGGTAGCGGGGCCTCCAGTGAGGGAGGTTCCTCTTATTTAGAGGGTTAGGTTTACGGCGTTGAGAAACTGTACGAAAATCCGCGGCAAGTAAGACAGGAGTAACGGCGTTGTTCAAGGTTCAATTCCACCCATACCCACGCATGTGATGTTCACCCATGCTTCATCATACAATGACAAAAATAAAGCGTGGTTCTATCCGAGCGTAGGCCTCTTGGTGAGGAACCGGACTGTCACTCCGGTAAAATAGACGGATCGTAACCGTTCGTTCGGGCAAATAAAATATGGTATATGCGGTATATGCGTTTAAGGTTACCATTTCATTACACAATACGATTCAAATCCATAAAGCAGATGCTTGATTGGTATGAAAGTATATGGTTCCGCATATTTACAAGATTGGGACTATTTACTCCATCGTATTTCAGCACTATTGGTTACAGCCTTCAACTTACCAAACCGGAAGATTTTGTTGATTCACAAATCGAAAGATCCGGATGCGGAAATATGAAGCCAATATGTGAATATGTGAAATATAACCTTGGAAAACAAGTCATTGATCACAGAGGCAACCAATGCAGATTCAAAGGGTTGGAAATAACACAGGATGATTATTATTACATACTTGAAAATGGAGATGGTAAGATATCTTATGAGAACTGCAATTGCCGAATAAATATTGTTGAATAACGAAATTCTTGTAAAGGTTTCATATATTATACCAAAGTTGATTGTTCCATAGTATATCCGGTAGTACACCTGACCCTGGATCAGGAGGAATTGGTTCGAATCCAGTTAGAACAACAAACCCAACCGATAGAAGGTTGAAAGACCAGTGAAAGGGTTTAAGTTCCACTCTCCGGAGGTTCAGGATGCCAATGAAGCAAAATAGAAGTTGAGGTAGGTTGGGTTACTATTGTCTCGTAGTGTAACGGTAACACGACAGATTTTGGATCTGTAATTTTGGGTTCGAATCCCGACGGGACAACTTTTCACATGTGATAGCACGTTCCCTACCGGGCGATATAAAAGAGAAGGGATTAGCCGTCTTGGTAGCAATAGGCGGGGGTATGTTCCTGACCCAACTGGTGGAAACAGAGTTACCGGCTCCTGAAGGAACCGCATTCCGTGCGATTCGGAAGTACACCTGTAGCTCACGGTATAGAGCACCGGCGCGGCCGGGGGTTGAGGTTCAATTCCTCACAGGTTGTGCAATAAAAAGCAAACATATGAAGATCAACTATTTGCAACGTGGCAAAAATATTAGTGTATTCTTCAATTCGGATATCACAAGCGTTCGGGATATGATCCTTGAGCACTATGATGAAACCGAACCACAAGGGACACTCATATTCAATTGGCCATGTATTGATCGGTTTGATTCGAAAAAAGCTCCGTTTGACATAAAGCCATATCCAACCCAACCAATCAATTTGTACGATCTCAAGGAAATAAAGGCGAGATACAATAAGTTGATATTACTTGAAACCGAACATTCACCGTATTGGGTTATGCCGTACATGGAAGATGAATGGTTGCAGGATGTTGATGAAATATGGCTTTTGTGGCTGGAATCCTTTGAGTATTACAAGGAACTCCTCCCAAATCAATGGAACAAGCTCAAGTGGATGCCATTAAGATTTTACAATCAATCAGAGCACATCGGAAATTCCGGGGATTATGATTATAATCTTGGATTTTTTGGTCAAGCATCAAGTTCGAGAAAAAAATATTTTGATGAAATCAAACTTATTGATAAGTCATTTTATTGTATCGAAGGATTGAGACCCAACGAAATCAAGGATGTTGTGTACAACACCAAATTTATTTTGGACGTACCTCATAACCCGGAATCGGATACCGCAATTTCACAAAATGTGGTTCGCATATTTGAGAACATCTGTATGGGTAAACATATACTGACATCAGCTTCCACATTCAATTATTTTGAAGGTTTGTTAACGGTTATGGATGATCCGGTTGAGGATATCCGGGATCTTGATTGGAAAGCTGCCATGGATTTTAGGGAGAAGTACAAGGAACTTACCTATACCGATGAAATGTTTGAAAAATACAAGAACGATTGCATATTTAGGTACTCGAAGTTGTATGGTAACCCATTTGATATAAATGATCATTTGATCTACAAAATTTACGGAATACCGAACCCGTTTAACGGGAAGATATAAGACATGAAAGCCCAACGAAGTACCGGTCAGTACTTGGGATCGTACAGCTGCTCACACCCTCTGTGCATCGCTTCGGTGATGGATATGGGACACCGATGGGTCACGTAATCGTATGTGTACGTGCATGTTAGCTTTTTGGGTTTCCCTCATGGGTAGTATAAGAGGAAATCCTATTTACACCCCGGTGGCGAAATTGGCAGGACGCGCTGGCTTCAAAACCCAGTCCGAAAGGGTGAGGGTTCGAGTCCCTCTCGGGGTACAGACCTGACTTGAGTATGAGTAAATATCGGACGCGGTATTGAAAGAGAAAGAGAGGGTACCCGTGCGGAGTAATTAACCGCATATGAGTATGTAACGCAAGATGGCGAGCGAGGGGACCAAATCTCCTGTTGGCGGGTTCGAGCACCGCACATACGCCGCGTGTTGGGTAGCGCCCAACTTTATCGAGTTATGAGTTTCGGGGGCTAACACTCGATGAGAAAATAACAAAAACCCCGTCCATGGCTTTTTAGTTTAGGGGTAGAATAGTTGTTTCGTAGTCAACAGACACTGGTTCGAGTCCAGTAAGAGCCTCAAGCGATTTTTTTTTCAATTTCCTTGTTAATAAATCAGCGGTGTTTATTATATATAGGTGTTGAAGGAACAAGGTTCCAACAACAAAGAACAACGTTCTTTGACATATTGGGAGACATTTGATTGATTCTTATCCGCCACATATCGCTGGAAGGGATGGTTAACCACCTGAACGGAACTTTGTATAATGGGCGGTAAAGATATACGGATACGATTTCACGTTACTAAATCACACCCGTGGCCGAAAGCGGCCCAAAACTCACCGGTTTGCTATATGCTGAAATCAGGAGATCGCTGCCAGTAGGGTGGTGGAAGTAATCGACCCAACACCTGACAGTACCGAATAAACGGAAAGTGATTGGTCGTATCCATGAGATTGGCGGAAAGAAGTGATTCCATCCGCCTCACCGGGTTGTAGCTCAGTTGGTAGAGCACTCGCCTGATACGCGATAGGTCGGTGGTTCGAGCCCACCTAACCCGACAAACACACAATAATTAAGTAGGTTAGCGCGCATTAAAAAACCTACAGAGGAACGCCGAACGACCTCGGAGGTTGAAAGATTAAACCATAGAAATATAACGGACAGCCATTGGGGAGTCATGACCCCGCCGGTGAATTGGAGCCATAAAATGCCATCCGCGAGCTCAACAAAGAACCGAAGTGTGTTTATCAAAGCATTCACGGAAGACGGAGGATCGACAACCTCCCCGCGCGCAAACAAAGAGTTAGATTTGCAAGTGGTAGTTGACCTGAAATTGGTCTTGTGATAAGATAAAGGAGAAAACATCCGAGAATGTTATGGGCCAGTAGTTCAGTTGGTAGAACGCCTGACTGGCAGTCAGGAGGTCGAGGGTTCGAAGCCCTTCTGTGTCCACCATTGTGATTAAACTGGGTGGAGTAATTCCGCGGCTTTTGCCGCCCTGGGCCGACCCGTGTCCGCCCCTCAATTAACTCCTGCCGAAATGAAAGGTAGCTGAAATGATAGGCACCCGATGTAACAGGAAACCATCAGGATTGAAAGGCGCTGATGCTGTGAAAGATCACGTGGCCGAAAAGGCGATAACATCCAGCCAATCCGCCAAGAAGCCCAAAGACGACCATATATTCACAAAGAGAGGGCCGATGCAATGCCGGAAGCGATAAACATATTTGGTTCCCGAAAGACGGCTTACCACGGATGTTCGATACTCTTACAGGAACGGAACGGAAGTGGGACAGACTCCAACAGATCCAGTAGGGACGGCGCCGGGACGACGAAGGCAAAGTCTAATCATGAAAGGTCGTTGCAACTATTGCGTTAACAGCAAGAGTCCGCGCGCCGATGCGGTCATCTGATCGGCGTCCAATACGCCGGTGTGGCGTTAATACACCAAACAATCAAAAGCGCAGTGCACATGCGTAGCTTGGTAGCTCAAATAGGGGCATGATGTCAGCAGGTATCTGATCAATACCACCGCGGTTATGTAGAGCCTCCGGATGAGACCGGAAGGTTGTTGGTGCGAGTCCAACCCAAGCACCTATTTATTGCGGGATAGACTGGAGATGGTTCCAGCACGGTCTCATAAGCCGTTCCACACCGGTTCGAATCCGGTTCCCGCAACCAATGCCGGAAACAAATATTGGGGATGCTCCTAACGTGAGGCCGGCTTTTATCCGTTAGGTTGGATTTGAAAAGAAACACCGGGAAGAGCTAATACCGGTAAAGTAAGTTCATAGGCCGTAAATAAGATGGGTTCGAATCCTGTTCTCCCCGCAATAATGTCGCTTGTACGCCGTATTGGTTAATTCCATGTAAATCTGCGTTCGGTGCACCGTATAATACCGTTCCTTGAGGAGCTCCGGACTGGATGTTATTACGTCCAAAAATCTTTGCAAAGCGCCTCCTCTCGCCGGAAAACAAGGACATTATCCTTCGGTCTTGTAGCGCAGCAGGTTAGAGCAGCTGACTCATAATCAGCAGGTCGGAGGTTCGAATCCTCCCGGGACCACAGTTCACCTAACTACAGGGAGTAATTGCCCCTTAACGACTGGTGATTATTATATATCCCAACAGAGCTCTTGGGCTATCATGTGAAAGTCATGCGTTTTAGATCCCGAGGAGTTTTTCGATATTAAACTCCAAAGAGCCCCTGCTTTGGAAAGCGTACGAGGTTCGAATCCTTGAGGGGCCACATTAAAAACACATCGCGGGGTAGAGAAGTGGACTATCTCGCTGGTCTCATAAGCCAGTACTTCCCAAAAGGAGGTCGGAGGTTCGAATCCTCCTCCCGCTACTAAATCGCCATTTACGGTAAGGATGGTGATTAACGACAGGGGCTCGCTCCGTACTCCGAGCACGAGATAAATAGAGATAGAAAGTGGGACACGTTCCCACGTATGGCCTTGTGGCGAAATTGGCAGCACGCGTAAGTTTGAGGGACTTATGGGGAAACCCGTGCCGGTTCGAGTCCGGCCAAGGTCACGTGAAAAGCGGTTTGGATTGTTTTGGGTTCAACCCTGATCCGTAACGAGCCTTCAGGTTCCCATGGCGCCGTGGGTATATCGAAGTTCTGTAATCGGGCAGTATCCCAAGGGGTATATGAAGGTTCCGGAACACCTCGGGAGGACGACAAAAGAACCCAATTTTTCAAATGGGCCATGTAGTGTAACGGTAGCACTTCTCCCTTGCACGGAGACGGAGGGGTTCGAATCCCACATGTGTCCACAAAAGGTTATGCAGATCGTGATGGTACCCCCACAGACCAAATAGGTTCCAGTTTGGCCAACGGGATGCCGAATAATCCTTTTCGAGCCCTGCCGACCACACGCCGGAACGCAACAACGATCCCCGCCGAGATGCCGGGGCAGCACACCAGTTCCCGCGAATATTCGGCCGGTGGGGCAAAACTTCCGTAACTGATAAGGAGCGCGAGTCCGGAACTGAATCCGGCCGGCCAAACCTTATCGACAGATACAGGACTGGAAATAAACCTGTGGGTTCGCTCACACCCTGAAAAAGTTACATGAAGTTGAGTCGGTCGGCCCGCCTGTAGCAAGGGGCTTTTTGGTCAGCTCGCCAGTATTAAGGAGCTCCGAGGATTCGATCGTTGCTTGGTAACTCGGCAAGCCACCTGTTTGATGGGAGAAGGAGTCCCACTTACGGGTTCACAATGATCGGGTGAGGAGGAATCACCTCCCTAACAACGCCCGGGTGGTACCGTCTTGACGTTGCGTATGGGTTCGAACCGGTTTCCCTGGAAAAAGCCGGTGGTACCGGATAGTGGTGCAGTCAGGTTAGCACACGTGATTTGGGATCATGAGGTCGCAGGTTCGAATCCTGCCTATCCGACAAGGTCAAACTTCAGGGGAGCGTGAGGCTCTTAAACCGTCAGTGTCCCTGTCGTCCCTGACCTGCCTTACATCCCCCCAAACCGGCTTCCATGGAAAGAGGAGGTTACAGAGAACTAAAAAGTAGCTCGAGATGCTTGATAGCCAATCTGTTATAAAAAGTTGAGTTTGATACTCGATGGGGTGGTCAAATAATTTATCATACGTGTCATGCAATTTGATAAGCGCAAAAGGACACATTGAGGGTAACAAACTCAAAGAAGTTACCGCAGGCAACCACAAGTCGATAATTAAAGAGTGAGAGGTTAAAGACGCTCCTTGTAGAGTTGTGCGGGATGGTGGAATGTAAAGCGCTTTACATATAGAGGTATAAGCCCCGGTGATGAAATTGGTAGTACATGACAGATTTAAGCCCTGTTGCCTTTGCGCGTGTGGGTTCGAATCCCACTCGGGGTACAAAGAAACATTAAAGCCATGAAGAAAAATTATTACGGTCGATTATGATCAATCATATGGTCGGTTCATCTAAAGGTTAGGATACAAGATTTTCAATCTTGTCACATGGGTTCGAATCCCGTACCGACTACAACAACCGAGGGGGCGTGCTCCAGTGAAGTAACTGACACGATTTGGTGAAGCCTCGGGGTAGTATGAGGTTCTCCGCGGGCCTACCTTATCAAAACCGCGGCAGTCATCGTCCTGTCTTCTAACAGGTAGGAAACAAGATTTTCGATCTTGGAATTGGGGTTCGAGCCCCCACGGGATGACGCGTTGAAGGTTTCTCACTGAACTACCATTCAGCCCCGGGACGGAGTTCCCGGGTGAAACCGGAAAATGCCACTCGGTGGTAGACGAGTGTGTGTAGTAAGTCTCAACAGGTAGAGCTGGCTGCGGGACGCGGCCGGTTGAGGTTCGAGCCCTCCTACACAGCGATTACGTAATTACGGGAGGCGTCCCGTGCGGTGGAGTTAAACGGAAAGGTGACGCGCCGATAACGCTCCGCTTCATGAGAGGAGTGATAGTGGGTTCGACTCCCACGACCGCAACAATTATTTATCGTCCTGTCTTCTAACAGGTTAGGAAACAAGATTCTCACTCTTGAAATCGTGGGTTCGAGTCCCCGCGGGATGACGCATTGAAGGTTTCTTACCGGTACTACCAGCCGGTGGCCGGGACATACGCCCCGGTTGAAATTGAATGTGCCGCTCGTATGGTAGACGAGTGTGTGTAGTAATGCTCAACGGTAGAGCTGGTGGCCGGAAAGCCGCCGGTTGGTGGTTCGAATCCCCCTACACAGCAAACTTGTACAGTAGTGTCATATCCTGCCCATAACGTACAATTTGGGTATAGGCTCTTCCACAGGTAAGAAAAACGCGTAAAATGACACGAGGAAAACTTTATAGGCTAACGGCAAACCAGCCCCGCGGATGCATCAATGGGTTATTATCGGTTCGAATCCGATTAAAGTTTCAAGCCTAATAAATGTCGGCAAAAACAGCTATAGACCGGTTCTTACGGGAGTGTCCCCGTTTCGGCGGCGTACCGGCGATTGCCTTGGAGATGCATATTCAAGGATTTTTAATGGCTGTCCGTTTTACAAATTTGGGTAGGTGCACGAATCCCGAATACGGTTCAATACGACTCCCGGCAACATACAGTCCGTGGGTACTGTAAACCCACAAATAAGCCCAGTAAGCTCTGCGGGGGGGTGGCAGTCTGCAAAACTGTTGGGGATGGTTCGACTCCGTCACTGGGCTCCATAAAATGTCCGGCGAAAAAGGGTTTGTAGTAGCGCAACGAATCAGAAACCCTGAACCTCCCCAAGTCGCCAAGCGTCTTGTAGGTGACAGACCAATGGATAATTCCAAAGGAGCGCTGTAAGCGTTGTAACCGGACTTTCAAATACCTCTGTGGCGAAATTGGCAGTACGCGTTAGATTTAGGATCTAATTCTTCGGAGTGTGGGTTCGAGTCCCACCAGGGGTACACACGATCAATAAGTTAATCCGGAGGTAGTTAGTAAATCCTTAACGGGGCATATCGGGAGTCCCAGCCAATGGAGAGGAGGTGAGGAATCGAAAATCCTCCGTTTTTTACGTATATCATTTGGAGAATTAACCCTGATGGTGAAGGGAGCCGTCTCGAAAGCGTGCTGTACATTTGTATGGGGATCGATACCTCAATTCTCCGCGCCGAACCCACCTGCACGTGGTAGTAGGATGGCGTTGACGATATTGAAAGGAAAGTCGTGCAGGGTTAGTACTGAATAAACAATAGGCGTAAAATTCATGTGGTGTAATTGGCAGCACGCTGGCGTAAGCCGGAGGTCATGGGTTCGAGCCCCTGTATGGAACAAAATCTAAATCATTCCACAACGGCCTTGAGCCCTCGCGAAAAAGGGCGCGTTCAGGAACTGTAAATGAGTCAGGTCGCACGTGAGGTTTGACGAATGATAAGGGAAATTTCAACACGAATGGTCGCGCATTGTGTTGGATGCGGATTGATTTTTTGATAAACCATAGCCATTTTTCTTATTCTTGATAAAAGAACATTGTGTATATGGAAAAGAGCTTATTCAATTGGTGCGGATATGACTGGTCATGCGAAATGGATGGTGGAAGAATAATTCATTCGAGTTATCCACATGCATGGTATAGCGATTCCGAGGATGTAGTGAAAAGGATGCCAAACGGCGAGATTCACCTGTATTACCGTGAAAATCCAAGGGAGGTAAAACACTGGAATGGTAAGGTATATCATCCAACAATTGAAAGAGCACTGATACGTACAAGACAACATTTTGATTACGGCACATTCTCCATTGAAGTGATGATTCCAAAAGGACTTAATGTTGGTTGTGCTTGTTGGTTGAGTGGCGCCGGGAATTGGCCTCCGGAGATTGACGTGATGGAGGTGCTTACCACTGGTGGAAATTATCTACAAAACTTCACCAACCATTTTCCGTGGATCGGAAAGTCATGGCGTACTACATACAATGTACACTATAACAACCGTAAAATGGTGCATGAACATCTCGGATCCAAGAATGTCACGAAATGTGACCAGCCTCTTGACCCCACCGAGAATTGGATCAAGTATGAGTGTGAGTGGCGTCCGGATAAGATAACGTTCAAAGCCAACGGAATTGTCACAAAAACGGTATCAAGGAAATACACCAACATGCTTACAAATAACCTGAAAGATCCACAAAAGGGATATTTGATGGATTTCATTATCGATATCAATGTCGATGATCCAAAAATTCGTCCAAATAGGCTTGATACACCGTTAAAAGTCCGTAATTTTAAGTATATTCCTTTGAATTAAAACTAAACATGGTTTGATAGCATAAACGGAAATGCGAACCTGACTGAAGGTGTTGCCGCGGGGTGACCGGCGGAGTACTAATTTTTGAAAGTGTCCGGATTATAGAGTCGCCGTTACGGTTGTAGGCAACCAAAGGACATGAGTATCACTCTTCAATGGTAGGGTTAGATTGCAGGGTTCGATCCCCAGCCGAACCGCAGTGACGTAGATTCAATCGGTTAGATGACCCGGTAAGACCGCTGTGCGACTGTAGCAGGTAGGAGCTGGGGGGATGTCGGTTCGAGCCCGGCCGGTCACAAAATATCGGCGTAGCGGAGGTGGTTTCTTGCGCCTCTCTCATAAGGAGGAGACGGTGGTTCGAGTCCACCCGCCGGTACAGAGGAACCCGTAGGGGAGAATACCAGCTGTAGGAGCTGGTGGTTGTTAGGGTGGCCACGTGCTAAATAAGCCGCCCGATAGTGAAATGTCCTACAGATGACCAAATAAGCACCTGTATCAAAAGGGTCTGTTCCTTCATATGCTTTCGTAGCGTAGCCGGTTTAGCGCACCTGATTTACATTCAGGGGGTCGCAGGTTCGAATCCTGCCGGGAGCACCAAAAGAGAACAACGATACGCAGAGGAGTAGGCCTCGGCCAGCTGCAGGGTGTTTCTTGTCCATCACATTCGCGCGATAGTTGATTGGTTCTTTAAAGGTGTCGAGGCAACATGCTCCTGTAGTTTAGGGGGAGAACATCTGCGTCACATGCAGAAGGTCAGTGGTTCAAATCCACTCGGGAGCACTACCAACCTGATAACGTCCATAACTGGTAAAAACGTGGGTAAAGCATACCGAAAGTCAGGATGCCCGGTATGACGGCTGATGGATAAGCCGCAAAAGAGAGGAACCCATCCGTGGGAGTCCGGCAGAACTCCGGCATACGTTAAACCAAATCTGCTAATGTTCCTGTAGTTTAGCGGGAGAACATCTCCTTGACGTGGAGAAGGTCGGTGGTTCGATCCCACCCGGGAACACAATGTTTATCGAAATCTAATAATAGGGGTTCGAATCCCCGGCCATCCATCAAGGGCAACCCGTCCAACCAAACGGGTGTGGGTGGCCTGAAGGTAAGAGGGATGCCCGATAGACATTACAGATGGTGTGTATAGCATAGTTGGTCCAATGCGCCGGATTGTGGATCCGGAGATCGTCAGTTCGAACCTGACTACTCACCCTTATTGAGGCGTAGTGAAATTGGTTATACACGCCCGGGGTTGGTCCGGGAGCCGTGGTTATAGTTGCTCGAGTGGAAAGCCATGGGGCCACGTTAGTGGTTTTGGAGGTTCGAATCCTCTCGCCTCGACAAATAAATATATCAGTATGATGACTCTTGATGAAGCCATCCAACATGCCAACGAGGTTGCTTCGACATGTTCCAATAAAGAATGCGGATTGGATCATGCACAGCTTGCAATGTGGCTGGAGGAACTTAAACAAAGGAGGATGCGGGATTCTAAAGAGTTCTTAATGATGTCCAACATGCCGTAATAGTTCAGGGGTGGAACGCGTCCTTGGTAAGGACGAGGTCGCTGGTTCAAATCCAGCTTGCGGCTCATTATGGAGAGTGAATTGCCAAGGCGGCAACGCCGTTTGGAAGGCGGTTGGTACGGCAACGTATGGGGTTCGAGACCTCCACTCTCCGCGGCTTGTTCAGTGTGCTTTGCTACCTCGGTAATCAGCTGTAAATCCGTAAGACACCAAGGAACACTCACGAGGGGGCGGCGTGACGCCGAGCAGCCCCTCGACCATGCGGATGTCGCATAGCGGCTATTGCGCCTGCCTTCCAAGCAGGATATCGTGGGTTCGAGTCCCATCATCCGCTCCAAAATTTCTCCCAATATTGTCTTTTACCAAAGGTAAATGACCTACAAAGGTTTCGGGCGCTGAACCAGTCAATCAGCGCCTTTTTTTGTTTTTTGTTAAACTTTTCTCAAAATTCCATATTTTATAAAAGTTAAGCATTGATAAAAACAACCTAAATTCACAAAATAAATTTTTGCAACATGAAGAAAATTACAAGTTTCCTCGGCATTATGCTTATCGCACTATGCTTAATGTTCAGCGCCTGCAGTGGATGCAACAGTAACAACAACGGTAATAACACTCCGGAGCCGGAAGTGGTAACTACTGGTTATAACTACGATGAAGTCGTGATCGCCGATTACGATTATATCGCCAGCCAATATCCGGAATTCAACTTCTACGAAGCCGATGTCGTGTTCGATACCGCGGTGGCTATCCCGACTGCCCATGTGGTGGCTATCCAAACCGTGTTCCAAGTCGACGACACATGTATCATGATCCAACATAATGAAGACATGACTACGGATACTGTTATTGTGAACGACTATTGGATGGAATGTATGCCAATGAATGCCCGCAATGCTGTTGATTTTGACTCCTGCATGATTATCATCGAACCTTACAGAGCAGTTCTCAACAATCGCCGCATGACTTTCCGCCGTGTACTCGCTCCTCCTTTCCCGGAAAATGGTCAATACATCTTCGGCCCTGGCCTTCTTGTGGTCGATGCCGCTACCGGTGAGATCGTTGATTGGGACGATACCAACGAAAAGATGGTTGAAGCCATGAATAACATGATTGGTGGCGCCCGTCTTGGTACTCCGTTGGGTGAGTGGCCGTAAAATACCCCGCCGTTCTTTCGTGAACGGATATGGGCCGGTTTCGACCGGCCTTTTTTTTATTTTTGATCATCGGTGTTTATTATTAAAGTACGTAAAGAAAATGACGCATATGAAATCACTACAGGAATTTCTTACAGAAAGCATATTGACGGAAGCATTTGCAAGCGATGCACTACGTAAAATCTTCATGAGCTTGAAACCAAGTGTGCGCAAAAGCAATCCGTATTACCTAAATGGTAGTTTCCCAATGTGGGATAAGGTCACCGATAACGATATCACGAAACTTACAAAAGACGAGGCCTTGAAACGCATGCGCGCCCGTAAGGATCCCGGCTACCTTATTTGGTTCATCGAAAATGGCGAGGATATGGATTGCTGTGGTATCACATGGGGTTGCGATGTATGCATGACCTCAAACGGATACTATAAAGGCGTTACCGCCAGCTCAATCGCATATGATGCCGATGGTGCTTATGAAATCAAGGATGCACTCAAGTTCACCCGTAGTGAACTTCAACAATCCCGTAGGGAAGCCAAAGAAGGAGCAACCGCTCTTATGAACTACGAAACGATCAAAAACGATAATCTCAAGCGTTACGAAAAGGAACTCGCCAAGTTACACAACCCGGGTTTGGAAAAGGTCTGTCAGCTCTATACTGATACAATGGAAATCTACAAGAACGTTGTTGACAAATACGTTGCGAAGTTCGTATCCATAATGCAAGAAGGTAACGGTTCTTACTACAGCGTAAGCAAAACATGGGAACTCCTTAACAATCTCGTTAAACAGATGACTGACGATATGCACATGTACGCACATTCGAACGGATATCACGATGACAAAAGCGCCATGTATTACTACAAGAAGGTTTCCCAAGCCGCTAAAAAGATTGAAGAAATCGTTAATAACTTTGAAGATAACGCCAAGTAATCACATACTTTTTTAAGGACTATACATTTTTTGCCGGCCCGGTCGTTAAGATTTGGGCCGGCTTGTTTATATATAGGTGAAATTAACAGGAAAGGAGAATATCATGAGAGATTACACTCACACCTCAAGCCCGGTTATCGACAAGCTCGAAGCCAAGTTCACCTCTGAATACGAGAAGAAGTACACCATTCCTCGTCTGCACGACCTCTATGAGCAGGTTCGCTACCACTTCCTGACAGCCGCCTACGTTTATGAGGCTATGCACAATGAGCACTATCGCTATGATGATATCATCAATGTGCTCTCGAAGGAGGAATTTACCGAATGGTACAACGAGATGCTCCGCGTCAATGCACCCACCATCGAGGTTGGAATGCCGTGTACCATATATTACTACACCGACCACCGTGCCGCCACCGTGACCAAGGTCGAGTATTACAAGGATGGCCGTCAGGACGCTGCTGGTAACCCAATTCCACGCCGTATCAGCACGAACCTGAACGCGACCAAGTGCCTCGACTACTACGCCGGTAACTATGAGGTCATTCCCATGACTGGTAAGGACTTGCAGATCGTCCACGATGTGTTCACGATCCGTAAGCGTGGACGTTGGATCATGGAAGGTCAACAGCTCCATGATGGATGTTCATTGGCGATTGGTTACTGGAGCCACTATATTGACCCGAGCTTTTAACGCCCGGGTCTTTATTATATACGTTATTTACGGTATTATATAAGAAATAAATGATACCGTTTTTCATGAAACCATTATATGATTACATAAGCGAAATGTACGTACAGACAAGAAGAAATAATTGGAATTTCGACCCCCGCGGATTGTACTTGTTTTACATGGTGAAATATCACACCAGTGATGGCAAGGAGTGGTGGTCATACCGCATGACCGATGAACTCAAGTATGACCCGGTTATATCTGCCGAACTCGGATTCAAAACGGAGGATGACTTTAAGAAGTTCGTGTTCTCCTGTTTCCTCAAGCAGAAAAAGGATATCATCAAGTATTATGAATCCAATGGATACTCCGATATCGACATTATATGCTCACCTAAATACCTCTTGCGCCCGAAACTGGATAGCGCCAATGTGAAAACATGGATGAGCAATGTGTTCAATGACAGTAACAAGATGGTCAATGCCAATCCAACGCTATCTCTCACCGGTGATTACGAACGCTACGAAAAGAAATTCGACAAGCGTGCCGAGGAGATCCGAAAGAAAATGGAAGAAGAGGCGGAACGCCGCCGCAAGGCCGAATGGGAGAAAAGCAAAGCCGAACAGGAGAGAATAGAGAAGGAACGTGAGGAGTTCAAGAAACAGCACGCCGGTGAGGCATATTATCAAATCTACGGTTGGCCATGGGATTGGAAATACGTCAATGGTGGTCATTACGTAGGAGACTAATCCATCACACATAATATAACAGAAAAGCCGGTGACGGCTTTTTTTATTGCGGGTACTATTAAATAAATCACAATAGACCTATCATATTTGCGATATAAACGGAGATCTCACCGTCCCATACATAACTATGAGGGTACGGTGAGATCTCTTGTTATACGCGAAATATGCGCGAAATTACCACTTCATCTTTTCCACAAACTTTATGATACCTCTACGGTGTATCTCAACGATGGCGTTCCTACCTTCTTCGGTGAGTAAGAACTGAACCTCCTTGATACAGTCTTGGAACATATTTTCGGTTAGAACTGCCGGACACTTTGGAATACGGCACATTGCGAAGTCGGCCTCGTAATCATCATCACCATCGGATCTATCGTGGCGGGATTTTTGACCGAGCGGTGGGAGAACCTCGTCTGCGGCATCGTATAGGCACTGGGCCAAGATATCGGAATTGTTTTGACCACGGGTTGTCCATATAGACCATCCGTATGCCTCTTTCCATTCCCTACCCATACCGGCGGCGTTGTTATGGACGGATATGGATAGGACTCTCATACCCTTGGTTGCGGATTCGGCAACAACCTTATTGATACGTGCACCACGTTCAGTGAGGCTGATATCTTTTTCCTCCGGTGTGACAATATAAACGGTGAATCCTTCTTTTTCAAGAATTGGGGCAAGACGGCGTACGATGTCACGGCAGTACTCGTATTCGCGGAAAGGAATTTCCGGCGGTACCTTACATGCAGACCATGGTGAGCATTTTCCCGGGGTATCACTACCATGACCATTATCAAGGCATACCACGACATTTCTCTTTTCAACGATCGTGGTTTCTTCTTCGATTATTTCCGGTTCCGGTTCCTCAATGACCGGATCGACAATAACCGGTTCCGGTTCCTCGATGGTTGGTTCCGGTTCATTGACTACCGGCTCCGGTTTTGGCTCCGGATCAGTTGGTTTGATAACTGTTGGAGTCTTTGGAGTCTTTGGTTTTTTAGGATTATAACTCATTTTTTACTCGTCTTTTTATATATAATACCTATATTAAAAACATATTGTTGATTTCATATATTTCTACGTAGTGTATATCAAGCAGACTATGAGACAATTATTTTTTACGGCCGATTTACATTTATATGACGATGATATCGCCATGTATCGTAAGTTTCCAAATGCACAGTCATATCGTGAGATAATGGCCAAACGTTGGAATGATGTGGTCAATGATGAAGACCTTGTGTATATCCTTGGAGATATATCAATAGTCTTCCAGCCATCCGCCGTGGAGTTCATCCATGAGCGTCTCAAAGGACATAAGATCCTCATCCCGGGAAACCACGACTCATTCAATACCTGCAAATTATTCAATGAGGGGGAGAAATGTACGGTGCGTATGCCGGGAGATGTCATTAAAATCATGGATAAATCCATCATATTGACTCATTATCCGGTGCACTCCGATGAACTAAAGTTTTTCGATTTCAACATACACGGACATATCCACCACCCAATTCCGGCGATCGGATACGTTCCGTTGTGTTATCCGGTTCCTCTCCGTAGTAATGCGGATTATAATTCGATAAAATATCCGGTATACTGTAATGTGAATGTTGAGTTCCATGACTGGACTCCGGTGTCCGTGAACGAAGTTATAGAATGGTTCAAAATGAATAGCTATGATCGGCCCAATAACTAAAAACCATCGGCATGAATGGCCGGTTGTGATGATGTGGTATACCAAACACGCCGGCAAAACCATCGAGCGGATAATCGACACGGATGTTGATTTCTTCGAATGGATGGTTAGAACCTTTCAATTGGTCACACCGGCACAGGCTAAATACTATAAGATGCGGACAAACCGGATTATTCCACCGGAGTATATTCAGGATGTTACTCCGTACGAGTGGCAAAAAGGTGATCCGGAAAAATTATACATGGAATTGTGCGATACACAAGACCTAACCGGGACAATCCGGAAATATCGCGGTGAACAATTAAGCATATTTTGACAAAATAAATGACATAAATTATGAGTAAAGTATCCACAATACGATTGATATGGGAAATGATCAAGTTTGGTTTCAAAAGCAGATCATGTAACCATGAATGGAAATTCTCACAGGAGATCCATGGCGACTACCGAAACATACTTGGCGGACGTTATGAGTATACCTGTACAAAATGTGGTAAAACAAAATATACGGATGTTAAGGTATGAAGATATTTTTCGACACTGAATTTACCGGACTTCACAAGGACACAACCCTTATTTCGATGGGATGTGTTGATGAAAATGGCAGAACGTTTTATGCGGAATTTTGCGATTACGCCAAGGATCAGGTCAATGAATGGATCAAAAACAATGTTATTGCCCATCTAAAGTATCTAAAGTTTCCGGTCAATACGGATCATAAGGTTCATGTATATAACATATCGAATGACAGTATCGAAGTTTATGGTACAAAAGAGGCAATCGCCGGTGCACTCAAGACATGGTTATCCAAATACGATTCCGTGGAATTGGTTTCGGACGTGTGTCATTATGATATGGTATTATTTATCGATCTTTTTGGTGGTGCCTTCGATATACCATCGAATGTGAATGCATCATGCCATGATATCAATCAGGATATCGCATGGTACTACCGGGTATCCGAAAAAGAAGCCTTTGATATGTGCCGTGAGGATATTATACTTACACCCATCGAAGGGGATAAGCACAACTCACTTTATGATGCAAAGGTGATCCATGCAATATACAAACAATTAAACTCATGAGTACCAGTGATTTGATATGGCTTATAATTATTTGGCTATCCGGTTCCGTGGTGGCCTTACTTGGTAACGAGAAACTCCGTGATTATAAGTGTTACGATCATCCCAAAACGTTTTTGGTTACCAGTATTATTCTATCCGTTTCCATGTCATGGGCTTTTGTCCTTGCCTCATTGATGGATGATACATTCCGGTTGCCGGATTGGTTATACCATAATTGCCGGGAGTGTTCGTCCATGGATTACGAGGAGGAATACTTGGATGAAAATGGAAGCCCAATAACTCCGGATAAACATTTTGCCGTACACAATACATATCGAGTATATACCTGTCGTAAATGTGGCAAGGTGACAAAGGAATTGATGTAAGAAGATAGTTAATTTCCGGGTCAAATCCTTTATATATCGACATGGAAGACAACTTACAATATAATCTCGCATTAAAATGTATCAATCGCACCAACCTCTCCCTTTTCCTAACGGGTAAGGCCGGTACCGGTAAAACAACGTTTCTAAAGAATCTATGTGAAACGTGTGAGAAGAAGTTTGTGGTCGTGGCCCCAACCGGAATTGCAGCCATCAATGCGGGCGGAGTTACAATAAATTCATTTTTCCAATTACCACCGGAGCCATACCTCCCGGACTTTCCGGAATTTATGACGGCATATGACACCAAGGATCATCGTAAGATGCAACGTGCTAAATGGGGTCTTATGAAGGCCCTCGAATTGCTCGTTATAGATGAGATTTCCATGGTACGAGCCGATATGATGGATGCAATTTCCGACACCCTTAAAAAGGCACGTCACAGCGAGGAGCCTTTTGGTGGAGTTCAGTTATTACTGATCGGCGATATCTATCAGTTACCACCAGTGGTTAAGGAACAAGAAGCCAAGTATATCAATCAGGTATACAAATCACCATTTTTCTTTTCATCCAAGGCATTCAAGGAATTATTCATCGGCAACAAAATAGTTTCCATCGAACTCCAAAAGGTATATCGTCAGGAAAACATTGATTTTGTGAAGGTTTTGAATAAATTCCGTGATAATACCGTGGATATTGATGCCCTCCGCACGATCAACAGTCGTATTGGACACATGGATCCGGGAGCAATCACCTTGTGTACCCATAATTTCCAAGCCAATCAAATCAACGAGGATAACATGAATAAGCTGGATGGCCGGTTACGTATATTTGACGCAAAGGTGGAAGGCAACTTTCCGGTGAATCTTTATCCGATTGACGCCCAATTAATGATGAAGGTTGGTGAACGTGTAATGTTTATCAAGAATAACAAAGGCGATGAGGAAACCTCATACTATAATGGTATGTTGGGTACAATCATTGAGTTCATTGATATAGCGGATTCCACCTCGATCCGGGTTAAAACCGATGACGGAAGAACACTTGAAGTTGGCCGGGTCGGATGGACAAATGTGAAGTATAGGCATTCGGAGGAAAATGATGACATCGAACAGGTGGTGGAAGGTATGTTTGAACAATACCCTTTAAAGCCGGCATGGGCGGTGACCATCCATAAAGCACAAGGATTGACATTTGATAAGGTAAACATAGATGCCGCCAGGGCGTTCGCCTTCGGACAGGTATATGTGGCCCTTTCCCGTTGCCGGTCACTGGAAGGCCTCCACCTACTTTCGCCGGTGAAATTTTCATCCGTATTTACCAACAGATACATCAATAGTTTTGTACGAACCCTTAAACCACTTGATAAGGTGGCGGAAGAAATATGTTACCAAGCCGGCGATGAGGATCCTGTGATAATAGATAATGTAATGAAAGCACGAGAAATAACATGGATACATTAAACATTCAAATTGACAAATATTCATTTAAGCACAAGTATGCGTCATTAAGGTGGCGAATGGGCTGGAAACTTCAAAACAGCAAGTGGCCGTGGGGTACCATATATCGTTATTTTTGGCGTAAGCGTTTGGAAAAACGTATCCTTGAGGTGAGTAAGATGATTTCGGAAAGAGCCATATATGGAGTAAATGGTTTTGATCCATCACTTCCGTTTCCCCCAGTCATATCCAAACCCGATTATGAGCTATCAGTTCCGGCAAAAGATGTCCCGGTAATACCGTTGGCACCACCATTACCAATCATACCTCCGATATTATCCGCACCACCATTGAATCCCAGTCTTTACATTGCCCCGGCCGGTGTCGCGGTTATGGATCCAACACATTTATATAGTGTGGGTGTGCTTCCAACCGCTTTGGATTTTGAGGTTGTCATTCGCAAACCTCACATTCGTGTATATCACCACCGGAAAAGACAACCCACTAAATCCCGGGTCAAACCACGTTAACATTCACCGGTGCCCGATTATATATATCCATAATTTCAAATCGACATATCATGAGTAAAATCGTAACATTGGGCGATTACGAGCCCACCATCAGCAAAGTCAAGGTCATGGTTCCGAATGAAATGGACGGGGAACTCCGCACCTTGGTAGACTATTCCAAGAAGAGTGCCCATGGCGAGGATCCAACGCCGTTTTCGGAGAGGGAGCTTGATATGGGGCTTGTTGTCGCAATGGATATGGACGAACTTGCCCAATCGGTTGCATGCCTTTGGGATCAATCCGAAGGTAAGACATCCGCCACGGATTTCATCAAATCGATGGTGACCAAATCCAACGAGATCGTTGGTGATGAAATCGTCAATATCACCCTTGAATGTCTCAAGGCTTGCCGCACCCACCTTGGAGATGCATGTATTTCCAACATCAGCAAGGGCCTTGAAGATCTGTTATCCGAATACAAGGTGAACAAAAATTACGGAAGCAAAAGAACGTGGTAACCCATCGTTAATATTCACCGTGTTTGAATATATATATCTGTAATATCAAACCGATACATCATGAGTAAAACCGCAACAATGGGCGATTACGAGCCTACCGTCAAAACGAGGGCAACACTTGTAAGTAAAATTCTTTATCTTGATGAGAACTATCAGCCATGCGGTACGCGGATTGTCCGCCGACCGGATGCCACTCATCATAACTCCCGGGTTGATAACGATCGAGTCATGTCCGCAGGCATCAAGGCCTTCGATGAACATGAATTTGAAAATCGCCCCAAATATTGGGTTCCATACGAGGGAAATATTAAGGATCCCCGGGATTTCCACATCCGGGATTTGGCCCATTCCATCGAATCCATGTTGTCCAACCATTTCCGTTTCATATCATTGCATGAGATTGACCGGAAACTTGGCCGCATCATGTGGCTGCTTGGGTTCAATGAGGCACATAGATATGATGAATTTAAGGTATGTACCAATGGGTGGATCAAGCCACATCAAACCGTGGTATCATTGTGTGATGGTGATGAAGATGGAAAGAAGTTCTCCATCGGCAATTTCCTTTGCAGCTTACGTGATGGTATTACGGAATGTAGTGATGCAATCGAAGTCAACCGTAAATTGATCGCCAGCCGTAATGCGGATATGAGATTCATATCAAATGCCATGGATGCGTTCCGTACAACTCGTGTTTCAAATAGCGTATGCATTGGAGAGGATCGATATATGTACTATGATAAATTTTGCAAGCTCATTCTCAATCCGGCATTCAACAATACCTCAAAGATCATCCATGATCTCAAGCAGAGAATGAAGGAACTTGAACGTCAGCGCAGCTATATGCATCACATATTAAGTATCATCATGTCAAGTACATGGTATGCAGAATAAATCAAAATGACAATACATGGTAAAACTTCCACCGATAAACGTTGATGGTGTACCGGTATCACCCGATAATACCGTTGTATATCCATTCGATTATTCACACCTGTTCTATATTGATGTACCGACCTCAAAATGGAATAGCCGGGTACTATATCATATATTCAAGCGATTAGGTGTCAAGAATGTATCGAATTTTGTATGGGATCCCACGGAGTGCCATTCACTGTATATCATAAAGGACGGTATCGTACATAAAACCGGATGTGACATACATCAAATATTCGAATATCAGAATCAGTACCATCCGGATTTCAACCACGATTGGCCGCTACCGGACTATGTTGTTTCATTGAACCTTTTACAAAAAGCCTCTATAATTGTTGGTATTGATAACTGGATTCAGCAGGAAACATATAATGGGTAGATCTTTGACACAGCCGCACTAATGCAGGATGAAAACAATACGACACTTATCAATGCCATTGTTGATGGGTTTGCCGATTATTGTATGTCGCTTAAATTCAATGTTTTCATTCATAAGGCAAGCACAATCACGGATATCGTATGTAAGTCCTACGAAAATTGGGTTTGCTGTATCGATAAGGAGACCGGCAAGAAATGCACCGTGATCAATGGTGATACCGCAATCCATTCATCAAGGGATGCTTTCCGATACATAACCATCAATGTCAAGGATAGCAATGTATATATTGACGTATGTACTTCGTTTGCAACCACCGGTGTTCCTACGGCAAAAGGTAATGATGGGACAAAAACCATATCCATTAACAGGGCTCACGGAGCCGGATACCAAATAATCAGCTATCCGAAAAATTCCGCCGTTTTTGGATTTCCGCATTGTGAGGGGGATTGTAAGATGTGTAAAAAATTCTTATGTAAGAGTGATGATCCGAAGCAGTACTTCGGCAAGGACGATATCAGTCTCCATCATATAGCCGCATCACATTACGAGTGTATGGACGACAAAATAGAACATGCCGGTATCCGATGCATTGGGGGAATGACGGAATATTTTGAGGATCCCATATATCCAACGCCTGAAAATTCATCGAAAATTTACAAACCCGACTTAAATTCGCACAAAAAACCGATATATAATAATGCCGAGGAGACCTCCGAGGCCGATAAAGTAAAAACTAAATCACAATCAATTATGACAGCACCTACTAAAAACAGTTTGTTTGAGAGAATGCTCAACAAGTACAAGGGACAGATTATCCCTACAAAGATCGATGGTCTTTCGTTAACCATGGACGGCAACATCGCATTGCCCAATGGCCCGGACGAATATGTAGCGATTGTGGGTGACCACATCGAAAACTATCCTGCAGAGTTCATCATTCAGGACATCCCATTCTACAGCATACAGCGCCCGCTCAATCAGGTCAAGGTCGGCGACTACGTATTCCTCACCACAACTGCAGAAGGCCGTAAGCTCGCCAAGGTTACCGCCATTAACAAGACCAAGGATGGTCAGCCCACGGGTCTCACAGTTCTCCGATTCAGCGGCACCAAGGATGAAACGGCAATCACCACCGACAAGCTCACCGGTCTCACTACCGTGGAGGTTATTATCAACTTGTTTGAAAACTTCCAGTTCACCGGTATGGGTGGTGATGGTCAAATGAATCCTATCATGATGATGGCCGTGATGAAGGATGGTTTCAAGGGTGAAGGCCTCGAAAAACTCATGATGATGTCCATGGCGATGGGCGGAAATTCCGGATTCAACTTCCAGTTCCCTGGCATGGCCGGTAACGGTCAAATGAACCCACTCATGTTGATGGCCCTGATGAAGGACGACATCAAAGGAGAAGGTTTCGAAAAGCTCATGATGATGTCCATGTTCATGGGTGGCAATAATCCTTTCGCCGTCATGAATCCGGCTCCTGCGGAGCAAGTTCCAACCCGTAAGCCCCGCAGTGACAAAGGCGTCAGCCGCAAGCCAGCAGATGCCGACACTACTGCCGGTAAGGTGGAAGAGCCCGCCGGTGCAGAGTAATCGATCCTAATAGTAAATGAAGGAAAAACTCCGGATAATCTTCGAATTGTCCGGAGTTTTTTTGTTAAGTTTCCTGTGATCCCGGTTATATATACCCGAGAAGAGTCGGAATAGTTCCGGTTCAGTAAATAGGAAAGGAAAATAAAAATGAAAAAGATCATTCGCAAAGTCATCGGTAGTTTAGCAATGTTCATTGGCCTCGCAGCCGGTTGTGCCCTGGATTCGGACATCTCTTTGGGAGGCATCTTTTTACTGGTCGCCGTGTTCGCAATCGGCGTTTTTGGTGGCGGTGCCTTGTACTGCAAGGGCGAACCCATCCCGGACATTGAATAATATAGGAGGACACACATATGAAACTCGTAGAACTCATTGAACAAAAGCTATTCGTCCGCGATAATAACGGCGTTGGATACAATGTTGTTGTCGAAGGCGATCTTGAAATTTCCTGCTACGAATCGGAGGATGCAATCCACGTATTTCACGCCGGTTTACCTGTGGACATTATCAATCTCCCGGTCGCCTGCGCTGAATCCGGAGTTTGTTGCCGGGCATATGTGACCCCGGATATTGAGGCTGCAATTGTCATTATGAAAAGCCACAATTAACCATGGAAACCCGTATCATAATCAAAACCAACGATGGCCGTTATGTGAAGACCGGTACTGACTGTGCAACCGAGTTTACAAAGTCAATATTTTCCGCCAAGTTCTTCAAGAACGAGGATGCCGCCCGGCATTGTGTTGCCGGTTCCCGCCGTTGGCTTGAAAAATACGGCAAGGCATTCGGTGGTAACTGGCCATCATCGTTCAATATAGTAACCGTAAAAATGGAGGAGGTTGAATACCTCGACTAATATGACACCGGAAGATCTCATACAATATTTCAAACCCCGATTCAATTGCCACATAAGCGAGGGGCTTACGGTATTTGAGATGAGGTATTATCTTGAATGCCCGGATGAACCAAAAATCGACTTCGATGTGTGGCTCCCGACCTACGGACGTAACCTTCAACGCGACCTTTGTTGGACACCTCTCCAAAAGTCCAACCTCATCATTTCCATTTTCAAGGGTGTGAAGATCCCGCCTTTGACAATCGTTCAGGTGCGTGACCGTAAGGCGGAATACCCGCTGGTGTGGCAGATCATCGATGGTAAACAACGATTCACCACGGTGATCGGTTTCCTCCGTAACGAATTTCCAATCGTTCTCGATTGGGAGCATCCGGAAGGTAACACGTTCTACTTCAAGGACTTACCTCACGAACTCCAACATAAAATTGAATGGTTTGAGTTCCGGGCCAACATGGTGTATAGCAATATATACTACGGAAACGATGTGGATGAAAGGACTCGCGCTCGTGAATTTGTTACCGATAAGGACAAGGTTGAATTATACCTTTATATTAATTATTCCGGCACCCAACAGGAGCAATTATTCATGGATGATCTTGCCGATCTTGTTAAGAATTGACGATGTCCGTTTATATATAACCGTATAAAACACCAATCATATGAAATACGCAAATAACATTAAGCAGGAGCTCCTTTTGGTCGGAAACGACAACACCGAATACGAAGTGTATATCACCGGAAACATTAGCATCAGCGCTGGATTCGTTGACGACATTTTGGTGTATGGCCGTACCATTGAGGACGACACCATTCATTTGGACACTGACTTTGGCAGTACCAACCAAATTGAAAAGCAATATGGTGACGGCATGGCCATCCGCATAGTCCGCCGCGAATCGAACAAGTAATCACATACCAATAAAAATACTATTACCATGAACACTCCATTGAATCAAGAAACCTTCGTACAAATCATCAAGGCCTTGCAGGAACAAAGAGAACGCGAGGAGAAGTTCGCACAGAGCATCCAGCAGGCGTTTGTTGAAGCCGGTGACCTTGCCGAGTTCCACACTCCGGAAAGCTTCCATTTGCCAACGGGCTTGATGGTTGACAAGATCCTCGAGGCATTGTCTTACGGATTTGTAGGAGAAAACCAAACGCAAGAAGAAGCGTACGACCACATCAACTACTTTTTCTACGAGCTCGAAATGATGAACTACATGGTTCTCGAGCCGGTTGGCCCCGATAACTGGCAGATGGAGCCGGTACCTTCGTACTACATTTCAAAGGATGGCACCAAGCAACCGCTTGCCACTCCGGAAGACCTCTACAACAGTCTCGTTTACGAAATGACTGCCAAACGCCCGGAACAACCGGAGGCATAAAAATTCGTAGAATATTAGGACAAAACCACAAAGGACACCGAAAGGTGTCTTTTTTTTATCGTATTTTTTACGAAATAAACTAAAACCATGGATATACACGCAAAATATTTGGGCATTGATCCTGCACCGATAAACGGAGTTATTAACGATAGACGCCCTTTTTTCATGACCGATGAGGAGGTTAACGAGATGAATTATTACTTGAGGGTGCATCATGAGGATGGTGTTTGTTGGGAATCAAATATCATCGATCAAATCAATGAAAATAAATACGGATGGTTTGATTTTTCAAAATCACTGGTTGATATCGGGGCCGGAGCCGGTGAGTATCCAATATTTACAAAATTTGTCCACTCATATGCATTCGAACCAAATAAAAGGAAACAATGCCTCATATACGCCAATATGCTTTCATTCGATAAGATAGCCGATATCGATGTAATCCCATATGCGATCAGTGATACACCGGGAATACGCAAATTTAACGGCTGGACGGAGGATTACACCAAAAACTCCAACAAACCTGAAGGCATCTACGATATTGAATACCGTACCTTGGATAGTTTTAACCTTACAAATGTTGGACTTATCAAGGCGGATATAGAAGGGTTTGAATTGTTCGCCCTCCGTTCGGGTATTGGAACACTCATTCGTAACAATTATCCACCATTGCTTATTGAGTTATGGCAGGATCGTGGAATCGAATTGTTTTTCAAAGACAATGACGATGATATAGCCATGTATAAGAATAGAAGGGACGTCCTTATACAATTGTTGCAAGATTTTGGATATGTCCTCATTAAAGATCCAAAGTTAGGGGACTGGGAGACCCGATTCCTTATCCATGAGTCCCAACTGAATGGATATGAAAACAAATAAAAAGCATCATGGATAGGATGGATCTATATATAAAGAATTTCCTTAAAAAACCGGTACTTATCAATAATCCGGATGAATCATATCGCGATAGAATCCCGATAATTTGTACGGATGATTATTTGACCTCACTTAAATACTGGTGTGACCAAGTCGGATGGGACGACATGTATTGTTGGGAGGAATACATCATTGATAAGATCAACCGTAACGAGGATGGCTTGTTTGATTTCAGCAAAGACATCATTGATATAGGTGCCGGTATTGGTGAGTATTGTTGGCTTACAAACTTTAACCATGCATACGCATTTGAACCATGTAAATCAATAAGATTTTTGCTTGAAGCCAATGTATTGATGCAAGGTAAAGTCGATAAGGTGGATGTTTTTGACTGCGGCATCAGTGATCAAAATACCGTCAAATTCTTTGATGGATGGTCATTGGATAATATTGCCGAAAAACAATCGGAAATTATCGGTGATGAAAAATCAAAAACCCTGACCGCCGGAGATATCCAACTCCGTACCTTGGATAGTTTCAATTTCAATAATGTTGGTCTCATTAAAATCGATATTGAAGGCCATGAGCTTGAAGCCATACAAGGTGCCATCGGTACGATCATCCGTAATGATTATCCACCAATACTAATTGAAATATGGACTCCGGATGTTTACATAGAGCACCAGGGAGAAGCCGGTGCGGAAAAACGGGAAAAACTATTGAAACTCATAGATGATCTCGGGTATGATATTGATTGGTGGTATGGGGATTGGGAGACCTACCTGTGTGTTCATAGAAGTCAAAAGAATAAAAAAGCCTCCGAATGAGGCTTTTTTTATTGTATATCAATCAGTTATCTCGAGTTACAATTTTACAGGTACCTACGTATTCACCCAAATGTTGAAAAAATTTCGGGTTTGGGAAGCAATAGATTATTCTTTTTAATGAACCCGATGTTTTCCTGCAATGGAATCGAAAGGTTTGAAAAATAAATTTACAAGAAAATGCCAAAACAAATTCTCATCTACGAAAAACTCAACGATGTTAAAACACTCGAAAGGGGTCGTGGCGAGGATGGTTTTATGCGACTAAAGGGTGTGTTTGGTGAATGCTCCAAACAAAAGAACCGTAACGGCCGCATTTATGTTGCCGAGAACTATAAACAGATGGTCGACCGTATCAAGGCCCGTATCGTTGAAGAAGGAGTTCCCGGACAGCTTGAACATCCACAAACGATGAACATTGACTATAACGAGGTTTCACACGTTATTGAGGACATCAACATCGATGAAAAGGGATTGGTTACCGGCACAGTCAAGTTACTTGATACGCCTAAAGGTAAGATTGCGCAGGCCTTGGTGGAAGGCGGTCTTCCATTGTTCATCTCCTCGCGCGCCACTGGTCAAGTGGATAAGGATGGTGTTGTAACTTTGGAGAACATTCAAACCTACGACCTTGTAGGTACTCCGGGTTTTGCCAACGCTCGTCTCAACCTCGCTGAATCACTTGCCAAGGAGTCCGGTAATGAGTTTATCACTGAATCTTTCGACGACAATCTCTTCATTGTCGAATCCAAGGAAACTGCAGACCCAGCCGATCCTGCAAACAAAGAAAATGAATTTAATATGACCGAACAAGAACACAAGGAACTACTTGACAAGATTGATCTTCTTGAGCAGTCCGTGAAGAAAACGAACGACCGCGTTGATGAGGTTAATAGCCCGGAACGCATGAGACTTCTTGCCGAAGGCATCCAAAACTGGATAATTAACGAGTATTCGCCAAGTCTCCAAACATGGGTCGTTGATGAAGCCGTTGAATCCGTCCGCGCTGACATCCTCAAACAAGTCGCCGAAGGTACTCAAAACTGGATCCTCAAGGAGTTTGCACCTAATGTTAACGACTGGATCGTTGAACAATTTGGCGCCGAACTTACTGACGATATGATCAAACATATCTCCGAAGGTACGCAAAAGTGGATGATCGAACAGTACACTCCACAAGTGCAGAAATGGATCACCGAAGAGTACACCAAGTCCATCGATACTTGGATTGAGGAACACCTCCGTACCGACATCATGTCGAAAGTTGAGGAAAAGTTCAATTCCGTACGTGAAAGCCGCGAAACCAAGCTCGCATCCATTGATTCCATCCTTGAGATGCTCGACAAAAATCCGGCCAAACCGATTGTTGATCGTGTAAACGAAAACGTCAATCCGAATGATCCGCTTTACATCCGTGAAATGCCCGCCAACGTACAACCTCTTTGGGAAAGCGCTGATGAAAACATGAAGGAATACATCAAGCGTAAAGCCCGTCTTTATGACCTCCGTACCAATGAAGCTGTTGTGAACTTTTGGGAGAGCATAGATTGGAACAAGAAGGCTCCCGCAATGCAAGTTTACGAAGGCCTCGAAAACGTCACGGATAGCTTCGAGCGTGATCTTCGTGCACGCCTCCGCCGTCACCGTCAATAATTCAACCGGTATACCGTTCGTACCTGATAGAACGGACACAAAGTAAATAAAGAAAAATAATAATATGCTACCAAATTATCTTGCAAACATAAAATCCTCGGGTATTTATCGTTTCGTGTTCGACAAATCCGAGATGCCTGGTCAAGAAGCCGAGACTCTTCGTCTTGTCATTGGTTACAGTGAAAAGGGCCCATTCAACACCCCTGTTTATGTGAAAACTGAAGACGAGTTCAGAAAGATCTATGGCGGTACGAGCAAGAAGATGGAGCGTTACGGTATGTGGTTCCACCGCATGGCTATTCAAGCCCTCAAGGCTGGCCCGATCCTCGCTTTCAACCTCAAGAACTTTGAAGGTGATTACGATGAAGGAGTCAATGAAGTGGAATACACCACTTTCAATCCAAACAAGTCCATCTTCCACTTCGAAGAGGATGAGATTGCCGACAACCTTCAAATGGCCATCAAGGATCTTTACAACACCGACCGCTTTTGGACTCTTGAACCGGAACAACTTGAGGAATACGTTAACGACAAAGATGAGGAAGATCACGTTAACAACCCAAAGGGCTACATCACCATTGCAACAACAGACTCCAAGGATACTTCCGTAACAGTCTTCATGCGTGGTTATGAACCAAAAGGCTACGATGTTCCATTCATGGAGTGGTACAGCGCTGTTCTTAACGGTGAAGAACTTCCATCATACCTCGAAGGCCATGAACGCGACCTTGTTTCCCAATACTGGGCTGAAATGTTTATTTTCAAAGGTCAGTTCACACCGGAAATCGCTGCTTCCGACAAACTTGCCAAGTTCTTCAATGTGGAAGGTGATCAAGTCACCCTTAAACCATACATTGTTAACGCATTTGGCGAAAAGATCGATACTCTCGATGCTCTCGCAGCCAACGATGCATCCAACTTCGTTAAGAAGTATGCCGGTGTCCTTCTCCCGGATTTCCGTAACGCCAGCAATACTGTCATCTCCCTCGATGCACAAGTAAATGGTGATAACTACATCCACAAACTCATGATGCGTTTCAATCAGGATATGCTTTACAGCATTGACCCTGAAGATGAAGACAGCTTCCAACTCTCCGATCTTGACACCACTGGTTGGAGCCAAGGTCCAGTTCGTGAAGCAAGTGATCGCAACATGATGTCCATCGTAGGTATTGACCCTATCGTATTCAACGCAACCTTTAGTGGTAGTGGTGATGATGCAAAATGGACGTATGACGAAGGTGAACATGCCGGTGAAGCCGCTGACTTCTACAAGTATGAGGGATTAACCCCAACCCTCGATGAATACACCATGACATTCACCGATGCAGATGGTCGTTTCGCAAAAACAGGTATCCGTGAAGGTGATTCCATTTTCGCCGGTATTCTTGCCCACGTGGTTAAAATCAGCGAAACCACACTTATGCATTACGAGGTGAAGGCCATTGATGTTGATAGTAGTGAACAAGTAGTTCTTGGCCCATTTACCGAAGAACCTAATATTCAAATGGTAACACCTGCAGATAGTGATCCTTATTGGACTGTTAATGGTGAAGGTAAATACAAAGAGAATCCGGATGTCATAGAAGTTGAGGATGGTACCGGATATAAAGTCCAGCTTGACAAATCCGCTACCGATGGTGTTGACGTATCCGCCGGTATTTACAAATGCGTTGGTTCCGTCACCTACACTTCGAAGAACGTTAAACCTCTCTACCTCAAGGGTTATGTGTACGGTAATCCAAAACCGGAAACCACAAGAATGTACGACAAGTGGCAATGGCAGAAGTACATGCTTCAAGCCCTTACCAACTACAAGGGTCTCCGCATTGCTTTGACCAGCCGTGTTGACCTCGAATATCGTTATCTCGTGGATACCTTTGAAGGTTTCGTTGAGCCTGAATGCAAATCCATGCTTTCGACCCTTTGTAAGGAGAAGGATAACGCATTTGCTATCTTGAACTTCCCGGCCATCAAGACGTTCTCGAAGAGCCATCAACAAGGTGGCCCATCGTTCCGTAACGAAAAGGGTGAGTTCGATACCAAGTATATCGCCATGGGTGGTAACCCACTTAAACCAATGCCTATGATGTTCACACTTCCAAGCCAAGAGAACGGTGCTTCATGGTGCGGTTTCTTCACGGCATTGAAGATCCGTGATATCAACACCGGCATTAAGGAGGATGTTCCATCCGCAGCCTTGGTGTCCAACAACTTCATGAAGAAGTACACCACATATCTCCCATACACAGTCATCGCCGGTACCAACCGTGGTATTGTCCGCGAACAAGGTTTGCTCGGCCCGGACTTCAACTTCAGCCGTGAAGACCTCGATAACCTCGAGCCTTTTGGTGTGAACTGTATGGTGTATGTTGACCGTAAGGGTACGTGCATTAACTCGAACCAAACAGCCAAGCAGAACCCGGTGACCACCCTCTCGAAGATCTCCACCCGTGAGCTCGTTATCTTCTTGCAGGATGAAATCGAGAAGCTCTTGCTTGACTACCACTGGGATTTCAATACGCCTAACCTCCAACAGCGTATCAAGGATCGCGCCGATGTTATCCTCGAGACCGCAAAGAACAATGGTGGTGTGTACGTATACAACAACCAGTGTGACGAGTATAACAACACCGATGACGTTATCAACAACGAGATGTTCGTCCTCTCCACCTCGATCGAACCCGGTATGGGTGCCGGTAAGATGGTTCAGGAACTTTACATCTACCGCAAGGGTGGTATGTCCTCGGCACTTGTCTCCGATACCGGTGCCTAATCGGTATTCGAATCCTGATAAAAAGGCTTCACTTCGGTGGAGCCTTTTTTTGTTGTTAATAAAATGCGCTGTTTTCTTATATATATCCGTGAAAAGACGCATTAAAGTACATACCAGCCTTTCGGGTAAAACCATCCGGTTATCCACAAGACTATCAAACCATAATATTGCCGTGATATGGTTTGAACAGGACGGAGTGGTGATGGATGGAGAATCGAATTTTTTCAACGCCGAAAACCATAATTGGTGGACTGCCATGTATGTCGGCCCGGCATGGAAGTATCCATTTTCGAAGGATAATAGATGTTATGGGACAACCAACAATCCGTTGGAAGGGCTCGTTGCATGCCGGCGGATGATGGAATATTTCATCGAAAATATTCTAAAGGAACACGATATAGTTGAGGTTTCCGGCTCCACATTTCAACGGGATATGATATATGCACAAGTACTCAAATGTATAGGATTCCGTTATACGTACGAGTATTTTGATGTCAATAGGATTCTGATATTTGTCAAGGACTCCGAGCCGGAAATAATCCTTGATGAAAATGGTGACCAAATCAGGAATCCCAAAAATGCATGGACGTATTTGTCCCTGGTTGGAGTGGACTTTCCGGATAAACCATATTTCACGGAAGAAGATTATGATTACCCGCATTTAACACCTATTACCCGCACCATTGTATATGTATTTCAAGGTATTTGGGAGCATATCAAATCAATCGGATATTGGATGAAACATAAAATACAGAATTATGGAATACAGGATTGACGAAAAACGAGTATATATATGTCGTGGTATACCGGCCAGTGGTAAATCGACATGGTCAAGGGCGTTTGCAAAACAATACCCTCGACAAATTGTAAGGCTTTCAAACGATGATGTCCGCCGGATGATGGGTGCATATTGGATACCTATCAGGGAACCTCTTGTGAAGAAAACAAAACAGGAAGCCGTGCGGATTGCATTGGATAGTGGGTATAGTGTGATTGCCGATGACATGAACCTCAATCAATGTCAAATCAACGCGACCGTTAATGCCGCTATAAAAGGATGGAATACCTATACACAACGTAAACACGATGATGATACCTTGTTTATCCTCCGGGTTATCCATGTCGACTTTCCGGTTGATTTGGATACAGCCATCGCCAGGGATGCAAACCGGCACGGGGATGAACATATAGGGGCGGACGTAATCCGGATGAACTATGATCGGTATCATGATGTGGTACAATCCGGCGATTCCTACCCGGTTTTCCGGCAAACGGCATTTCTAACATATTGTACCAAAGCCGCAAAAGATAAATATCCTCAAATTATGGATCACGGACAATTTAATAATCCGACCGTGGAAATTTTGTCAAAAATCCCAATATCCGATGATCCCAAAAAAACTCGCATAAATCGCATATAAACGAGTTTTCCGGATACCCACGTATAACTATAACGGGACGGGAAGAAAACCGTTTATATCGCAGATTTGATAGGAAAAAATGAATTTTTCTCGTTAATATATGACCCGGTTGTTTATATATACATGTAATCAATTAATTTACTCGTATGAAGCAGACGAGATTTTACCGACTTAAACATATTCCGACCGGCCTTTACTACTCAAGAGGCACCCTTTCGGAAAAAGGTAAGATATACACCAGCGCCAACAATTTCAAGACCTATTTGGGTCACTATCAGGATACGTTGCACGTGGCGTGGGGATGTCGTCTCCACAAAAAATACAAAGATATCCTTGAACCGTTGGATGCTTGCCAAAAACCGGTGATGGTTGGAGATAACAGAGACATCCGTATCTCACCCATTGAGATCCCAGTATGCGCCACTGATTTTGAAATTGAATACATAGACCAGTAATTATGCCATCAAAACAAAAAAATACGGAAACCGAATCCATCGGGATGCAGTCCATTAAGGAACCTCGCAGGCCGGAACCCATTGCCGGATATACCCGCATGTACCTCCATGAGTATACCACCCCGTGGGGTGAGCATCGCAAGGAGGTTCATCACGGTGCAATTTGTACCGAAATTAAGGATCTTCCGGGCTTCATGGAATATGATAATACATGTCATAAATATCTTGGTGTATCCATGATTACCATGGTACCCGTACTGGATAGTAAAAATGCTCCAATAATCCAACCAATATATCGCAATGATTAAACATTAAAAATCAACCTTTAACCATGCCCGAATATGAATATCGATGAATTTTTCAAATGGCTGGGTGAGCAATGTTTGAATGACGATGGCTCAACATATCTCCGCCCCGAGTTCTTGTGGTACGATAAAGTGAAGAAATACTACATAGACGCGGTCATGGATCGCCCTGTATACGAACGAGTTATGGAGCATTGGAACCTCAATGAGCATTGGCGTATCAACTTCATGTTATCCCCGTACGCCAACCGCGTGGAGTTTCCGAGATTGAATGACATAATGAATGCCACTGTCCGGGAGCAGGAAAAATGTTCGATTAGTACGGAAAAGCATTTGAGAAAGATCCCGGTCGAATTTTGGTTCATGGAAACCCCGGATTCATACGCAAAGGTCAAGATTACCGCCATGGAGGAAAAATTTCCATGGCCTGCCAATCACCGCAAATTTTTAATTGAATACGATATCTAATGAAACGAATTGGTCTTACCGGTGGGATAGGGAGCGGCAAAACAACGGCTCTTAATAAGTTCAGGGAACTTGGAGTCCCTTGTTTCATCGCCGATGATGAAGCAAAAAAGCTGTATAATATACCATCGTTTTGTACTGAATTAGCCAAACGTTTTGGGGATAATATATTGGATGACAATGGTTTGGTCAACAAAAAGGAACTTGCCAAAATCGTATTTTCAAACCAAGACGCATTGAATACCCTGAATGGTTTGATTCATCCTAAAGTAAGACAAATATTTTCCGACTGGTGTGATCGAATCGAGCAATCCGATAAAAATATCCCTTATATTCTCATCGAATCCGCCATCCTATACGAAACCGGCCTCAACAAGTTGCTCGATGGTGTAATCGTTGTTTATCTTGACAAGGAGGAACGTATCAAGCGGGCCATGTTAAGGGATAACGCAACCCGGGAACAAATTGAAGCCCGTATAAGCAAACAGATGCCGGATGAGAAAAAATTGGAACTTGCCGATTTCATCATTTTGAACTATGAAGGAAATCCGCTTGATAAACAAGTCGAAATAATTAACCGAATACTACAATGACTAAACTCAAAAAAGACCTGAAGATCTATATTGCCGGTAGCGTGGCCCCGGAGTTTCGCACTTCCGTGAATGAATTGACCAACAGGCTCCGTGAAAATGGATATGATGTATACGCCCCGTTGGAACATACCGTGGAAAATGCATGGGATTGGCCCAATGACGAGTGGGGGTTGCAGATCTTCCGTATGGACGTGGAAGCCATCAATCGCTGTGATATAATGGTTGTCCTTTCATGGGGTCGCCGCATGACCACGGCCGGTACCTCATGGGAGCAAGGATATGCATACGGTATCGGGAAAAAGATCCTGTTTGTCGAAATGAATAACGAGGAGCAAAGCCTGATGTGTGCCAACGGCAGATACGCCACGGTCAAAGGTATTGACAATGCTGTTAGTTATCCTTTTTACGATATGCAAACACAAACATCACAATTTAGAACAAATACCCCACAGACATGACACCGGAAGAAATTAGAAAACTACATGTAGGCGATGCAGTCATTATCAGCGACATGGACGCCGAGGTGGATGCGGTTTACCGCAAACTTGACAACGAACATAGATGTTATGTCATGTTTTTTGAAGGCCACTTCAAATGCTTTGAAAAACTTGCCGATGGTGGTTTCGGATGGGTTACCACGGATTCACCGGAGGCCAACGAGGAATTTCATTTGTTATCACTTGACGAAATCCATTTTAAGAACCATGATTAAGACGATACTTTTTGAAAACTTTTCCACTCCGAGCATCTTTACGGAGTTGACCGGAAAATTCCCCCAGCCGGACACGACCCTTTATGAATGGAGGGGTCATTGCGAGAGCTGGATTGATGGCTTGGATAATAACATGCTTCGGTTATGCAAGTCCATCAAGAATGACAACGAACACAATACGGCGTATTACGCCATGCTTTCGTATCGATATGAAGGCCCGGAAGAAGCCAAAAACGACTATTTGAATCCGGATGGTTCCGTCATGCGGATTCCGGAGGATATGCCGTTACTCATCCTTTCCCATCTTATGCGCGATACAATATGGTGGTTGCTCGATTTACTTGAGGATATCAAACCACTTACCCCGGAGCAGCAGGATTTGTGGATTGAAAAATCCGGCAACAAAACCTGGTGTTACGAAAAAGGAAAAACATGGTGTGATTGATTATGAGACGATTGCAAAAATTTAAGATAAAGGACGGTGAGCTCGTTGTCTGTACCCGTAAACCAACTGACGTGACCGATGATGGTACTCTTCTATTGGTAAATGAAGTCATGCTCATGCTCAAGGAGGAACTTTATACCATCAATAGTTCCTTACAAGATCCCATTTATAATGATGTGACGAAACTCGATGAGTGGAACAAGAAACAGAAATGGGCGTTGGAGTCGAAGCAACTTATGATTGAGGAGTTTATCAAGAAAATTAACCAATAGCCATGGGTAAAAAACGTAAATTTCCGGTTGAGGTCACATTCCTATTTATGAACCATTGGGGAGACCTGTATATCCTCCCAAATCTTCAGTTGAGCATCACTTATTCGATACCAACGATTATATTACAGTGGTGGGTGTTCCGGATGGATATAGTTATCTATAAGCACCTCCCGGATTGGTTTATGGATCATGTGTGGAGTGTACTTAATTTTGACTTCATAAAAAAGAAGGAAAACGAAATCGAAATAGACGAAGATGAATAATATGGAAGAAAAAATCAAGGAACTTGTTGAAAAATACAAGGATAATGTACAAAAAGAGACCATCGGGTGTGGTCTTGGACCTTATCGTGATGAGGTGAGAAATGCCGGTATTAAATTGGTCGAGGAACTTTTTAAGTCCATTGTTGGTGAACGTCCAACCACTGGTTTTGATTCACCGGAATACCTCGAATGGTACAGGAAAGCATATGTGTTTGGTGCCATTGTTTCCCCTATGGGTGCCCGTTATCACGATTGTACATGGGCTTGGACAACACCTTTGGAACTACAGAACCATTATGGCCCACGCGACTAAAGAATAAAAAAGAATAAAAGAGAATAAAATCATGAAAACAGGAATTGTATTGGCTCGTTTACAGCCCATCCATAATGGCCACCTCGAACTCATTGAGCAGGCCATTGATGAAAATGACCAAGTATTTGTATTCATCGGTTCCGCCGATAAATTCAACCAACGGAACCCAATTCCGATCAATCTCCGCATAGAGATGGCCCAAGAAGCCATTGACAATCTCCTAAAGAAGTATAGTGGAGCTGTGCCAACAGTAAAGGTGATTCCGTTGGATGACCTTACGGATGAATCGGATAACTCGCATGATTGGGGCTTCTATCTGTACAGCAAGATCGTGACGACCACCGGAGATCCGTACTTCACAATCTACTACAGTGATGGTTTCGAAATCATTACCACGTGGTTCCCGCCGTTCATTCTTCGTAACAATGTGAGTTTGAAGCTCATAGCCCGTGGAGCCACATGCTCCGGCATTTCCGCCACACAAGTCCGTAACATGATCGAAACGGAGAACTGGGAAGAACTACACAAATGGGTACCGGAAAGTGTATTTACCCGCCGGGAGAGCATCCGAAAGCATATTGAGCTTGCAAAATTGATCAAGTAAATATGTATCATATCTTGCCGGGTCTTGTTAAGATCCCGGCTTGATTGTTTATATATGGTCGTAAAATGGAAAGGAGTAATACAATGAAGACATCCGATAAGATTTGCATCGCTTTTGAAGCATTCATGATGATCGCCGCCGTGGCTGTGGTTGTTATCGGAATCATCGGTTCCATCATGACCAAGAACCCGGAACCGGAGCCGGAGTCACCTAAAACCGAGCAGCCGGCTCATGTAACTCCTCACACCTACCAACAGGTGCATCCAGTATCATTCTAAAGTAATTATTAACCCCTAAAACCCCCAATACTATGGATTTACGCGTTAAAGACAGCGAAGACTTGACCGCTCGTGAAATTTTCCAAATCAACCTCGAATTCATGCGCAGTGCCTACCCGCGCCGCAACATCGAACTTCAACACACCGGATATGGTGATATCGTGGTGATCGATGGCGAACAGAAGTTCAATATCGAAGGCTACTGCCTCCTCTATAACCTCCAACGCCTCTGTGAGTGCCTTGAAGGGGAGCTGCTCTAATGCGGTAACCATACAGCATAACAACCACCCGGTTTTTGGTAAGATCTCCGGGTGGTTATTATTTAATTACAAAAAAAGAAAACGATATGAAATCACTACAGGAACATCTTAACGAATCACTTGCTGAAGCCCGTAAAGTGGATTACTATAATCTCGGATTTGACGAGAATGGAGATGAGGTCATGACCATCTTGGATGCCCGCGGCAATTACCTTGAATTTGAGGAAAAGTGGCTCGAAGGTCTTATCAAGAAGAACAAAGGCTATGACAATGAAAATTTCATCAAGGCTGTATTTGACGAAATGCCGGAAGCCGATCAAATCTGCCGTGAATACACCCGTAACAATGACGAAAACGAGCCTTCACAGTATGTATCCCGTGACGAAATGGATAAGGGCTGGCAGGATTGGTAAAAACAAAAATGCAGTATGAGACCGTTAGCAGAATATATAATGGAAGCCCAATGGAATTGGACGCTTGACAAGGATGCCATCATCGATGGGCTTAAAAAAGAGCTGCCGGAAGCCAAATTAGTCACAGTAAACGTTGATGGTAGATTCGGACATGATTATGTATCCCTATACATTAACTTTATGGACGAAAAAGACTACCCCCATGGGATTGTCGAAAATAGTGCAAGGTTCATATTCATCCTAAATGACAACAAGATCGAGTTACATACTTCGCCGCATATGTATCTATCGCCATTTGATCGTAGCGGGGAAAATCCATTCGATCCACGTATGAAGTATCTTGCAATGCGATCCGGTGATAACCTGATGAAGGAGTACTACGGTAAGGGTTGGAGAAAAACCGGATATAAGACCGAAAAGGATATCATATCAAAGGTCGGAAAGTATGTGAAAGACGCCTTGAAATTGATGGATGTTTATTGTGACGGATATCCATATCATCAAGGTGCACTAACAACCAGCATATCTGATGCAATGAAGTAAAACATCAAACAACAAATAAAAAAACCTCGGAATTAAACGTCCGGGGTTTTTTTATATATTACCACATAGAAATCTCAAAAAACATTTTATATATGAATAACGATGTAAAAGTCAATGAGTTAAAACGCCGGTATACACCCGGCTTCACCCCCACCCAAGAATACCTTGACAACATGCCTGACCTACAGAATGGTGAGTTCCAGGGTGTCCCGATTGATTTTGTTGGTATTTCCGATTTCCACCTTCCAATCCGTATCCGTCAAAAAGGTGGAGGTACGCAGGAGGTGACTGCATCCATCTCCGGATCGGTCAACCTTGATTCCGTCAACCGTGGCATCAACATGAGCCGCATCATCCGTACATTCTACAAGAGCGCGGATCAGGTGTTCGATATCAATGCACTTGAAGGCGTGTTGCGTAACTATCAAAAAGACCTCAAGTCATTTGACGCCCATATCCTCATGAACTTCAAGTACCGTATTTGGCAGGATGCCTTGGTGTCCAAGAAAGAAGACGGCACTCCGGAGGGCGGCTGGCAATATTACAACATCACGTTTGATGCCAACCTCGATCGCACCGGTGAGTTCAAGAAGGTCATCCATTTTGACTACATTTATTCGAGTGCATGTCCATGTTCCACGGAGCTTTCCTTGTATAACGCATATCAGGAGGGCGTATACTGTATCCCCCATAGCCAACGTTCAATCGCCCACATTTCCGTGGAGTTTGAGGATATGGTTTGGATTGAGGATTTGCTCGAAATGTGCAAGCACGCCATTCCTACCGAAACACAGGTGTTTGTGAAACGTGCCGATGAAGGTAATTTCGCATGGCTTAATGGTGCCAATGTGATCTTTGTTGAAGATGCCATTCGCCGTTTGTACACCGTATTAAACGACAACACGAGCATCCGGGACTTCAAGATCATTTGTAGCCACCGTGAATCCCTTCACAGCCATAATGCGGTCGCTGTCATCACCAAAGGTATTCCGCATTCGATCTTCAACCATCACGTTACCCAGCTGGAGTTCGAGGGTTTGGTTTGCTAATACCGTCATATTCACATATCAACTTGCCGGGGTCTTGTTAAGATTCCGGTTTGTTGGTTTATATATAGGTACAAATTTGAGGTAATATGAAAAAGGATACCAAGAAGGTCAAGCCCGGCAAGACCGATAAGCCGGAGAAGAAATCCAAAAAACAGGTCAAGAAGGCCGTTGAGGAACCCAAGGCAACGAAGACCCGTAAAAGCCGTAAGGTTGAGGAGCCGGAAGTGAAGCCCAAGAAGCAATCCAAGAGTAAGAAGGTTGCCGTTGAGGACACCAAAGTTACCAAGATCCGTAAAAGTCGTGAGGCGGTGGAAAAAGTCACACCAACAAATACCGGTTTTGAAGGCATGAGCCTTGATGAACTCAACAAGGAGCGCCATCATATAGCCGCCAAAATCTCCAGTAGAAAAAAGGCCGGCAAGGATGTCACCGAACTCAAGGAACAGGAGAAGATCATCGTTGAGATGATCAAGAAGATCAAGTATGCCGGAACGCCTACGGTTTCCATAAAGATCAAGACCAAGAAGGTTGTTGTGGAGCCCACAAGGATTGTGGAAACTCCTAAAACCCTCAAAGTCATCATGGTAGATGATCTTAACATGGATGAACAACCAAGCAATGAGATTTGGTACACGACCAATGATGGCAAGCCAGTAAATATCACAGTTGGTAATTTTGGTAAAGGTGTCGTTGCAATCTCCAACACGTTTGATGGTAAAAATGGTGTGATCCGCTGCGATGGAGTCATTACCGCCATCGGGCACCTCACGTTCTACGGTTGCAAAAACCTTGCTTCGGTGATCCTCCCGGAATCGGTCGAGGAGATCGATACTTTCGCATTTGCAAATTGCGAAAATCTCACCAACTTGATCTGCAAACCAACCACACCTCCGTTGATGGGCCTGAACATATTTGGTAATAAGCCTAATAAATGCACCATCCGTGTGAAGTCGAGACATGTCAAAAACTACAAGAGTGCCAATGGTTGGACAGCCTATAAGGATGACATCCGGGCAATTTAGATTTAACCTACGGAATATCGGTGTATTGGCAAAGGGAGACCCAAAAGGCCTCCTTTTTTATTATAGATATATAAGCAAATAAACAACATGTTATGAATACAATATTCGATAATCTTAACGGTAACGTTGATCTTTCCATTTTCGGAAAATCAAATACTGATCCAAAAACCTCACTCCGCCGTCATTACTTGAGTCTTGTTGGGCTCCTTGAATACGTGGATATTCTCAACGGTGATCTTACCGGCCGTAACCTCCCGGACGGTGTCACCGAGGAAACCGTAAAGGGTATGATCATTCATAGTATTGGGGATCTCGATACAATGAAAGCCATGAGTGCCGGTGGAGGTTCCTCACACGAATATGTCGATCTCGGCTTGCCATCCGGTACCTTGTGGGCAACCGAAAACATAAAGGATGCCAACGGAAATGAGTTGTTTTTCGCTTGGGGTGAAACCCAAGGATATACGGCTGAACAAGTTGGAACTGCTAAAAACTTTACTTGGGAAGGTGAAGATAACGACTATGCTTTCGGACCAATTGATTGGGATGACCAAACCAATTATGGTATGAAAAAGTACAACAACGCCGATGGCCTCACGGTATTGGAGCCCGGAGACGATGCAGCAATAGATAAATGGGGTGAAGGATGGAAGATGCCAACCAAGGAACAATTCGAGGAATTGATAGCAAACACTGAATATGAATGGACGGAAATTGATGGTGTTCAAGGTGCTAAGTTCACGTCAAAGGTTGAAGGTTATACTGACAAGTTCCTGTTCTTCCCGGCCGTTGGTAGCGCTGAAGATGGTGGGGTCTACGATGTTGGAGACTACGGTATTTGTTGGTCGGTCTCCTTGTATGATGGGTATGTTGGCAATGCTTGGAACTTCTACTTTGGTGATGGTGGCCATGGGATGGGTAATGATGCTCCCCGTTACTATGGTTATTCTGTGCGTCCGGTTCGCGTATAAAACCTTCAATAAAACCAAATTATTACAAAAGGAGACCCAAAAGGCCTCCTTTTTTATTATAGATATGTAAGCAAATAAATAACATGTTATGAATACAATATTTGACAATCTTAACGGTAACGTTGATCTTTCCATTTTCGGAAAATCGAATACCGATCCAAAAACCCCGCTCCGCCGTCATTATTTGAGTCTTGTTGGACTTCTCGAATACGTGGATATTATTAACGGCGATCTCACTGGCCGTGAACTTCCCGAGGGTATCGATGAAGCCGCTGTGAAACGTATGGTTACCCATTGTATTGGTGACCTCGATACGATGAAAGCCATGGTTCAAGGTACTCAAGGTACGCAAGGCACCCAAGGCACTCAAGGTGCGGAAGGTACTCAAGGTACGCAAGGTACTCAAGGTGCAGAAGGTACGCAGGGCACTCAAGGTACGGAAGGCACGGAAGGTACCCAAGGTACTGAAGGTACCCAAGGCACGGAAGGCACAGAAGGTACCCAAGGAGTTCAGGGTGAATGATCTGATTTCCATCCCGAATAAACCCGGCAGTGAAAACTTAAAATCGTTGCCGGGTTTTATATTTTTATAAAAGACTTTCCAGTCTTAAAAAGAAATTTAATACACTATGGTAAATTTTGCACGTTTTATCCCTGGAACCCCGGATGCTGATTTTATGCGCCAGCAGGTCAGCGAACGTGGTGTCCTCGAAAAGATTGATGCTGTAAATGAAGTTATCAAACGTGGTCTTGGTGAAGATAAATCCATATCCGATTTCTATAAGATGATCGCCGATATCGAAGACAACCTCAATCGAAACATGAATGATCCTCGTGCCAAACGTATGGCCAATACATTTGTTGATACACACAAAGAAGAAAAACCGGCTGCTCCGAAAGTTGCTGCCCCGAAGGTGGAAGAAAAAGCCGATACGAAACCGGAAACCGTCAATGACAATAAGGAAACTGCAAAGGATCCGGATGCCGTTGTTGACGAGAATCCTGTAATCCCTGCAGAGAACGAGCCTGATGGTGGCCAAGGTGCTGAAGGTATCGGTACTGTTGTTGAAGAAACTGCAGATGGCCAAGGTATCAACGAACCAGCCAATGACGAAGGCGAACAAGGTGAACAAGGTACCGGTGATGCTGGTGATGACACCAACGCTGAAACCGAAAACACAACAAGGAGAGGTAGAAAGAAATCGGAAGACGCCGAGTAAATCTCTTGCATGCCTATATCCATTTGAGAATCCCACCGGCGACTATGTTAAGTTTCCGGTGGGATTTTTTATATTTAACCAAATACAAACTTAATGAATATGGACGTTAATATCGTAAATCACGGCTACCCAAATCGGGACAAAGAAGAGATTGGAGTTGTTGATCAAAAAATCACATTCATCCAACATTCCGATACTAATGACGATGATCGTTACCAGTATCTCAATGTCGAAACCAGTGGTGTGGATTTCGATCCAAAGGATAATACGGATTCATTCTTCCGTGTATCCACCGGCGATAAGTTCGCGTATGATGAGGAGAAAACCGACTGCGCCCAATTTTGGTCTTGTAACGGCCCGGAGGAATTGGTCGCCATGTTCAACGAAGCCGCTCGCCGTTTCGGCATGTCATGTCGATGGAAGATTGAAAAGTATTATGTGAAACCAATGGTCGGCCCGGTCAAGGAACGTATCCTTACGGATGAAGAAATCAAAAAGATCGTGGAAGATTATGAAAAAGAACAGCAAGCTCGCCGGGAACAGTATGCAAGAATAGCCGATATAAGTGGTGAAACTGTTTAAGCAATGACCCCGTAGCTCAATTGGATAGAGCAACAGACTTCTAATCTGTAGGTTGTGGGTTCGACTCCCACCGGGGCCACATAAAGCCCTATCGTTCAGCGGAAGGACGTATCTCTCCTAAAGATAAGACCCGGGTTCGAATCCCGGTAGGACTTCAAAAAAATTAAACGATATGACGGAACTTTATAATGAAATTAAAGCCTACCTTTTATCATTGGGATTCATTGCGACTGACGAAAACGATACATGTTTCCGGATAAAGGTACATGTTCCCGGCCGGGAACTGATTGTTAACGGTAAGCATGTCACGGAGCCCAGCCGGTTGGCTAATTTTGATATTACTCCTCTCGGTACCGGAGCCACACTTGATAATGATAATGTCCCAATATGTGAACTCCAAGGGTACAACATGGTGGATAATGATTTTTGGGTGGATTCCCTCAAGGATTTCAAGTTTTGGCTTGGACAAATCATGCGTGTAACCAACTTACCAATAAAAGATAAACAATAATTATGAAATTCCTCGTTGAAACCAATGAGCACGGCAAATTTCTTTATGATTTTTCCAAGGTACTCGCAGATATGCAAGAAGATTGTAACCGCTGGGGTATAAAATACGAAATTGAAACTTGTCAACTCGCGGATATCCAACCGGACGGATATATCGCCAAGAAGATCACCAGCGGTGAAATCAAAACAAATGAATACACTCCGGTTGGTAGTGTTGAATTTGCATGTACGTTTGCAAAACTTATAGGTGGAACTGATGCCTTCATCATCCCTCTCAATGTTCCTGCGGAGTTACAACCCACATTATATTCCGGCCGACAAATTTTCAACATCCCATCCAAGGAATGTGCGGAGATATTTATAAAAGAACTTACCGGGAAACGTAAACTTCATGGACGTTGGCATGTAAAGGATGCAAATATCATCAAACATCCGGATAATAAGTTCTATGATGTCATCAAAGATACTCGGAATGGCATGATGACCATGGAGGCCCGGATCGGGCCGGACGGAAAGACTTGTGGAAAGGTATTTGACTATAACTTTGCCGATAAGATCGTAGGCAAACAGGTTTCCACAGTGGTACCGGATATAGTATCCGAGTGGCGAGTATTTGTGGATAAAAAAGATCCACGCGGCCCGGTAATTGGTTGTGAGTGCTATAGTGGAGATCCAATTGCATTTCCAAAAGCGGATCGTATTCGCCAATTTATCAATGCATATACACTTTCACCGGATATCTATACTCTTGATGTGATGGTGGATAAATGCGGTAATACATGGGTCGTTGAATGTCACGAGTTTTTCTCCTGTGGACTTTATGGTTTCGAATATATGAATTACCCGAATCTTCTTAACCGCGCATGGTTTGCCATCCGTCAACGTATCGAGGCTTCTATGAGATATAAGAACTCACAATGTTAATATTCGGTGGATTTTGTTTATATATCTTCAGTTAACCCCCTAAATATCGATTAATATGTTCATTAGATTTTTCGACAAAGACGGCAAGGAGCACAGGATCAATGTTCCAAAAAGACGCCCGGTATTTATTTGTGCGGAAATTGGAACCAACACCGGAGTATACTCCGAGATCCGAATTGAAGAAGCACTTCGTTTCAACAAGGACAACTCATCGGTTGAAACCTCGGGTTGCTTCCATATCGCTCCGGCAAGTAAGGATGCCTGTCCGTTAGGTTTTGTGCCCAGCGATCTTTCCGGAGAAATTGCCATTGGACCAGTAAAACAATTACAATAATGAAAAGCTCAATCAATACACAATGCAGAACCCTTTATAGGTATATCCGTGGATCTCATTGCCATGGTATTGCCACGGAACGTTCGGATACCGATTACGGCGGAGTGTTCCTCATGCATAATGAGGCTCTTTTGTCCGTCATTCCGGATGTATATCACGATGAGCTTGCGGATAGCCGCCACGATGACACCATGTGGGAACTTAACAAGTTCACCCGGCTTCTAACCACTTCCAACCCGACTGTACTGGAATCATTGTTTGTTGATGATCGTTTTAAGGAGTATGTCGATCCGGTATTCTGCGTTTTCTTTGAGAACCGCGATAGTTTCCTTACCAAGGAATGTTTCAAACCTTTTGGTCATTACGCGGCATCACAGATCCGCAAGGCTCGTGGTCTCAATAAGATGATCAACAAACCCATCATTGAACGCAAAACACCATTGGATTTCTGCTTCATTACTTATGGTAATGACACCAAACCCATGACGGAGTGGATGAACGAGTTTAATTTGACAGAAAATATGGTCTCTTTGGCCAAACTCAACCACGCCAATGACGCGTACGCCGTATTTATCTACCCCGGTGGTTTCTGCAAACCAAACGCCAACGATGTCCACGTCAACAACCTTCCAAAAGGTTTATCATCGGTGGGTACGCTCTTTTTCAACAAAGATGCATATACCATGCACTGTAAGGACTATAAAAACCAAAAGACTTGGGAGAAGGAACGTAACCCGGTTCGTTATGAGTCAAATCTCAACAAATCGTACGATGCAAAGAACATGAGTGAGTGCATCCGGTTGGTTCGTACCTGCACGGAGATCGCCAATGGTGACACGTACCGGGTCAACCGCCAAGGTATTGATGCGGATTTCCTCCTTCAGGTTCGTGCACATACATACGAGTATGAACAACTCATGGATATTGCCATGGGTGATATCGCCAAGATGGAGTTTGCTGTTGAGCATTCCACCATCCCGGATCATATCGACTATGTTGCTGTGGATGAAATGATGTTGGATATTCGTAGAAAAATTGGTAACTTCAAATAAATCAACAATATATGGAAATCACTGATGTCAAAAAGGTGTTGGTAATTTACCATCGCGAGGATAATGACGGGGTATGTTC